TAGTAATATATAGATGCTAGTAATAAATATTATAATATATAATAACGCGCGTGTGCGCGTATATAATAGAAGTAGGAAAAATAAAAATAGAGAAATTTCTAAAAACCTCTTGACAAAGCGGGTTTTGTGGTATACTATATATGAATAAAAAGATGGTTGGAGGTTTGTCGGTGAAAAATAAGGAAATCAAAGCGGTTTATGATTCGTTTATAAAAGACGGGACAGAAACAACGGAGGATCTCGAAGATTCTTTCCTGCCGTCGGTGAAAAATAAAGATGCAAAGAGAAAGCTTCTTGGGAAGATGAAAGAAATCTGGGTCGAAAAAATTCAAAATCAATTGCTTGATGAATTTACGATATCGTTTTATGATCTTGAAATTGAATTCTTAAAATCGCTTCCGAACGAAAAGATAAAAAGATTATTTTATTCATTGCTTTGCTTCGAAAAACTTCACTGGCACGAGTCCGGTTGGATTCGTTTTGAAATCGATGAGCTTGCGGAGTTGGGTGGATTGAAGACATTGAAATGTGAGGACTTTGCCGATTTGGTTCCGTTCGGATTAAAGATGCGAGTAACCGGGAGTAAAAATGCTGTCTCGACATATTATTCAATTGGTTGGACGATAGAGAAACAGACGGGAAAACACCGAGAGAAAAAAGTTGTGGATATTTTGGGAACTGAATGCGCGGATAAGTTTTGGGAGGTTGTGAATGGAACTTGTTGATAGAGAGAAAGCTTGTCAGGAAATTCTTGCGACGAGAAAATATATTGAAGGACCTCCGGGAAATACACAAGACAACTGGATTCTCCAATATTTAAAAGAGCGACTTCACAAAAATATGAATGAATCATATGAAATATGGAAAGAAGTTTTTGAATCGAAACACGGAGAAGACTCCAATGGTTGGAGAGGCGTTTTTGCACAAAAGCGGGAGAACTTGAAAGGCGTTACGATAGCGCCGGTTAAAAATAGGAAAATATATCAAAGAGAAATTGATTTGATCAATTCCTGTCAGTTAAAGACAGTATGGCAAAAAGAAATTCTTCTTGCGATGGTGTGTTATTTTAAATTTACTGGGAAAAATCAGGTCGGAAATATTTTTGTTGACGAGCTCGTTAAATATTCCAAAAATGCACCTGCGTGCACAACTCCGTTTATGGCAAATGATATTGTCGAAGAATCTGTTCGAGTTGGACTATTTAAAAAAATAGAAAAAGAGCAGTGGGACAATGAGGGCGGCGTTTTATACAAGACGATAGTATATGAGTTTGAAGACAAAAAGCAATCAGACGATATTATCTCCTTTGAAATTTGGAATGCATATGATGTTTCAAAATATAGTGGTTGGTTTGATTCAAAATTAGTTTGTGAAAAATGTGGGAAAGAATTTGTTGGTAATTGTAGGACAAAAAGATCAATTTGCGATAAATGTTGGAAAGAGTTTGAAAAAAATAGAATACGAATTGCGGTTAGAAAAACGAGGATGTAACGGGGAATTCAAAACCAAAGGTGAATAAAAGACAGGGAAATTATTATGTTTTTCTTTGTTTTTTTGTGGATTGTAACGGGGAATACTTTATTCATTAAGTGGAAGAAGAATAATAAAAATAATAAATAAAAGTTGAATTTTAGTTATCAGAACGAGAAATCGTTCGCAGGGGCGGCGTTACGACGTCTCCCCTTACCCATATTCCCCCTTAGCTCAGTCGGTAGAGCGTGCGGCTGTTAACCGCAATGTCGCTGGTTCGAGTCCAGCAGAAGGAGCCAGATCGTCCCTCGGTTTCCTATGGGTCCGAGGACAAATATGCTGAATTGGCGCAATGATAGCGCAGCTGTCTTGTAAACAGCCGGTTCTGGGTTTGAGCCCCAGATTCAGCTCCAAAACAAAATTCGTCTGCCGACAGCAGACAATATAAGATTAAAAGGAGATTGAAAAGTGGTAGACGAAAAGTATCAAATGAAAGACGGGGAATCGATCGATGATTATATGATTCGAGTGAGTGCTCTCGGTCAGCAGAATCGTTTAACTTGGCAGGAAATCGCAGATATTATTAACGAAGAGACGGATTTGTCTTTCAGTGAATCAAAGTATCGTAAGAACTATCGCACATATTGTAAGGGCGTTGAGGCTGGCGCAAGAAGTGCGGAGAGCGAATCGATTGCCGAAGAACCCGTTGTAAGTTTTACGGCAGAAGATTTTGAACTTCGTCAGAGATATCAGACGGCAACCGAAAAGCTCCCGTATTATCGACTGATGAGACAGGATTCTCGGTTTGAGAGATTTTATCGATTGATTGCTGACCAAATCAAGCAACTTCCTCCTCCTGATTATATCGAACCAATTGATTATGACGGTAACGATGAAGGAGATATGGAATATGTTCTCGGTCTTGCCGATCTTCATATTGGTTCTTGTTTTGAAGGAGTAAATAATTCATATTCTATTGAGGAAGCAACGAGACGTTTCGAGGTTCTTCTCGGTTATATGATTAACTTTGTTCAAAATAAGCATATCTCGAAATTGAAGATTTTGTCATTAGGCGATGCAATTCAAGGACTTATCAGACTGTCTGATCTTCGTTTGAACGAAGGCCCGGTTGTTGACTCGTTCGTTGTCGCAGTTCGATTGATTGCCGACTTCTTGAATAAGTTGAGTGCATATTGTAGAATTGAATTTTTGATGGTTTGTTATTCAAATCACGATCAGCTGCGTCCGCTTGGGACAAAAGCGAGCGAACTCGCATCGGAAGATCTCGGAAAAGTTATGTTTGCGTATTTGACCGATGTTCTTGCGTTGAATGAAAGAATTCAGATTATTGGAGATACAAATCGCGACAGTCTTGAATTTGATGTTTGGGATTTCCATTGTAAGGCAATGCACGGACACCAGATTAACAACCCGGCGACCGTAAGCAAAGATCTTGCCAATAGAGATCGTAAGTTTTACGATTATGTATTCTTGGGACATACTCATTCTGCTCGCGAGATTATTACGGCAGAAGGAGAGCATCATAATATTCAAACACTGACACTTGGAAGCTTTATCGGCTCTTGCCCGTATGCGGATAAGTTGATGGTAGGTTCGAAGGCAAGCTGTTCGATTTACGGCTTCCATCGTAAATACGGACATGTCGAAAGTTATACTTGTATTTTAAATTAGGACAGAACCCGGCAAGCCTCTCATAGAAGCTCAAACCGCCGGGTCTTTTATAGGACAGGACTTCTCGCTCCTCTCGTAGAAGAGTCCCAGAGAAGACATTTATAAGAACCACTCGGAATTTCCGGGTGGTTCATTTTTTGATTAAAAGGTGATTGAAAGGGGGATATCCTCATATGATTTATAAGAAGCGCGTTGGCGACCGGAAGTATGTTGGGAACAAACCTCCAGAACCGCCAGCATTAAAATATCAGTCGATGGAGCTTTTCGACAAGCCTCGTAAACAGGCGGTTTGCGATTGTTGTACGACAACCAGAACAATTGAGGAATTTCCATACGTTTCCGGCGCAGACATTTATGTGGTCGGGGAAAATGGGCGCAGAAGAGCAACATTTTGTATGTATTGCTGCGTTAAGTTTTGTGAGCGTATGGAAGAAAAATACGGGAACCAATATAAAGCGTTATATAGATTGTGTGCTTTTATTGGTCTTTATTATGACGACGCTCTTGCACATCGTGTGTGGGAGGAAGATAGAGAATACGAGAACGGAGAAAAAGTAAGCGAATTCATTTCTCCGTATGAATTATATATAAGAGCTGTTCAAGACGATCCTCGACTTGAACGCAAATCGTTTATGGACGAAGGAGACGTTCCATTTGAATACATTATTAGAAAGCAGCGAAATCTTTCAGTAATGGAAGAGATGTCTGAGCAGGGTCGAAAGGATAGACAGGAAATTATTGAAAAATTCCATTATGATCCGTTTGATAAAGAACCAGCAAAAGACAGGGGGCGTCTTTATGCGGATTTGATTACTCTTTATGATGATGCGATGGCAACAGACCTTGTTCGTCAACGCGCAGCAATCGAGATTGTTAAATCGTTTTATCGAATTGATGTTATTGGCCAAACAATTCAGGAACTTCAGGCAACGCCGCAGTCGATGGTTGATAATGCAAAGGTTTTAAAAGAGTTGATTGATCAGAAGTCGAAAGAAACTAAAATGGTTACAGACTTCTCGAAAGACCACGGATTTGCTGAAAGATATCAGACCGCGAAAGCCAAAGGGGCCGGAACTCTTTCGAGTATTGTTCGTGACGGATTTGAAAATCATTTTGACAAATTGGCTGTTAATAGATTTGACATCGAAACATCCAATGCAATGCAACAGGTTGCAGACATTAGTGCTCAATCAATGTTTAATCAAATTCAGCTTACTGGCGAAGATTATCGGAAGATGATTGAAGACCAAGCTGAATTGATTAGAAATTTAACATCAAAAGTTGAAGAATTGTTAGAGGCGAATCGTTTGCTTCGTGAAAAGGAAGTGAAGCAAGAGCTTTTAGATGAATATATTGAAGATTTAAAAGAAAAAGGAATTACAGATGAAGAAGTTGTTCAGGAGGCCGTCAAAAAAGCGCACGCACGGACATATTATCCGAAAAATGGTGCGAAGGACGGTGACTACGAATGATTTCCATCTATAATAAAAAGTCTAATATTGAAATAAATGCTCGAAGATTTGAGCAAATGGAGAAATGGGGTTCTATTATCCAATATGGAAGGCAGAATCCCGTTTGGTTTATTGAGGAAATTCTGGGATGTCCGTTGATGGATTACCAGCGTTATATGATTTTGGGTGGTTGGACCGCCCAAAAGGCTATATATGTTCAGTCTCGTGCGAGCGGTAAATCTTTTATTGCTTCGTTGATTATTATGGCGAAAACGATACTTTATCCTGCTTATGCCGCATATATTATGGCTCCAACGGCACGTCAGGCGAATGAATTATTTAATAAGATTCGAGATATTGCAATGCGAAATTTGCAAACAATTGCTGGCAATGATGTATTTCTTGGAGAAACGATAAAGACCAACGGCAATGCAACCGGCTTTGTAACTGCCTCCGGCGACCCGCACGTCGATTTATATAATGGGTCGAGTATCACCGCACTGAATGGCAGCCCGAAAGGACTCGTGTCAATTCGTTCTTCGGGAAACTTTTATGACGAGGCAGGAAAGCTTAATCAAGAGTTTTTTGATTTAACAGAGCCTTTTACTGCGGTTGATTCCAACTTCCGAGCCGGCGTTGATCCGTTGGTTTATCCGAAAAATATTCCGAATCAATGTTATTATTTTTCTTCTGCCGAAGATACAAGCACACATTTGTGGAATCTTTATAAAGAGGGTGCAAAACGCATGATGATGGGGTATCGTGATTATTTTGTTTGCGATATTAATTGCGAAATGCCGCTTCATCCAACGATGAAAGGAAAGCCTTTCACTCCGCTTTTGACCCAAGGAGAAATTGATGCCGCTCTTCGTTCAAATGAATACAAAGCTCGTCGAGAATATTATAACTTGTTTGATCTTACCGGTGGCGTCGATAACATTGTATCTAGTGATACAATCTATCGTAATGAAAAGCAATATTTACCTTTAACGACAAACCCAGATCCAAAATCCGGTAAAAAATACATTATTTCAATCGACCCAGCTCACCAGATAGACAACTCATTCTGTCTAATTATGGAAGCATGGAAAGATAAACAAAAAGGATGGATGGGAAGAGTTGTTAATGGTTACAATATGATTAAATTATTGCCCAACGGAGATAAAAAATTATATACGATGCCAGAAGCAGTAGATTTTATTCGAGATGTTATGGTCCGATATAATGGCGGCGCTCCGAATTGGGAAAATATTATTATGTTTGTCGATCCTGGTTCTGGAGGCGGAGGTCTTATGATTGCTGACTTCTTACGACAGGATTGGACTGATAAATATGGCAACACTTATCGGGGAGTTATTGATATGGATGATGAAAATAGTTCGAAAGAAAGATTTAATTATCCTCACGCAGTAGAAGGAATTTTACATCTTTATACACCGCAAAAGTTCAAAAATTCAATGTTTTCTGCCTTGTCTGAAATGATGGCGCAAGATTTAATTCAATTGCCAGAACCATGTCCGCGTGGAAGTGTGGCATATTTTGAGTCCGGAGAAGTAGAAATTACCTCAGAAGATAGAAGAGCGCTTGTTGAAATTGATTTGATGAAAGAGGAAATAAAACTTATTAAAAAAATGACAACAGATAAGGGGAATATTAAATATGGCCTAGCTCCGTCTGTTGAAAAGAAAGCTCATGACGACCGTGTCTCAGTAATATAGGACACGTTAAATTTTCTCTAATTGACTCGGAGGTCCAGCGATGGATAACGAGGGGCAAGTTTAAATACAGCCTGAACGACTTAACGAGAAAACTCGCACCAAGCGGGATGCAAAAGTCTGATCTCATACTATAATCTAAAAATGAAATATGAGAGGCGAGGTCGAGTGTAAAGACACTCTTGGAAGAACCTTGCCGCACACTATTTAAGGAATGATAATAAAATGAAAAGTGGAATATATGGTATAAAAAATAGAGTTAATGATAAAATATATGTTGGACAGACTTATGACTTCCAATATAGGTGGGGAAAACACAAAACCGCTCTTAGGTCAAATACACATTCAAATAAAAAACTTCAATTTGCGTGGAACAAATACGGAGAAAATAATTTTGAATTTTTTATTATAGAAGAATGTGGCTTAGATGTTATAAACGAACGCGAAATATATTGGATAGAGTTTTATGATTCATTAGATTCTGGATATAATTTGTGCGAGGGAGGAGATGGAATTCGCGGGTACAAGCATACTGAAGAAGAAATACAAAAAATGATTCAAATTCAGCATCCGAGAGCAGTGTATGCTCTCGATAAGGAACATAATATCGTTATGGAATTTCCATCTGCTTCTACTGCAGCCAAAAAACTTGGAACAAATGCGAGATTTATCAAATCTGTTGCAAATCGTGTTAATCGCCAGAAAACGGCCTTAGGTTATATTTGGGTTTATAAAGATGAATATGATTCTGGGATTGTTGATTGGGATTATTATGATAATTACAATAGAGATTTTCCGATACCTATAAAACAATTTGATTTAGATGGCAATTTTATTCGGGAATTTAGTAGCAAATATGAGGCACAAAAATACGGATTTTGCGTTTCTCAAATATGGAGGTCGATTAAAAGACCTGGTATTACTGCCTCTGGCTATTATTGGATTGAGTCTGGAACAAGAGTTGAAATCGAAAAGCTTCAATATATTGTTTATAATAGAGTATCTAGTGAGGAATCTATTTTTTATACAAAAACCGATATTTCTAGAGCATATAAAATGGGAAATGAAAAAATAAGTTCTTTATTAAATACTGGTATTTTTTATAAAAATATTTCCATTGAAACAAAAAATATTAAAATAGTGTGTGAATAACAAGAATGATACCATTAGTGCCGCCGCATACATCCTTTCTCTTCTTCGTAAAGAGGACGAATTTGGCGGAAAGCAAAATGTGATGGATTTTTCTAAACTCTATGGCGCGTCTTCTAAAACATTAAACAAAATAAACAATCAAAAAAGAAGAAGTCCGTTTGCTGGCGGTTCTAATCCGTTCAGAAGACGGTGATCGGAGTAAAAGTGTGAAAGATAAAGAAAAAGAATTAAAAGGCAACTTTCAATCACAATGTTACAAAATTCATTTAGATATTTCAACGGTAAATGTCAATAATTTAATCGAAGAATTGTCTAAAATATCCAATATGATTTTTGATGGGCTTATCCCCGTCGTATATTTGCGATGGGGATATTTCAAAAAAGATCTAACCGATTTGTTATCAAAAAAAATAACAAATGAATTTTTCTGCGAAGAGGTCAAACTTGAGTCTTGCGTCGGTCAGTCCGACCTTGTTTCGGTCTTCTTTAAGGAAAATTACGAAAACGCTTTTGCGGAATATATCAATCAAGAAAAGCAGAAAGAACTTCTGAAAATTGAGGAGAATATTCGCAGGGCAAACGAGCGCCTAAATGAGCGTATCAGAGAGGCGAAGTCCTCTCAAAACAATTAAAAAAAAAGAAAGGAGCAGAATATGGCAGATAATGTCAAAAACGGGCAAGAGCCCAAAAAGCGCGGCAGACCGCCGAAGGTCAAGCCGGAGCCCGTAGTGAATGAGGCTCCTGAACGGTTGGAAATGGTTTCGAAATCCAAAGCGCCGGCACAAATAGAGAATACGATGAGAGATTTGACTGGGCTTTACAAGAGGGCACTTAACGGAGGTTGGTGTGGCGGTGTTGATTTTAATCGATATAATCCATTCCTTCAAAATGACAGACTAAAGATGCTCAACACTCGTCCCGGTACGATGAGTCGGGAAGAATTAACAGATGCCTTGAAAGCACCGGGCGAGAGCGAGCTTGGACTTCGTGCAGAAGCGTGGTCGATGAGTTCGACGCAGTATCTTTATTACAAGATCTTGCGTATGGCCGCAGATGTCCCAATGTTTAAATATTATCTTGTTCCGGAGCTTCTTGAGAAGACGGAATATAAGAAAGATGATTTCAAAAACGACGACAAGTTAGTTAATGAATGGCTCGAACAGTTTGACATTAAAAACACGCTGAAAAAGACTGCATTGGAAGTGAAACGTGAAGGGAAAGCAGCTTATCTTCTTCGCAACAGCATTTCTGGTACGGACAAAAATAAAACAGTTAATTATGCAAAGTGGCAAAAACTTCCGAGCGAATATATTAAACTCGTTAAAATCGGAGAACACGGGTATATCGCTTCGTTCAACTTTATGTTGTTTTTGAATCCGGCATTTTCTGTTTGCCAATATCCCGAATTTATTCAAGATATTTGGAATGATCTTGTTAACTCCGGAGCTATTTCCACGGCTGGCTGTGGAAGCGGATATTTACCGTGCGGTATGTATTCGTTCGCGGATGGAAGAGAGGTCAGACCTGGAATCAATGTTAAGAAACTTCTGAATTATTCGTATGATTATTATGGTGCGAACGGAAAAGAAACTCTGCGAGGGAACCTTGAGATTGTCGGAAAGTCGCTTGTTGATCGTTCTTATTTTTTCTGGGTTCAAATGCCGCAGGATTTGTGTTACACATTCTGCAGCGATAGTTCAAATCCGTGGGTTGTTCCTGACACGGCAGGGCTCCTCCTTTCTTTGGATGAACTTGCCGATTATGATACGCTTCAAGGGCTTGTTGAAAGTACGCCACTTACGGCGCTTTTGACTGCGGAAGCAGAGACGATTCCGAACCCGAACCCCGGTCAGGATCAGTCTGTTTTGAATCCGGAAACGATTGCTGCCATTGAAGAACACTTTAATTCGTCCACCTCGACGAATCTTGAGGCATTGTTTGCTCCTTTGAAGAATTTTAAGCTTTTGTCTCTTCCGAGCCAGCCAAATAGTTCGGAGATCTCTGCAAATGCAACAAAGAATGTTCTTACTCGTGCCGGACTTGGTGGGCTTATCACGACAACCGATAAACCTTCTGTTTCGCAGGTTAAAACGGCGCAGTTACTTGCAGAATCAGAGGCGAATTTCGTCACACTTCAGTTTGAGTCTGTTCTAAATATGATCATTAACAAAATAATCGGAACAAAATATCATTGGGGTCTCCATATTTGGGGTGGAATCTTTACATTCAACGACGAAATCAAAAGAGACAAAGAATTGTTTGTTGCCGGAGCAACATTTGTTCTTCCGAAACTTGCGTCTGCGTATGATCTGAGCATACGCGACACTCGGGCTGTACAACAATATATTGATTCTTTCGAAATTTATGACGATTTTAAGACTGTTACGCAAGTGCGTCAGGAAAATATTAATGAACAAAAATCTGTTTCGGATACTGTTTCAAATGGTCAAGTAGGGCGTCCTTCGAAGGACGATTCTGATATCGATAATGATAACACGGCAGCTTCGAAAGACGGCGGATTGGATACATCGGATACGCGCGAGTATGCGGTAAAAGAGCCGACAATCGGCGTGTGTGTCGTTTGCGGGGCGGAGTGCGACGGTATTTTATGTGATGATTGTCGTGAGAAATACGACGAAGAGAATATGAGGTGGTAAACTATGTTTGGAAGAAAAAAGAAAAAGTGCCAACACAATGTTAATGATCCAAACACTACTGTAAAACTCTTAGATAACTTCAAAACAATGGTTGTGCCAGATACGAAATATGGTGTTTGTGTTTGTTGCGGCAAGAGTTTTGAGTTTAATAAAGATAACAAAATCATGAAGAAAGGAGAGGCTGGCGATGTTAATTTCTGAGGAAACTAGAGACAAATTAAATGACGTGCTGACGCATAGCTTTTTACTCAATATGCTGTGCGATAATGCCGTATATCAGATCGATTATTCCGTATATCCCGTTACTGCACATATTGTCCATGAATCATATGCGCATTATTGGCCGCAGGTTGCAGACCAGTGGTCAGATCTTATGATTAAGCTGAATGCAAAACCAGTTCGTGGAAATCTAATCGCAGATTATGAGGATTATAATGGAAATCTTGCCGCTATCTTCGCCGATATTGCAAGAGCGACAGAAGACTATAGAAGAAAAGTTATAGAACTGATTGAATTGGCTGAACTAAACGAAGATAAGGAAGTTGTTTTGGCGGGCGAGGAAGTTCTTCAGCAAATTTTGCCCTATAGAAAACAGGCCGATATTTGGGCTGTTGAGGCAAAAAGATATGAAGGCAATTACAAGTCTTTCGACGCTCGGATTAAAACATTTACTACAATGATTCCAATCGTTGAGTAAGCCAACAAAATTATTATGGGAATTGGAGGTTTCGCAGAAGCGATTCAAACATACGGAATTCTGGCCGTATTGATTGCCTTTCTTCTTTTTACTATTTGGGCTGTTATTAAAAGCGGTATTGAAACAAATGAAAAGAAGACTGAAAAACAACTGAAGATTCAAGAAGATGATGCTCGTGAAAAACGGGAAATCGAAAGATCAAAGCTCGAAGCCGAGAGGTACGAAAAGCTCGTCAATATAATCGTAGAAGTCGTTCAACGCGGCCCGGTTCATACGGTCGAAGAGCAGGAAAAAGACCGAGAAATACATGAAACAGTTCAACGTTATTTGGATTGTCTGGTAAAAGAAGGCGCAGATCGCGCTTTTTATTTTACTTTCCACAATGGCGGGAAAGATGCGATGGGAAGAGGACTTCTGAAAATGTCAATGTTTTCAGAGAGTACTGCTCGCGGAACACATATTATTTCTGGTTTTCAAAATGTTCCTCGCTCCATGCTTCCGGTTGTATATAAAAAGCTGGATGAGATTGGAGATTATTATATTAAAAATGTCGAAGATATCAAAGACGTCGATCAAATTGTCTATAACTTCATGAAGGGGCATGGCGCTAAATCAGCTATGTTCCGAGTTATTAAGCGAGAAGATGGTCTTATGCTTGGATATGTTGGGGTCGAGTTTAATACACTTGATTACGATTTCGAGAAACAGAAGAAAAATCTTTGTAAAAAAGCAGATAGGATTGCTGGAGCAATGCTTTATATTAAAGAGCATCAGGACGGCGAGGGGGAGGATTAAATGGAAGAAGATAAAAATATCTTGCAGTTTGATCTGTCTCCGAAACAGATTAAATTTAAAGATATACTCTCAAAAGAATTTGTCGAGTTGGAAGTTTGGGCGATTTCAGATGCTGACCCAAACAGAAACCACTCGCACTTTACTTATGAATCGTTAAAAAAAGCTGTTGAGAGCGGCTCAATGAAAAACAAGCCGATTGTTGGGTTTTTTGAGAACAACAATTTTACAACACATGAAGGACACGCGGATTATGATTTAGAGCTCGACAAGGAGTTTTGGAACACGGAGCGTGGCGAGAGGATTCTTGGATGGATTAGAGAGTCCGATCCTGTGGAGCTTGTTGAAAAAGACGGATTGCATTGGGTAAAGTTTCGTTGCATTTTATGCACGACATATTGTTATGCACAGGTAAAGCGCCTTTTAAAAGATCGGCGCAAAAAGGTTTCTGTGGAGATTACCGTTCATGAGTCGAATGAGCGTGAAGATGGTGTCTTAGACATTCTTGACTTTACGCTGAATGGAACGACAATTCTTGGGAGCAAGAACGGTAAAGAGGTGCTTGAGGGCATTCCTGGAGCACATCTTTCAATTCTCGAAAATCTCGACACAGAGGCGCTTATGGCACAAAAAACAGCTCTTTCTTTCGCTTACGAAAAGGCTTTCGGGGCGGATGAAGATAAATCTGGAGATACTGCGGAAGCGCAGTCCCCGGAACAAAAATCTGAGGGAAAGGAGGAGATCAAAGTGGAGAACGAAAATGTAGTTGTCGAAACCGAAGTCGTTGAAAATTTCGCGAAAGATGATATTGGCACGAAGTCCGCTCTTGAAGTTGACAAGTCGAAAGACGCAATGTCTGAAAAGCCTTGGGGCGAAGTAGACAAAGCAGAACTTCGCAAGCGCGTGATTGCGGCAGAGAATTTTAAATCTATTGCAGACGATGTTTTCCTCGATCTTAGAGAAGGCTGGGAAGATGGTATTGAAGGAGCTCTGAAATATCCAGTTATGTGCATTGAAGGAGAAAAGCTTGTTTATAATCGTGGCGGGCTCGCTTCTGCAAAGGCATATGCCGAAAAGAACGGTGACGAGAAAGTAGCCGAAAAGCTCGAGAAAATTTATAAACATCTTGAACTTGAAGACGGCGATATGGAAAAAGAAGCGGCAGAGCATTGCGAGTTCTGCGAGGACTATGATTGCAAGGTGGAGGAAGCTATTCCTCTTGCCGCAGAGCACGAAGATGCCCCTTGCAAATGTCCCGATGACAACGGAGAGCTTGAAATGGGCGGATGCGAAAACCCCGAAAAGGAAGAGTGCGGAGAACCCGAAAAGCTCGAAGGTGAGCATCCTTGCGATGGTTGCGGTGAAGACGACCACAAAGATGATGACCACAAAGATGACGACCACGAAGGTGACGACGACAATGATGAAGATGATTGCGATGAAATGTGCAAACTTTCAAAGCGCTGTGCCGAACTCGAGGCAAAATGCGAAGAGTATTGCGGTACGATCGCAAAAATGTCGGAAGACTTCGAGTCAAAAACTTCTGAATATGAGGCGGAAATTGCTAAATATTCTGATTACGCAGAAATTAAGGAGCGTATGGAAAAGGCAGAGGCGAAGCTTTATGAACAGTTCTGTTTGGATCTGAAAGCGTATGCCGAGTCGATTATGGCAAACGAGAGGATTGAAAAGTCTGATCGAGATACCATTGTTGAAAAATGCGTTTCTGGCAAGTATTCGACAAAAGAAGAAATCTTTGCAGAAGTTGCTGTTGCTGCGTTTAAAACAAGAACTCCCGCAGGGGAGAGATTTAGTTCTGATTTTGAAGTTCCTGCGATGGGTGCTGACAAGTCGGAAGATAAAAGACCGATGAGCCGAGAAGAGCGTATGAAAGCTCGTGTGGCAAAGTGCGGTAAAAAATAATTTTATATTTGTTTATTATTGCGTGAAAACGCATAAATAATATTTTAATTTACAAAGGAGAAACAATTATGGCAACAAAAATTTTTGATGTCGCCGAGATGGTCTGCGAAGACGTTCAGGCTTACGTTAAGTCTGCGAAGTTTTGCACTGGCAGCGATGAAGCTCCTGTGTACGCTCAGTGCGACGACGGTGCATTCGTGACCCTTGGCAAACTGTGTGCTGATAGCACTTATGCTGGTATGGTGGACTACAACTGCAAGTACGCATATGCTCCTACCAGCGATGGGGTGGCCCTCGATGACCTCTGGGTAGTTGATATCGCAGAAGTTGGCGCAGGTGTTATTGCTGGCAATACCTATCGTATCGGCGAAAAGCTCGTCGACCTTAAGGTTGAGGCTGGCTATCCCTCTCGCGTTCGTAAACTTAAGAAGGGTGATATGTTCTGGATTGGTGCTGGTTGCTTTGAGACCACTCCTACCGTTGGTAAGTTTGCAAATCTGACTGCTGGAAAGGTTACTCTGACCGCTGCCGAGACTTCGACCCCGGCAAAGGTAAACTTTGCTATCCGTGCTTCTAAGCCCATGACGATTGGTACTACCGTTGCTTACAACGCCGCGTATGAGCAGGAATACCTCGTTGAAGTGCTCTAATTCTATAAGGAGGTAAAATAATATGGAAATGTTTTCTTATACTCGCGGTACTGCCGCATTCAATGATATCATTGATGAAACTCTGAGCTTTGCCTCCGCTTATCTTGACAACAAGGTTGTTGAGAATAAGGATGAGAGACTGAAGACCCTCAACCTGAATCTCGGTATGTATTGTGCCGAAGATACGAAGGTTGCTAAATATTTTGAAGAGAAGGGCCTTGATGCGTTTAAGGATCCTCATGTGACCAAGAACAGAGACTTCCTTGACAACTTTGACGCTGTTATTGCGCAGGTTATCAACCCCATTCTTCCTATGGTTGCGAACTTTGATATGATTCGCTTCCTTGCTGACGTTCGTCAGATTGGTTATGGTGATACTGCAAGATTCATCATCCGCTCCAACGAGCTGTACAAAGTTAATGAGATCGCCGAAGGTGTGAACCGTGGCGTTCTGCAGCCCATCCACAACAATGAAATCACCGTTAACCCCTCTCCCATCGAAATCGCCGCCGAGTGCGACTGGTATCAGATGGCTGCTGGCGTGTTCGATCTCGCTGATTGGGGTCTGCGCGTTGCTCGTTCCTTTGAGCATTATATCTTCCTGAAGGTTGTTGGTGCTCTTACCTCTGGCGTCAATAGCCTCGGTGCTGCATATAAGGCGACTGGCTTTACTCAGGCTAACTGGACCACTCTGGCTCAGAGAGTCGCTGCTGCGAACGGCAATTCCGATGTCTTTGCCATCGGTACTCTTGCCGCTCTTGGTTCGGTTATCCCTGCTCAGGCCGGCCTGCAGTATGGTCTTGGTAAAGAAATCGTTGAGAAGGGTTATCTTGATCGTTACTACGGTACTCGTCTGCTTGTTCTCGATCAGGCTCTGAAGTTTGACACCGTTAACACGACCGCTGAGTTCGCTATTCCGGACGATATGATTTACTTCCTGCCTGTTTATGGCGACAAGCCGATTAAACTTGTTTACGAGGGCGACAACATCCTTGTTGAGCGTGATCCTACCAGAACTCCCGATAAGACCTACCGCGTCCGTATTCAGGAGCGCGTTGGTGTTGCTGCGGTTGTTGGTTCCAAGATTGCCGCTCTTGACCTTCAGTAATTTTATATAATATTATAATTTTGTTTTAAAAGGAGATTTGAAAGATATGGCATATGCTAAGAAAAATGTTGAAACCGAAGATATCGCGGCGACTGATGAGGTTGTCGCAGAACAAAAAGTAAAAACCTCGGCATCTCCCGTTGATCAATCGGATGAGATTGCCGCACTCAAGGCACAAATTGAAATGTTGACTAAAATGATGGCGGCAGGCATGGGGGCGCAAGCTCCCGCCCCAGCACAGTCGAGCTCTCTTCTTGAAGAGGTTAAAGTGGTTCATCTTCGCGAGTGTCTTTCCGGAACGACAACTCATATTCATTTGAGTAATCGAGATCTTGATTTTGCTTCTTTTGGTGCTACGCTTACGCTTGACCGTCGTCAGGCCGAAGAGCTTGCCGGAGGAACGACAAAGAAGTTTTTTGATCGCGGGGTTATTGCTTTTGGAGAAGGTAGCGAAGAACTTGCAAAGACACTTGGTGTTAAGTCCATTCGAGATTATGAATTTATGGGTTCCGACTTTGTTAAAAGACTTGGAACTATGAATGTATACGAACTCGAAGATATTTATAACAAGCTTTGCGATGGGCTTCGTGGTTTTATCATTGAATATTTTAAGCGTAAGATTCTCGAAAAGGATCCGGCGTTTAACGACATTCACAAAATTGAGGTTCTCAACAGACTTAGCGATGGTGCCATGTCTGATGTTATCCTTGACAGACAGCGTGACGCGGCCAATGAGATCGCGAAGAAAAGCGCTGAGAATAAATAATTAAAGAAAGGGGTCGTCGTATTATGGCCTTAACTTTTAAATCCATATATGAGAAAGCGATCAACTTGTTTGACGATCCCATCATTCAGCGAGCTTATGTTGAAGATACGGTGCGTTGGGAACGCCTGATGTACCCGCATCTGGAAAATGGGATTAACCAATTTTCAAACCCAACAAAGATCGCTTATTTACTCGTTGATCAGAAATTGCCGTCTGGTCAGGTCGAGGTGTTTGACGGCAACGGAACTGCTGTTTATAACGTGAGCGCGGACTTCGTCCCCGAAGAGGGGGCGGAGTTCTCTTTCCGTATTGGAACGCAGTATGACCCTGCCGCCAGATATGACGACGGTGTTGTCACTTTTTCTCGCGAAGTTCCTGCCGGTTCAAAGTGTGGGATTGAGTGGTATTCTCCCGGTCAGTTTAATACTGATTTTAAAGAGGCCGCGAGCTCTACTACTCCGGCTAGTGTTATTGCGTATAAAGTGAGAGATATTTTGGCATATTCGCTCGTTCTTGCGTGGGCGACCAATGAAAAGAATTTTATGCTGGATATCAGGAATATTTTGACAGATACGGACTTCAAAATTTATTCGAATGCGAACAGTGTTCGGGCAAAGGTCGAGTGGACGAATCAGTTGAAGTTCCAGTTGGACAGCCTAACAACAAAGCTTGCGTGGGATGTGGTATCTCGTAAGTATCACGGAGGTAATTACTATGGATGAATTTCCGAAGCTGATTATTTCCGATGATGCGAAAAGAGAATATTTGACAACGCTTATTGGCAAAATGCACAAAATTTTGCATTTATTTGAGGAAGAAGCCGAAACCGGTTTCTCTCCTCGCTTTTTTATCGCTGGACAATTGTGGGATATGAACGCTGCTAACGAGCTGTTTGACGGAAAACTCATTCCAATTATTGTCAAGGTAAAAGGCGTGTATGACGACGCTAAAAATATTGAATATCGCGAAGTGAAGAAACAAATCTTTGAGATTGACAAGATTATTAAGTCAATGTTGCGGTCATTGAAGTGAGGTGATGGGTATGGCAGTTTACGATACAAGTAAAATAAAAGACCCATCATATCTCTTTTCACAAACACCGCCTAATTTTGTTGAGCCAAACTATTATTTGAAGTCTCTTCAAATGAAAGTTGATGCGGACTGGCCTTATCGCCCCAACCGCAAATGGATTGAGGAGGAAAAAGAGGCCGGAACGGAATTGTACGAGCCGATTGAAGTCGTGATTCAGTCTGTCAAAAACGATAAAGGTGAAGCCGTCAGCGATGATTGGTATCGTCTTGTTTTTAGAGATTGTCACAGACAGAACAAAGTTGGTTATCGTTACCGTTTTTCATATGAGTTTGACCCAACCGAGCCGAATTATCGAAAGAACATTTGGATTGGTCTAAACCAAACAACAATGAGTCCGACCTCTTCGCAGGTTGTGTGTCGTTGTAATGGAAATATCGGATCGATTTATACTGACGAAAACGGGCAAACATCGTATCATTATGAACCAGTTATTCAGCCGTCGAAGCTGTCTAATCCGATGTTCGATTATTCAGAAGTCGCAATTGACCCGGACGGTTCAATGACTCTTATTGCTCAATATAATAAATATACGAAGCAATATTATATCAACCAAAGATTTATTATTGGAACTGATCGCGTATATAAAGTAAACAATATTATAAAGTCTGATTCTCGTACCACATTTGACGTGGAAGATGTTGGGATTATGCGGATCTATCTTGCGATGGATCAAACTGGCAAACTCGACAACTTCGGAACGAGAATCGCGTATAACGGCCACGAAGACGACCCGAATCCCGAAACCGGAGATGATGGAGAGTATACTTTCACTATCTCAGAACCCGGTGCTATTCCCGATACGATTCCTTCGGATGGCCTTACGTTCGAACCTCGCGTATATAAAAACGGACTACCTACGGAAGCCGAAATAACCTGTACGACAACGCTGGAAGGTTATGGCTCCGATATGATGTCCGTTGAAGACTATTGCGAGCTTATCGATAACAAGGACGGAACATTTACTCTAAAACGCAAGATGATTGACAATCAGCTTCAAGTTGTTGTTAATTGTATTGCTACCGTTGAGGGGCAACCCGAAATGACGCTGGAGTTTAAAGTTTCGTTGAGGCCATTCTGATAAGTGGGGGATAAAAAGGTGTTTAATCAATATTCTGTGGACGGAAACGCATATAATCGGTTTGTCAATTTAGACAATATCGAATATCGTATTGCTGATTTTTTGGCCAAAAGCGATAATAAATATGCGGATTATTTATTTAAAATTTTAAAATATGATACGATGGATGCGCTTATGCGTCCGTCGTTGACTTACGAAGAGCGGATGAAACTGCTCTATTCAAACAATGGCGATGCGGCAGGCGACAGAATCTTTTTGTCGCCGTTTATTGACGACTCCTTCGAGGAGCAGTCGTCGCATCTGCACATATATATTCATTCTGTCGTACCTAAAGATCATCTTGTCTCTACTGTGAACATTGGAATTGAAACAATTGTTCATAACAAAATTTCCAACATCCAAGGCGACGCCGCCATGTATAATCCAGACACGAACCCATCCGAGATGGGGAATAACGGGCAACCGGAAATCATTCTTAAAAATCGTGCGTCGGTTATGCTGAAGTGCGTAATGGCGGCTCTTAATGGGTCGTTCGTCGCTGGTGTGGGGACTCTCCAGTTTAACACTGAAATGAGCCCATACGATAACGCAAAGATGTCGCTGTGGAATGGGAAGAAATTCTTTGGTTATTCGATTGTTATGTCAACGCTGCTCGGCGGAATTTCAAAAACACCGGAGTGTAGATACTAATGAATTACGATATTCCAGAGAACGAAAAAAAGATTCTCGAAGAAGTTGAGTTATATAGAGACAGATATTTTACGTATGATTTGCCCGTGCCGTTTGACGGGCTTTTTTTATATCCGGTGACTGTCAGAAATTATAATGAATTTATGGTTTCTAACGCTTGTCTGTTGTTAAATAAAAAAGACGATCCGATGGGTATGAAATATACCAATCTGGAATATCTTCTTTCAAAATTTGAAAATCAACAAGATGGTTGGCGCTGGTCTTTTATGTTTTCTCGAATTTTGGAGTTGTGTTTGCACGTTTCTCCAGGAATGAAGTGCCACAAATGTGGTAAAATTATTCCATATGAGACATTTCTATCTAAAGAAAATCAAGAGAAATATGCTAATTCGTCCGCAGAAGAGCAGGAAAAATTATTTGATTGTGATTGCGGCGGAAAATTGGTGGCGTCTTTGGAATATAAAAAAGACGAAAAGACTGGTCGTTGTTACTTCGTAATTGACGGAGTAAAGGTTGACAATGACTCATTTAATCGAATGAGAAAGTTTATTTTGTATCAAAATCTTCCTGATTATTATGACGACACTTATGTTCCAAAGGCGGTTCGAGATGATGAAGCAAAAAAGAATGAAATTCTGTCGAAAGATAGCGGTAAAGCCACTCTTGAAGACAAGATTTGTGCAATTGCTTTTCAACTTGGAATAACTTTTGAAGACGTATATAATTTAACAATTCGCAAATTTGTGCGCCTTGTTTCATTAATCACGGAATATCCTGATTATGTTGCCAGCAAAGTCGGACTGATGACTGGAATGGTAAAACTAAAAGACGGGCAGCAATTAGATCACTGGTTATTTAAGAAAAATAACGGCAATCGGTATGGTGCGAAAACATCTGCCGAAGAACTTATTAAGAACGTTTCTAACGTATAATAAATATTTAAAGGAGATAAAATTATGGGAAAGAAATATCTTGCTTCCGTGGCAGAGGTTGAGCTTTTCGAGAAAGTCGATGGCGCACTTCGCCTGTTTGCTTCTGCTCACACTCTGACTGATTCTGCTATGAGTTTCTCCAACTCTATGGAAGAAGTTCGTGGCGGTCAGGGCGGTAAGCTTTATGGTCGTTTCGGTCACACCTCTGGAATTACTCTCCAGATGACCGATATTATTGTTAATATGAATTATTTCAAGGCGCTTATTGGTGCCGAGATTGTTAACGGCGGCAACATCTCTGATCTTGTTGATCCTGTTACTGTTCAGTTTACCAATAAAACCGCTACTCTCGAGGTCGGCGATGCGACCCCTGTTGCAATTGGCAACCTGTGTGGTAGTGGAATTGTCGCGTGGGCATACAAGTCTGGATGCGATGGCGAGGGCGATATTTATCCTCTTACTGTTGCCGGAAAGACTCTTACCGCCGTTGACAACATCCCTGATGGTACTTATTGCGTAAGATATTTTGCAGAGAAAAATGCTGGCACACTTGCCCAGATTAACGCAATGTTCAAGCCTATGGAACTCTATGCTCGTGTGAGAATTCCTGAATTTGCTGCCGATGCTTCTGCGGCTAACTCTGACGGCATTGTTGGACATCTCGTGTTCAACTTCCCGAGATATCAGTTTGACGGTTCTTTCGATCTGTCTCTTTCTATGACCGCAAACGCGACCATCGCTCTGAACGGTACTGTTCTTGCGGTTCCTGCCGACAACTGCTCTGGCAAGGAATATTATGGTGAGATTATGGAGATTCCGGTTGAGGCTACTTCGAGCACTTCTGATTTCAGAGTCGGTCTGCGCGGAATCATTATTGACCCGGAGTATTTGAAGACCACTGACGCTCCCAACGTTTGGGGTGTTTATGCCGATGGCGCAAAACTGCTTTCTAATGATGCTATTGCAAATCAGTCGGCGAAGGATGGTTCCTTTAATGGATTTAAAGTTGCTGCTTCTGGTGCTAACATTACACTTACAGGTGGCAAGTGGACTACGGCTCAGGAGATTCAGGTTGTTGTATGCGATGCTTCTAAAAATGCTCCTACTGGAACTCTTACCTCCTCAACAGATGGCGTTTTCATTCTTGAGACCGCTACCATTGCTTAATTAACCCTTAAAAATTATTAAAAACATAAATGTTTTCTTGAGATGGGACCCACAAAGTCCCATCTCTTTTTAACATTTGAAAAAAGTGAATAAAAGTAAAATTTTATTATCAAAAATGGCTAATTTTTTCGTATATATTGGATAAAATTTAGCCAGAAAACACATTATATTTTGTACAATATATACGAAAAAATTTTGGCAAACTTTGCCAAAAATTTTGTAAAACGAAAAGAAAGGATTTGGATTTGGAAAAAATGGATATTTTGAATAATTTTTATGCCCTGAAAGACGCGACCGCTCCGATGGAGAGCGAAACAACAACCAATGTTCAGGCAGAAACCCTGACTGTTCAGGTTGAGGGAACCGGAACCGGGATTTCCTTGCAGCTTCTTGGGTGTTCTGACCTGAAATCTGATGAATATCACGTTATGACCGGTTTTACTTCGGACTTCAAGATCACGAACGAAATGACCGCGAATGGAATTTATACTTTCCCCGTCGATGGTATGGGAAGATTTAAGTTTAATCTTGCGGCAGTGGGCGGCGGTTCTGTTACTGTGTTCTGTCGTATGACAACGGGGGTGTAAATTATGGCAGTTGATAATATAGCTCGTGCTCTTGCGGCAAAGGCTCTTGGGAGTTCTGCTGGGTCTGTTACTCCAGAAGATCTCGAAAAAAAGTATGACAAAACTGGTGGAGCAATTAGTGAAGATGTTTCGATTCAGGGCAATCTGACCGTCTCTGGAACAACTACTACGGAAAAGGAAAAACAGCTTCTTGTTGAGGAGAATGTGATCGCGACCAATGCGAATAAGGTCGACCTGAAGACGTTGCTGTCTGGTCTTGCGATCAATAAAAATACGAGCGCAACATACGGAATTATGTATGATCCCGCCGACGATACGGTTAAATTCGGTGAAGGAACTCTCGATGCAAATCGCAAGTTTGTGTTTAAGACCGGAGAAGGAAAACCGCTTGCCGTTCGTGCGAACTCCGCAGATTTTACCGACGCGCACCTTGTGAAATGGGACGCGACTTCGATGAGTTTTGTGGATGCTGGCGTTGGAGTTCAGACTGGTCCAACTGGTCCTTCTGGAGAACGCGGTCCTGAAGGTCCTGTCGGTCCGACAGGCGCAATCGGACCCACTGGCGCACAGGGCCTAAAGGGCGATAAAGGCGAAAAGGGAGACCCCGGAGAGGCTGGTGCCCCCGGTGCTGCTGGCGAACAAGGTCCTGTCGGCCCGACCGGTCCAAAGGGGGATGCAGGAGATATTGGTCCTACAGGACCGACGGGTCCAACCGGTGCGGCTGGTGCTAAAGGAGAGCAAGGAGTAAAGGGTGAAACCGGAGCGCAGGGTCCCGTTGGACCGACTGGTCCTGGAGGACCTGTTGTTTCAATGACGCAATCTGCGTATGATACTCTTGAGACGAAAGACGCAAATACGCTCTACGTAATTGTGGGGTGATATTATGGCAGTTGATACCACAATATATATGGGAGAGACAAAGATTTCTGGAGCATATTTTGGAGAAAATGTGGTTCAGAGAATGTATCTCGGAACGAATTTGGTATATGAGCGCTTTCCACAGCTTGCCACTCCTTCAAATCTGTCTATTTCCAATTCTACACTGTCGTTCGATGCTGTTGAAAATGCGATGAGTTATGAGATCTTCGCAGACAACAATAGCATTGGCGAGAAGACAGCAACTTGATTGAAAAGGAGGAGCATAAATGCCAATTTCTTATAAAAATAAAATTTATACAACCCTCGGCACTCCGACTGCATTGTCTGGAAATGTTGTTTCTACTACAGACAACGCCGGAGTTCCGGCTAAAGATTATACTGTTAAAGGTAAAACAATTGTCTGGAATCAGTTGTTTGATAAAAATTCAATCCCAAATCGCAATAGTACAGCAATCACATATAGTGTAGACGGTAATATAAATATATTAACCACTACAAACGCTATTACAACGTCGTTTTTCAGCTTTTTATGTCCTACGGTATCTGGTCATAAATATATGATTTGTGCGAGATCGTTGGAATGGAGCTCTCCAAATCACAGTAATTTGTTTATCGGAGATAGTGGCCATCCTGACACGGCGTCATATGCGACGTTGACTCCAAGTGATTTAGCAAAAACCTTTACGGCCACGAATGAAACTTGTTATATTAAATCCTATATTTCGTATTCCGCAGGAAATTATGAATTCAAAATGAATGGATTACAACTTTTTGATCTCACTCAAATGTTTGGTGCAGGAAATGAGCCTGCGACTCCCGAAGAATTTTGGTCTTATTTCGATCATAAGCTCTACCCGTATAACCCCGGTGAAACGCAGCCGCTGTTCAAGATTTCGAGGAAGAGTCGGGGGGGGGAAAAAATTAATGGTTCGGTAACTCCGGCGACAAGAACTATAACGGTTCAAGAGACTTCTTTTGCTCCGGCGGTTTCTAAATTGTGTAGCCTTCGTAAAGTTAGAGGCTCTTTTGCTGGAACGCCGACTCTTTATACGACAGCCAATAATGCTAATAAGATCGAGGTTGGAAACAACGGATACGAATGGGTTACGAAGGTTAATGATGATAACCAAATGGTTTCAGGAAACGACTTTTTGGATGCCTTTGGCATTAATCAGACAGTTGACGGAACTTCTTTGGCTGGGAAAACGCTTGATTTTGTGACGCGTTTTTCAAGTAGATTGTCTACAACAGAAGGCACCGATGGAGGGACATTTACTTCTTGGGGAATGAGTGGAGAAGTCGAAGAAATTAAAAGCTTTGTGAAAGAGGAGCTGTATTGTGTCGTATATAATTCTGAAACCGATACGGTTAAAGTTTATACTTTAGATGAATATGACCCTGAATATGGAACTTTTTCTGTTTCTGCAGAGATTGGTTACAATACAATGATTGCTTTTATGCTTGAAGCAACCGAAGATGAAGTATAACAAAAAAAGAGAGCTCGTGGTTTTCACGAGCTCTCAAACTTCAAACAAATAGTAAAATCTCAAAATTACAACAAAAGAAAGGAGGTCCTCGGAAATGGGGAAACGCTCGACGGTATACCATAATCTGGTCACTCCAGAAAAGTGGGACAAAGTTAATGAAAAAAATAAAAATCTAATCGACGAATTTACGGATTATTTGCGTTCTGCAAACAAATCTCCCGCAACAATTAAACAGTATGAAGCACAACTGCGCACATTTTTTGTGTTCGTGCTGGAAAGATGCGAGAATAAATTTTTTGTCGATCTAAAAAAGAGAGAATTTGTTAAATATTTTGGATATTTGATTAAACAAATTCGTCACAGACTCTCGACTTTAGTCGTGAGCAAGACGAATGCGAATAGTTAGCACATAGGGAAACTTGTGTGTAGTGGCGCTTATGGCGTCCAATATTACTTGAAATGCTGGAAACTCCTAAAGCTATTTGAACCACAGCATAATTCCTTAAACGGAATAAGTGTGATGGTTACGAAAGTAGAAAAAATCAAATAGATGGTGCAAGGTTAAATCCTAAACACTGTTTACAAAAATGGACAATCAGCAGGTAAGCCCGAAAGGGAAACCCCAACGACCATCCCTCTTGAGGGGAGTAGGAACAAGCGTTCCGAAGTGGGTAAACCTAAACGGAGAAATCCGCATGGAGAAGATATGGTCTGTGCCTATATGAAAGTATAGGATACCTACCGCTAAACAATACGGCGGACAAGGATGTATGAGCGTAGCGAACTCATATGAACGATACCCCTAAACGACTAAGACCTATTGGTTCTTATGTGTTTTATAGTGTTAACAATTTTTGTTACACTCGATTAAAAATAACTAACCGGGACAGGGAGTAATTAACCTTTCTGATTGCCCTGACTTTCAGATTACCGGTTATTTATTATATATTTATTTTCAGGGAGATAGAGATATGGAAAGAGCGTATAAATTTCGCATCTATCCTAATCAACAACAAAGATTATTATTGGCAAAAACATTTGGGTGTGTTAGATTCGTGTATAATTATTATCTTGATAAGAAAATTAAGTTGTATAAAGAATCTGGTGCATCAATAAGCAACAACGAATGTTCAAGAGATTTAACCATCTTAAAACAAAAATTGGAATGGTTAAAAGAACCCGACAAGTGTGCCCTTCAAAACGCTCTCAAAGATTTGGATGTTTCGTATAAAAACTTTTTTAGAAATCCATCTCATTTTGGATTTCCAAAGTTTAAGTCAAAACGAGACAATCACAAATCATATAGAACAACTTTCACAAATGGCAATATTAAATTTTTACAAAGGCACATACAATTACCAAAACTTGGTTTAGTGAAATTTCGTGATAAACAAATTCCGCAAGGGAGAATTTTGAATGCAACCATTTCACAAGACCCAAGCGGCAAGTATTTCTGTTCATTATGTTGCACAGATGTTTTTGTTGATAGATTACCGGACACAGGTTCGGTAATCGGAATTGATTTAGGATTAAAAGATTTTCTAATTACAAGTAACGGCGACAAGGTTGCTAATCCGAAATATTTGAGCAAATCTTTAGAAAGGCTTGCTAAACTTCAGCGAGAGCTTGCGCGAAAACCAAGCAAGAGCAATCGTCACGAGAAGGCAAGAATAAAGGTTGCAAGACAATATGAAAAGATTGTGAATCAACGCCAAGACTTTTTGAAAAAATTATCTACACAGCTAATTCGAGATAACGATATTATTTGTATGGAAGACTTGCGAGTGAGCAATATGGTCAAAAACCATAAACTTGCAAAAGCTATAAGCGATGTATCGTGGTCAGAATTCCGTAGACAATTGGAATATAAAGCCAATTGGTACGGAAGACAGATTTCTGTGATTGACAGGTTTTTCCCATCAAGTCAAACTTGTAGTTGTTGTGGCTATAAAAATTCGGAAACGAAGAATCTCAATGTTCGTGAGTGGGTTTGCCCAGAATGTGGAGCCAACCACGATAGAGATATAAATGCTGCAAAGAACATCTTAATCGAAGGATTAAGATTGTTAAATTGTTAATAGTATAAAATATATAAGAACCGTAGGAACTACGGGAATAGCTCGGGAAATGAGTGGTCAATGGACCGCTGTCACCGAGAATCCCGCGATTTTGGTCGTGGGAGGTTCAGAAACGAATTGGAGGTTTCTCCGAACAGGATTTGTTCGATGAGAGCCGTCCTTTCAAGTTTGTCTAATTTTATTGAAAGAATTTTGGATGAAGATTATCCACAGTTCCGCAATCTCGTAAAGGTTCTGGAGCCCGTGGATAAAGCATTCGTTCGTGAACGTCCTGCTTTAACAATGGATCAGATTAAAGACTGTCTCAAAAAGCTTGAGGAAGATAAAAAATATCAGGTTGCCTGCTGTCTTGCTGTTCTTGCGGCGAGCGGAATGCGTAAAAGCGAAATTATTCAGATGAAAATGAAATATTTCGAAAAAGACAGGTTGATTTACAATGGGCTTGCTTATGAAACGGATAAAATTCGCACAAAGGGTCGTGGAAAGGCTGGGAAGGTCGTAACGAGAATTGTGTTCCGAAATCTTGTGGATATTGACCATTACATCGACCTATGGCGAAAAAAGCGCGAGGAGCTTGGCATTAAAGACGAATATATGTTTGTAGTTTACCACGATGGTTCGTATGAGCAGGCGACGCAGGCAACAATTAATTCATTTGCGAGAACAATTGCGAAATATCTTGGTGAAGACTTTTTCGTTCACAATGTTAGACATACGACATCGACGGCGTTGGAGCTTGCTGGATACCCGATTGATGTTGTTCAAACCATTTTCCGTTGGGCAGATCCGAAGATGGTTAAATATTATTCAAATATTAGCGACACGCAGTCGCTGGAAAATTTCTTCGCAGGAATGAGCGAGGAAGAAAATAAAAAAGAAAGTGAGGAATAACCAATGGCAAATGGAGATTTTGTTAGTCAGTATACTGGCGCTCAAATAGAACAAGCTATTTCGGCATATTTAAACGGAAATACGAAAACAACCGTTATTGTTAACGTGTCGGCTACAGCTCAATATTGGAAAACTTCAACTGATTCTTCGGCAAAATATTATACAGAAATTGATACATCTGGTTCTTTTTATGTCGGGAATTATCCAGATATTTTTATTGTAGATGGCAGTGGCGTAAAAATTATTCCAGATGTTGATTATAGTGCAAAAAATGGAACATTTAAGGTTTATTCAAATACAATGGTAAATGGAGTTGTTGTGATAAACGGAACAAAGACGACAAGTTCAATGATTAGTTTTACAGTTAGATCTGGTTCTCCGAGTTCTTATACGGAGGAATACACTAAGAGGGTAAATTATGGAGATAATTTCTATACCGTTTATTCCGGAGGTGTTGACGAATTGAAGTGTGATTCTTTAACAAGCAGGGTTACAAACAATAGTGGAAATGCTGGGCTCTTCTTAAATGGAACTGGAAGTGCGGTAATTGGTTCAGATATAATTGAACCGGGAGGAATTTATTATATATTTATTATATAATTGCTGATTAATTAATTTATTTTTTACGAAAGGGGTTTAGCAGGGGATATGGAAGAGAATAAACAGATAGATCAAGAATTTCGACAGGAAACGGCAGAACAAAACGAAGTTCCTGTTATTGATAAAGATTCGGTCGATATATTAGACCTGCTTGAAACGGCTTCATCGTGGCTTGTTTCTCCAGAAGATAAAGAGGTAGAAAGGAAATTCAACGAGATTAAAAATCAGATTATCGTGAAATCTTTTCTGCCTCTAACGATGAAAAACGCACTCGTGAAGAAGGCGATTTTCGACTTGCGAACATCGGACGACTCAATTGACGAATTCCCGCAAGCGTTGGAAATTTCGCTTCTGTTCAACGTTCTTCTCGAATATACGAACATTAAATGGGAAGACGGACTTGAAGTTAAAGACGCCGCATTTTATGATATTTTGTGGGCGTCCGGCGTGTGCGATATGATTTTAGAATATTGTCGTTCGGATTACGAAAGAGTGGTTCGAATGGTGGAAAATATGTTCTCGTTTGAAAATCTTTACAACCTTGTTGAAACAATCAACAAGATGACTCCCGATAGTGTGGATGAACTGACGAAAGAGGTCAAACGGATTAGACTTGAGTCCGACCCGCAGATTCTTCATGATTATGCAACACTTGCGAGGGCGGGCGATCCGATTCTGCACAAGATGGCAGACGCTATTGAAGACACCGCGTATAAAGCGGCAAGTGAAGAAATTCCGGAAGAAAAAGACGCAAAAGAGTGATAAGCGGCAATTAAAATGCCGCTTTTATTCACGAGGCGGCATTTCCTCCGGGAAAGAGAAATTTTTTAGTAAAATTTAGTATGAACGGAGGATAACATATTATGGCAGAAAACATTTTTAGTCTTGGTCAACTCGAAGACAAGCTCATAGAAAAGGGTCTTGGAGAAATGTTAAGTGGTGAATACCTTGAAAAGAATGTTTCAAAACAATTCGCCGCAGAAGATAAAAGAACATTAAATGCTGCCGTAGAAATGGCAAAAAGAGGTGTCAAGCATAGTTTGAGCCTTGGCCTTGCAAGAGTAGAGAAAGCAGCAAAAGATAAAGGTTTTTCAGTTGGTTTTTCCTTTAACGAAAAAACTAATGAGGTTGACGTTATTCTTTATGAAGGAAAAACACAACAAGAAATTAACGCACAATCTAAAAAAGAATTTTTAAATTTTAAAGCTGAAATGCCTCATTTTAGGCTTGCAATTGGAACTCCTACAAAGGGTACTAAATATAGAATGCCATCTACAAAAGCCCTTGCAGCACACATCGATAATGAGGGTGCATATTTTGCAACGGAATTAGAAGACATTCTTGAAGGTGTAGCCGATAAAATCTCTTCCTCAAAAAGATATAAAGGACAAAGCGGAGAAAATTTTAAAAGAAGAATGAAATCTGCTGTCAGACGAGGGAAAGAAAGTGCGGTTAAGTCAATTATATCGACAGAAGCATATTCTATTGTTGATGATGAAAAGTATTACGAAGAGTTGAGACATCAACAGTCTGCAGCGAGAGATACTTTTTTGCAAACAGATGTTAAAACAGCAGGTATTCTTGGCGAGGTTGCAAAAAAATTAGACTTAACCAGAACAATTAAAAAAGCTAGAAATTTAACAAATAAACAAGTTGAATCTTATAATCGTAGAATTGACAATCTATTAACAAAGTATCAAATTACATATCAAACTCTTGGAAAACAGGCGGCAGAAAATTTAATGAAAAACGCCGATATTTGGTCAGAGTTAATGATTGAAGAAAAGCAAGTAGATAAGATATTGTCGGATACTGAAAAATATTTTGGTTCATTTTTACAAATGCGCGGACAGATTGGGTTGAGTAGCGATGAGGCAATGCAGCGAAAAACAATGTCTTTTGCAGGTCAGAGAGACGTTGCATTAAGAGGAAAGGTAGAAACAAACCGGCACCCTTCGCAGGCACGTAACTATTTGAGAAGAAAAGATCAAACAGTCCGCAGACGCACGGAAATGGTTATTCCCGCTGCGATGAAAGATGAGATGGATTATTTTTCTGGATCCGACAAACAACTTTATAAAAAAGCTCTTGTTACGAGCGAAGCGGACGTTTACGACGCATATATAGGCGCAATCGATGACGCGATCAAAGAAGAGCTTAAGAAACTTCGTAGGCAGAAAGCAAACAAATGGGTTTCAGAAGAAGAGCTCCAAAAAATGGCAGAAGAAAGGGTCAGAAAAAATCTTCCGGTAATTGCTCCGTCTGTTTTGGACGATATGGGTATTATTAGTGCGAGCGCTGCAAAATCGCTAGATTCTGTTAGGACTGTTGCGAAAAATATTACTTCCGATGAATATAATAAGTTAAACGCAGAGGCGACTAAAAAGTGGCAAAAATTGATCGATTCTGGCAAAACTCCAAAAATGCCACAAGATGAATATATTTCTAATTATATTGCAAAAAAAGCAACTGGACGCTCAAAACTCTCTGATGTTAGCATAAATATTGGAGAAAATGGCGGAGTAGATATTTCTGCATTAGAGGATGTCAAGTTCGGAGGACAGACAAAAACTCTTGATTATAATGAAAATTTAAGAGAAACAAAGCAGGTTCTTCCCGATAACATCGTTAAATTTATGGCGCAAAGACTTGGAATTAGTGGCGCTGTAGATATGATTGGTCGAGCAAAGTCTGTTAAAGCGTCTGAAATTCCTCAATATGTTCAAATGATTTTGACAACTTGGGCAATCGAAAATGGACTAGATGCAAATGGTATAAATCAATTAGCGATTAATATTCTTGGAAAAGCAGTCGTTCAAGGCGTAACAGAAGACGGGAAGCTCATAATTGATAATGCGCGAGATTTGTGGGAAAATTATGATTGGGATAGTGCTCTGAGTAGAATGGCCGAAATGGGAATGATTCACAAAACGACTTCCGGATATTCTCTTGGAAAAGCTGGAGATAAAGCGTTTAGTTTATATGATGTTGTCAATGTTGCCGATGTTTGGAATTCTACGAAAGACGTTAAAACAAGCTATAAAGAAAGTTCTGGTGTGTTTAGAGATATTCAATCAATGTCTACACGAGCTCAGTCAGAAGGGGAGAAAAAAGCTTTTAATGAATTAAGTAAAGAAGTAAAAGCAATGTACGACCCAATGACTGGTTCCGGCGCAGATGAAGCGAAAAAAGCAAAAGAAGACATTGATAAAATTCTAAATGAAAAAACTGGTTCAATTGTCAAAACTTATGAATCTAAAAAAGATGAAGATAGAGAGAAATCCGTTCGTAGGTTAAAAAAAGAGCACTACGATCCAAACAAGAAATTCAAAAAAAAGAAAACATATTTGGTTACAATTGGCCCCGGTGCGGATTATACAATTGATACGAATACTTTGATGCAAGATGTTGATTATTCTAAGGGTAACGGAATGTTGACTGAAGAAGAATATCAAAAAACTGCATTGGGAAGAATTGAACAAATGACCAATGATATTCAATCAAAGGCTGGCGCAGATGCAAATATTGAGTATGTCATAGACCCCGGGACAGACTTTGGTTTTTCAATGTCTTTTGGAGAAGATGGGAAAGAGGAAGGTGCAACCGGTCGATTTGTGGTTCTTCCAAACATTCAAACTAATTATAGAGTCAACGAACAGGGGGAGAAATTATATAGTCTTCCGGAGTACGCAAAAGATATCAGCTCTTTAGTTGGCGCAATTAATATACCGGGAAGCAATCTTGCAGGCGAAAAAGCACAAGAATTAACAAAGTCAATATTTACAGCGGCAAATTATGGCAAAAGTTCCTTGAGGCAGGCGGCTGAGACGAAACGTATTGGTGGCTCAAAATCGGTCCACCCTATTGGTATATCTAATGAACAGATAGAAAGGCTGATGCTTGGAAGCGAAGAAGATAAAAAACGAGCAACAGAATTAATTTCTTCTATTTATGTTAGTAGGGAACTGGCAAAAGAAATGTTGTCAGATAAAACTAGATTTATAGATAAAAATAAAAAATATGATTCTTCTGTTCATGAGAACGCCATTAATGAGGCATTAAAATATGCCGGAGTAGATCTTTCTACTCTTTCTGATTCTACTATAGATCAAAAAATAGATGTTCTTCTTGATAGTATTACAGAAGGGGACGGAAGAGCGGTTAAAGGAATTTCTTCTATTATCAATAGATACCCATCGATTAGTAAACACTCCGCAGCGTTTGCAAGTGTTAAAATAGATCCATCGATGACCAGACTTCAAATGAAGGTTGGGCCCGGACTGATGAAGTTTATGAACGGTGACTATGACGGAGATACGGTTAACTTAATTCTTGGACTCTGGGGCAGCGGTTATTCGATTGAGGCCGCAGCAGAGATGGTTGAAAGACAGCGTAGAATTAATGAACGGGTTTATAAAAAAATGTCTGCCGCAGAAAAGGCAAAATCTGGCGATGAACTTACAATGATTTCTGGCTCTGATGTTGGGAAGAATGCCGATTTCTTAAATTTGTCTGCCCTCGCAACAAAGTTTAATAAACCATATACTGGATTATTTTCTAATATTTCTACTAAAATAAGAGAAGGATTAAATGCGTCCGGATATGATTACGACATCCTAACCAATGAGTCCTCTGATACAGACTATATTAAAGTTATTCAGGGCGAACTTGTTAGTGTCGTTGGGCAAATTCTCGAACAAGATAGTATTAGTGCAAAAAAAGTAGAAAAAAGAATTCAGAAGAGAAGAGACACTCTTGATAGAGAATTAACTCAAGAAGAAAGAAATCTTGAACAGCAAACCGTATTAACCGAATTTGAAAATCTCGATAAGATGTTAAGAGATCCGCAGTTTTCTTTCTCTGAAATTATAGATAAAATGAAAGAAATGGAGCTCTTTTCAGACGACGTTTCTCAGATATCTTCTGTTGTAACCTCTATCATTCAAGATCTTACCAGAAATCTCGGAGATGGCAGAAGAGGACATATCTATACAAGATTAGGACTTAATGAAGCGGATCTTGAAAAAGGTGTTCTTAATGCCGACGCTATTAAAAATGCCGGTTCTTCTATTGAATATGCCACTGGTATGAAAATTTTTGGCGGAGAATATGGAAAGGGATTTGCGACATCTCGCGAGTTTACTCCGCATATGAAAAACGATGAATATCAGTTATTGAAATTTGTAAAATCTGTAGACGAAGCAAACAATGTTCTCAAAACAATGGGTGAGCTCATTGACGAAAATGGTAACAGATTTAGTCAATATGGCGAGAAGATTAGGGGAGCAATGGGCGCGCTTAAGCTCGAAGCCGGGCAAGAAGCTGCTAAAACAATAATTGCTGGGAAAGAAAATAAGGCTATTTCTGCCCTTGCTGTTTCTTACGGCGGTCTTGCTTCTGAGGTTGAAGGGCTTAAAGAAATCGGTGCTTCTAAGGGCTGGAACACTGTTACCGGATTTGCTTCGCAGCTTGCTCCGTTTGGAAGAATGGGAACAGATGCGGGCTATGGAAATATTTCTTCAAGACTGGATAGAATTTTTGCCAACCAAGATGATTCTGATAAATTTATCTCTATGTCACGAGAAGCACGTGCTCTCAGCTTTGGATATGGAGACGATGTCGAATCTTTTGAGAAAGAAAGAGGTACTGTTTTAAGTTCTATTTATGGAACGGCGGCCCACTCGATTTCTCAAGTTTTGTCGGAAGCTTCTCAAAAATATGGCGAAGATATACTTAATCTCAACGCGCTTAAAAAAATAGGGGATCAAGAATTAATTAATCAGTATCAGAAAGCCCTCGATATTCAAGAAAAAAAGATGAGAATTCTTGGATTTTCAGAGGCTGAAATCCAGAAGCAGAGTTTTAAAACTTCTTATTCTGGCGAAAGAAATTTCGAATCTTTGTTGAATTTAGTCGGCGGAGAAAAGGGAAAACGTTTTGTTAATCTTGGGAAACCGGAACAGTCGATTATTGGAGAAAATGCTCTTGGTGAAAAATTATATGGACAAATTGACGCTACTTATATTAGCAAGTATTTAGATCAATCTGGCACAGAAAAAAGTATTTTTAATGTAGTAGATTACAAGAATCTGTCTGGAGAAATTAAGCCCGAAAATGTTATTCAGGTATTAACTTATATTGCACTATTAAGACAACTCAAAGCGGAAGTTCAAAAAATGAAATCTGAAGGGATGTCTGAAATCGATGCAATAGATGAGATCGTTAGAAAAAATACCGATTCATCCGGAAACCAAAGATATTCTAAAGAATTTATTCAAAATATTTTAAGTTCCAATGATTTTACCGGAAAGTTAATTTCGACATCTAAAGGCGTAACTACTCAATACTCAATTAAAGATCCTGGAACGGCGTTAATGTCAAAAATCTTATCTGGCAATTTGTCAAATGAAGACCTGAAGACATTAATGTCTTTCGTAACAAAAAATGTCTCAACAACTTCGCAGCTTCAGGCAACAGAAAAATATAAGGAAGTTATTGGAGAAGAAGCGACGGCGGAGGAGACAAAGAAGAAGGAAGAAGAATCCGCTAAAAAGACAGAGGAAGATAAAAAGGAATTAAAAAAGCAATATATCACTCTTTTAAGAGAAGAAGAGTCTTTGCTTGAGAAAATTGATAAATTAAATCATCAAATTAAAGAAACTCAGGGCCGTGGAGAAGATGTTACGGCTCTTGAAAAGGATTTGTCAATTTATCGCAGAGCAAAAAATGCGGTTCATAGAAAAATGAGAGCCTCTGAATTTTCTGTTTTGAAAGATGAAAATGGAAATATTATTGATGATGATATTCTATCGGAACAGGAAATACAGGGTGCAAAAAGAAAATCTAAAAAATCTCTTCTCGGTATTGGAGACGCAGAGGATACGCTGAAAGCTTTCGAGAGATACGCCACAAAGCGTATGAAGCTTGAAAGCGAAATTGAACAGGCTCAACTCAAAGCCAGTACAACTGTCGGGAACGAGAAAAAAGCATGGGAGAATGTCGTTGCGCTAAAACAGCGGAGCCTAAAGGCGTCTGAAGACACTTATGAGATTTTAAAGAAACAAGCGGTTGGTGTCGATAAAAATAGAGCTCAAGAAATTATTGACGTCGTAGATCAACAGAGGGCGATATTGTTTGCTCAAAAGTTTGCCGGGAATCGTGGCAACCGTACAATCTTTGATGTTATTAAGTCTGATATTCAACGCGCTACGATGCGAATTACCGACTTCGGTCTTGCGGCAAGGGTTCTTAACACGGCCCGCAAAGAGATTCAGCAAGTTTATCAAAATATTCTGAAGCTTGACGAAGCGATGACAAATCTTCGTATTGTTACCGGCGCTAACACCGAACAGGCGAAGAGTATGATGAATACTTACAACGACCTTGCGATGCAACTAGGTACTACTACGCAAGCTGTTGCACAATCTGCTGCAGAGTGGTTGAGACAGGGTTATTCTGTTTCTGAAGCTAACGAACTGATTAAGTCTTCGACTTATCTGTCTCGTCTTGGTTTTATGGATATGGGTCAGTCTGTTACGGCGCTGACTTCTGTTATGAAGGGCTTCCGCATTGAAGCAACTAACTCGATGGACATCGTTGATAAACTGACGCAGCTCGATGCGAAGTATGCAACTACGGCTGGCGACATTGCTACGGCTCTTTCGAGAACCTCTGCGGTTGCTCGTGAGGCAGGTCTTGATCTCGACCAAACTGCGGCAGCATTGACTACGATGATTGACATTTCGCAGCAGGATGCAAGTAGTGTTGGTAACGCTTTCAGAACGATTCTTGCGAGATATGGAAATGTTAAAGCGACTGCGTTTACTTCTTTGGTTGGCGATTCTGAAGATGTTGATGACACAAATAGTTCTATAAACGATACCGAAAAGGTGCTTGGAGCGATTGGGATTAAAATCCGTTCGTCTGCTGGCGATATGCGCGATTTTTATGAGGTTATGGATGAATTAGCAGAAGTCTACCCAACGCTTGACGAAGTCAGTCGCAATGCCGTGGCAACGGCTCTTGGCGGAACTCGTCAGCGCAACTTGTTATCCATAATGATTCAAAACTGGTCGCAAGTAAAAGAATCACAAGAAGAAGCTGAAAGAGCACAAGGAACCGCCGCTCGTAAAATGCAGGCGTATAATGAAAGTGTTGCTTATAGCATCAATCAGCTCTCTGCGGCTTGGGAAGGATTTACGCAAAAACTTGAAGCAAGTGGAGCTGTAAAACTTTTCTTCAATGGATTAACGGCCATTATTGAGAATCTCGATCATATTTTGCAACATTTAATTCCAGTTATCGCAACATTTAACGCTGATAAAATTGTAAGCCTTGCTAAATTTTTGTCTCCTTTGGCAACGGCTATTCCGAAAGCGGTTGGAAAGGGATCTAAAGACCGTCACAGTAATGGGTTCTATGAAAATATGACTCAAAAGATGACCGCAGAAAACACCAACGCCATTGAAGAGTTGACCAATGCGATAGAAAATAATACTGCGGCATTAAGAGGAGAAAAACCGAAGAACGACAAGGATGAAACCAACAAAGGAAACACAAGCAATAAGATTTCAAAGAAACAAATGCGTTCTACTCGTCTAAGGACTGGTATTGCTTCTGGCATTGGTGCCGGAGCTGTTCGTTTTGCGAATAAGGGATCAAGTGCTTTTGACAATGCAGGAATATTTAAGGGTGCTGGAGATGTTGAAATTGGCACTGGTGAAGCTCTTGCAATGGGTGTTGCTCAGGGCGCCCTCACCGGAGTTGCGACTGCGTTTATGGGACCTGCTGGAGCTGTTCTTGCATCAATTGTTGGAGATCTTTTGTCTTCTCTCTGGAAGAAACTTGCTCACGCAGATGAAATTGCTCGCAAAGAGCGAGTTCAGCAGGCCAAAGATAATCTCGAAGCGATTAAAGGTGTCTCCACTTCCGTCACTGGACTAATCGATATCCGAAAAAAGGGAGACACTTCTCTTTGGGATGCAGATGATTGGAAACAGGCGAATGAATATGTTGAATCTTTGGAAAAGGCGAGAAATTCGAGTGTTGGTTTCAAAGATGCTCTTAATGACGCCATAGAAGGTCTTGGAAATTATACTCTGACAATAGAGAAATTGACAGAAAACCAAGAAACTCTTGCAAAAGTGGAAGCTGCCCGTATTAAATATGAAGCAGAACAAACTTATGCTGCTGGTGAGCAGGACAGATACACTCTTTTAAAAGAGATTGAAGATGCTCAAAAGAAGTTGACATCTAAAAATGAAGACGAGCGAGAACAGGCACAGGCCACTATCAAAGCGAATAGAGCTGCTATTCAAGAATATACAGACGAATTAAATAAAGCGTATATGAAATCTGCGTTTTATTCTTCTGGCGTTTCTACAATGTCGCAAGTGCAGAAAAATACAGCATCTTTGGAAAGACTTATTGTTGAAATGGCAGAAGAGGCGGAAAAAGCAGCAGAAGGAAAGACTGATGAGAAGTTCTTCGAAGACGATGGAACGCTGAAATCTGAATATCGTAGCAAATTTATTCAACAAATTCGCGAACAAGGCGGATATGAGGCCGTTCTAACCGAATCAGAAAAGTCCGTTGCTGATTACAAGAAAGCGATGAGCACAGTTGCTAACATTACAGATAAAACTGGAAACAAGCTTAATATGAAGCTCTCTGATTTGAAAAAGTTGGTTTCTTCAAAAGGTGGAATAGCTGAGCTTGGAGATATGTTAGGGAAAACCGGTGATGAGCTTGATAGAATCGTTGACCAAATCAATAGCGCCGACGACAGTAAAATAGCAACAATTGCGCACTCTCTCAATATGACGGTGGAAGAGTTTGAAAAGGCGAACGAAAACGGCGATTTCAATTTCTTTACAACCGGAATGGCAGTAGAAAATCTCGATGCGTTTATTGACAGGATTGACAAGTTAAATGGCTATCTTGCCGAACTTGCGACCAATGGAAAGTTAAGCGCGGAGTCTTTGGAAAGTATTGTTAAAAATTATGCGTTTTTAATGCAGGGCGCTAACGGAAGTTTTGGAGCAGAAAATATTCTTGAAAATCTTGCGGAATTATATGCAGAAGGTTCGGAGTCGACTATTGCTCAAGCACTGGCTGGAAAATTCCAAAAGAAAGCTGTTACAGACGAAACTTGGTGGAATGCGTGGACGCAGTCAAAACTCGGAAAAGCATTTGTAAACGATGAAAATCGTCCGTTAAATACAACATTTACATCTTTTTCTGATGCGATGGCTTCAATGACGGAAGAAGAAAAACAGTCTTATATAGAATATGTTAAAAGTTTGTTCGCAACCGATTTGGGTGAAGAAATTCAAGAAAAGCTTATTGAATGGCAGACAAAAGCATACGAAACGGAGATTTCTAATCTTGAGTCAATTCGAGATTCCCTCGACGACGTTAACAAGCAACGTGAGAAAGAACTCGAACTGATTAAAGCAAAAGAAGCTCTTGAAAACGCATCAAAAGAAAAGAAGCGCGTTTATCGTGCGGGAGTTGGATTTGTTTATACGACAAATCAAGAGGCCGTTAAATCTGCGCAGGATAAGGTTGACGAACTTGAAAGACAACAAGACAAAGACGATGTTCAATATCAGATTGATTCACTGCGACAGCAGAAAGAAATTCTTGAAAATCTTGAAAACAATAAACAATTGGAGAATTTGACTACTTTTGTTGAAAAGATTCAAAAGGCGCTTGGAGAAGATGGAAGCGATCTGTTCGCATCTATTTTAACAAAAGACGGCACATTTCAAACCAATATGACCGAAACGATTGCCAATGATATTGCTAAAAGCGCCGAGAAAGTAAAGGAAGAGGAAGAAATTAAAGCAACAGAAGAAGCGAAAGAAAAATACGTAAAAGCTGGTCAAGAATACGACGAATTTATGCTTAAAAATGAAAATATTTTAAACGATCAAAACAATCCAGCGTATGCTTTTACACGTTCGGAGTGGCTTAAAAGGGCACAAGCTCTCCAAGAAGCAAGGTCTACATATAATAAAGCAAGTGACATTAGGTCTATAGATGATGTTTCCGATATAAATGCAGGATGGGAAAATGTCGACACAAATCTATATAAAGAAAAAGTAGGATCTCAAGTTGGAGTTTTTGATGATTCTTTTAACTGGGATACGGTTGGAAAAGCTGCTGCAGGCGCTTATATTGGTGGCGCAGTTCATGGCGCAATTCTTTTTGGAGGGGGCTCCGCAATAGGACAGCTTAATAAAGTAATTACCGGAGCGGATATTTATATGTCAGAAGAATCTCCAGAGGCTACTGGGGAAAGTTTCACAAAACATATGATTGGTAAAAATAGAAGTGAAAAAGATAAATATGTCGTTGGACATTATGATTCAAAAAATAGAAGGTGGAATTTTTATTCTTCTGGAGATGATATTAATACCATCAAGGAAAAAATGCAACCATATGATATATTGATAAATGACTGGAATAATGGTTTTTATCAAGATCGGGCTGTATTTATGGACAGTAATAGAAAATTTAGATGGGTGAACGCTGATGAAGGAAAAATATATGCAAATAATTGGTCCGAAGATTCTGCAAGTTCTGGCGGAAATAGTCACAGTGGTTCTGGTGGCTCTTTCGCTTCTGGTACTCTTTCGGCTCCTGGTGGCCGTTCTCTGATCAACGAAAACGGTCTTGAATCCATTATTACTCCTTCTGGAACAATCACTTCTATTCCTGCTAAATCTGGCATTGTTCCTGCCGATCTTACTCGTAACTTGTGGGCTCTTGGTGAGGTTGCCCCTAACCTTATTGCTCGCCTTGGCGGGAACAATCTCCAGACTAACAACTCCAATTCTTCTACTGACAATTCGATCAATATTCAGAATCTTGACGCCACGTTTAATACACAGAGCGACTTCGATGGACGTCGCTTCTTGACAGATCTTCGTAATCAGGTTATCTTGACTGCGAACAATCACTAAAAACAAAAAGAGGGTTGTGATGAGAAAATTGTCGCAACCCTCCCTATGTTGGAGGATTTATGAAATTTAACAAAAAATTAACAATTCTAATTTGGGTTCTTTCGTTCACTTGGGCGCTTCCTACAACTCTTGTCGGGTGTGTCGTTGCGTTATATCTCCGACTTCGTGGAAATAAACCGAAAAGGTTTGGACCAATTTTTTACTTTCCGATCACAGAAGATTATGGACTGAATCTCGGTCCTTTTATTCTTGTCCCTAAAAATACCGATTTTTACTTGAACGCGCACGAGCTCGGACATCATCTTCAAGCGTGTTTCCGGTATGGACCTTTCACCGTTTTTGTTGTCGCAATTCCGAGCGTTATTCGTTTTTGGTTGAGAGAACAGAAAACATATGACGGAAAACTTTTATATGCTTGTTTGCTTGTAATCGCAATTTATATTGTGAGCGCAGCCCTGAGCTGGATCGGATATTTCACGAAAATTGTAGCACTTGCGTTTATCGGATTGCTTTTGACAATTTATGGAATCATTATCCAGATCTGGTTAAACAGGTTCGAAGTCCCGCGTTATAAAGATGGAAACTATCCGTCGTATGATGACGCGTGGTTTGAAGGAGACGCGACTAGAAAGGGAAGCGATTTTATGAGAAAGTATTTCAATGAAGAGGTGAAGCGGTTTTGGTAAAATATAATTATGATTTGTCAAATTATGATTATGTTTTAAGCTTCGACCTCGCAAAACAAAAGACCGGATGGGCACTTGTTAATATTAAGTCAAACAGAGTTGAAATGTCCGGGATAATAATCTTGAACGAAAAAGTAGATTCTGTTTGGCTTGATATATACGATAAAATCGTAGTTGTTTTAGATGATGTAAAAAAACATTGCCAAAATTTGGACAAGAAGTTTTTCGTGTTGAAAGAGAAGCTCCCGAATCAGGCCGGAAGATTTACGACAATTGCGTCTCTCCAAGGATTGGCGCAAGTCCACGCAATTTGGGAGCTCGCTTGTGAAAAGTCGGAGGTGGAAGTTTATGATTTCGACGGCGTTCATTCTGTTAGCGTTAAGGCTTTCTTTACGAGAAGATACGAGGTTGAAAAACCGCAAAAGGAAGACATTGCGAAATTAGTTTGTGAAAATTATTGTTTTGACATTGGAGATAGTCCGTTAGATATTACTGACGCAATTGCTTGTGTTCAAACATTGGTTGAATACAAGTGGAACGAAGATATAAAAGATAAAATTAAAGAACTCAAAAAAGAACAAAAAAATTATAAAACAGATAAAAAGAAAAATCAGATTGCTGAAGAAATTCAGCAATTGGAAGTGTTGGAGGTTTAAATATGGAAAATATTGGTTTATATTTAGGTATTGGAGCTGTCGTTCTTGCCTTTCTTTCGTATCTTGTGCCGCAGATTATTAAGTTCTGTAAAATGTCTAAGGATGATAAAAAGAAGCTTTTGTTAACATATCTTGCGGGGCTTGTAACAATGGCAGAGGATAAAATTGGCGCGGGGCACGGTGCAGAGAAACTGGCAGATGTTGAAAACTACTTTAATGCCCATGCTGGACTTTTCTATAAGATAATTTTGAGAGTTTTCGGAAAAGAAAATCTGAAGGGTTTGATTGAAGAAGCGCTCCAGCTTGTTAAGAAAAACTTCGAAAAATAATTTTTCATACTGTAAAATCCGGATAGATTGGATATGACGAAATTGTTACTAATGTTCAATTTACATCCGGGCAATAAAAGGAGAAGATAATTATGGCTTGCAGAAGTTGTGATTTGAAGAGAATTTATCGTCTCTTCGAAGAAAAAAAGCGGCGCGAAGCCGAAGAGGCCGCAAAGCGTGCTCGTAAAAAGGAAGAAAAGAAGATCGTTGCGGAGGAGTCCGCAGAAGAAAAGGCTATCGCCGAAGAAGTTTAATTAATTGGTGTGCGGGTGGGTTAGAGAAAACCTCCGCCCGCCCGTATACTTCAAAGAAATATTATTAAAGGGGGTTTTAATAAAGTATGGCAATTTATAAACCGACAGACTGCAGTCCGTTTAACGGAACGTTTGATTTATCGTCAGACTTGCCAATAGTTTTTGAATGCAAGATTGATACTTCTAATAGTCCTGTTACGGGGTATTCAATTGAAATATATAACAGCAACAATGAAATAATTTTTCCCGGTGTTAATAGAACAACCGGGCCAATTAAAAGTAATGTAACATATTTGACAGATTTAAAAAAGTATGTTCAAAATAAATTTCCGTCGCTGGTTTCGAACATTCGCAATGTCAATTCCGGGCTTAACGGAACGGTCCTTGAAATCCCGGCAATTGTTAATAGTTCTGATGTTGATAATGATACTACGGTCGGAAGAAACCAAATTGGAATCGTCGGCGGCGAAACAAACATATTAGTCGACGGGCAGACATATACATGGAAAATCACACTATACCAAGAAGTAAAAAAGGGAAATAATGTAAGCGAGACAACCGACAATTCTATTTTCCCGCCGGATGCTGAAAAATATTACGATATGACAGTTGCAAGCGGGACAGTAATTGGGTCCAATGAAAAGCGTATACAAACCGCGCTAATTGATAGCGATGATAAAGTTGTTGACAATTTAGTTTTAATCGACAAATTTGTTCAGCCAATTAAAATTGGTAGGTTGAGCGGCTATGATCCAAGTAATCCTGTAACAAGTTGGAGCGGAACGATCCCAAAATCCTTTACGATGACACGTTCGTTGATTACAGGTTACGATTCAACATATGGATACGTCTATCCATCAACGGCAGAAGGAAATGTTTTCGCGAACGGACAAATTATTCCGGAAAATGCAAATGGTTTTCAGATTTTCAAAAACGGGAATAATCCATCGAACCTCGGCGCAACGGATATGATTGACTTTATTTATGACAACGGAGAATTCGAGGGGGAGATGACGTGGAAAACATCTGCGGCAAAACCTGAACAATCATATTGGGAACAGACTTATTTGGTAAATAGTGATCCAGGTGGAGTATTTTACCCTCTAAAAGGAGATGGGTATAGTTCGTTTGCGCTAACTGGGTCGGAGAGAATTATTTTCAATAATATCCAAGACTCGAAAGTTCAATATGATGGAATTTATTATGGCTCTCCATATAACGGAATTTTTGAGCCGAATTTTTCTTCTAAAAAAATAGACGGCGAAACCTCTGCTTATCAGGTAACGGTTATCTGGCGCAGAACGAATGATGCTGCAAACTGGGGAACGCTTTCTAACAAAATTGTTTATTGTCGTCGAGATGGTAAAAATTATGAGATAAACAATGCTGCGCAAGTTGGAGAAATCAACAAAACCCCATTTAAATTTGTTGAGGAAAAACCAGTTAAAATTTTTAATATAGCGGAGGAAACGACAAACATTGTTAGCGGACAAGATATCGAGAATAATTCACGTATATTTAATACAAGCAACGCAATTTCTTCGATACTTTCTGTTATAAATAATGTTGGTGTCGACGTAACAAAAGATTGTGCGTTTGAAGTTGGGAAAAACTATATTATATATACGTCAAGCTCTGCTATTCCATCAGGTTTAACAATTTCAGTAAAATATATTCCGTTTAATATTCGAGACTATACCGGAATAATTTTTTATAATAAACGGGCGACCAATGATTCAGATACTGGAAGAATTTATATCAGGCCTTCTATCAACATTAATAAAAATATGATCTTTAAAGAAGTAACAACCACTGCTAATCCAACTTGGTTTAACATCAATTATTTCAATAAAGATTATAATTATATTACTTACATTGGAAATCAGGGATTCAATCCAGAAATTGACAAAACTCGTTATCAGATTAAAAGTTTTTATAAAGATAGTGACTATAATCCGTTTTCGATTTACAAAAACCCAGTAATTGAAACGCAAATTGAGACGGCAGATAAAAACAAAAAAATACTTGAATCAGACGGATTTGTTAATAATGTTGAGACAAGAAGCTTCACGGTTAGGTCCAACTATTCGCAAAATAGCTATATTCAATGGAAGAGCTATCAGTGGATTTTATATGATTCTACGAAGAGGACTATTTTAGAAAAAACGGAAGAATCATATTCCGGAGAGATTTTAGGTAATTTTTATGGGCTTGAGCCACAACAGTATTATATTTTGTCTCTTATTCTTCAAACAAATTTTGGAAAGATTATCGAAATTGATTATATTATTTACACTGATTTTACAGAAATAATAGAACAGAGAGATCTTGTTCGCACAGAGTTTGATTGTGACACACTTTCAATGAAGACAAGCCTGAAGTTTCTTGATGTTGTTTTAGCTCCCGATGCAGATGAATATTTGTCTGGGGATACCGACCCGACTAAAAATACGGCATATTATTATGATTCAAAGCCGGACTTCTATAAAAAGAACAATCAAGTCATTGCTTCTGTTAATAACGGTGTTCTAAAAATAATCGGGCAAAATTCGCTTGATTTTAGCAAATCTTTTGAAAATTACGTAATTAATTCAAACACAAGGACCGGGTCAATTCAAATAGACGCGGATGAAATTGTAGTTGAGGGTTCTTTTGATTTTTCCAAAGACTATAATGGAGATATCTTTTCGGTTTCTCGCGGCGAAGAAGGGACTGGTACTATTAAAATCTCTATTCCAGAAGCAATTAAATCGATAGGTTCAGATGGATTTGTCGCTCTTTCAGACGATATCAATAAGGTTAAGATTGGGCCGAATTCCTATCTTAGAATAATTGACAATAATGGAATAGTGTCAAATTCAAATGAATGGCAGGATTCCAGCGAATTCCATAACACATCAATTTGGCAGGTTAACGGAGCTCCCCCGAGCGGGAATCGCATTAACGTTGCTAATTTTAAATATGCGGAAATAGATAATGGAGATGGAACATATAACAAGGATAAATATTTGAACATTGCCGGTCCGTTTAATACAAATTCGAGCGAGGCAATACGAAATCCGATGGAAAACAATCAACAATCTTTCTCTTTTTATGACAGCAAAGGCGTTGCTATACAATGCAAAAAAGATCTTGACGGAGATCAATTGGTTCCTTTCCAAATCAATCAACCAGATAAAATCATTTGGGTAGACAACGCTCCGGCAGAAAGCCCAAAAAATGTTGTTATTAACGCGAATGGATCTGATATTACATCTGTGCCAAGGTCTGTTTTGTTAAATGAGGCTCTTATATGGAATGACGACATTATTTGGAAAGACGGGACATATTTGAAAAACGGAACTGGTCTTTCTGCTAAAATTGGAGAAGTAAGAGTTAATGGAGATATTGTTAAGGTTGACACAATTTCAAATACAACAAAACCGACATATACCAACACCGGTCTTGTTAAACAAGAAAAAGTTTCGACGTCAATTAAAGAAAGAGAGGTCCTCTCGCAACATAACCTTTCCTTCAGAATCTTTATTAATACAAATAACTTTACGGTAGACCAATTAAGAAGTGTTTGTTATGTCAGTCCATCGCAAAAAATATAAAGAAAGGAGCTCCGAATTTTGAAATTAAAATTTTCGATTGGACCTGGGAGTTCGTTAAAGCCCGGAGTTCTTAATTCAGCTAGTACACAATTTTTAGAATCAAACTTTTTTTATTTATCTTCATCCGAAAACGGAATTGCTCTAAGAACGGATGTCGGGGCTCCAAAAAAAATCAAGAACACGGAAATTCAGAAAGTTCTCGACGAAAACCTTCGTTCCGTTATCGGTCTTTTTAATTTTGAAGACGTTAAAAATGGTGAAGAAATAATTGCGACTGCGGCAGCGGAAGGAATTTCTAACGCTGACCAGTCGTTGTACGCGGTTTCTGTTTACAAGAAAGAAATTTGGTATGATAGAGAAGCTGGAAAATCAATGGAGGAGCCCGTTTGGACTCCTGTTGCATTAAATGAGTCTTCTAATATTATTCGAGATTTCAACATTGGAAATAATCGTTATTATAAATATGTTTTTCGACTTGTTGAAAATAAGGCTGGTGGAGGAGTCGAATGTCAGTCGGGAATTATTGTTCCAATTAAAACAAATTGGCAAGGATGGTCCATTACAGAACTTCACGAAACGGACGATCCGAAAGTGTTTACGGCGTCTCCAAAAGATGTTTGGAAATTTAAGTATAATATTTCCAACGGGGCACAAACACAGAATGTCACTAAAACACAACAAGATACGCTATCTCGCTATCCAATTTTTAGTCACGGCGTGAAAAACACAGTTAGCGGAAGCGTCACTTGTCTGCTTGGTCGTGAAATGATTAATGCAAATTACACCAATAAAGAATGGGTTTACGAACAAGACCCGAACACGTCAGAACCGAGTTTTATCTGGGTAGAAAATAACGGACCGTTCAAAAATCTTGGCGGTTATCGCGAGCGCCTTGGAAGAGTCCAAAACTTCTGCGGCACAAACTCCGATTATCTTTCTGCTTCAGTTCTTGGTTTCCGCAATTTGACATCTAACGAAGCGGTCGATATGCTCGATAAGTGGCGCGATGTTTGTTATTCGGGAAATCCGAAACTGTTAAAAGACCAAAAGGGTCAAACCTTTATTATTCAAATTACTGATCCGAGTAATACTACGAACGAGTCTTGGGAGAAGATGCCAGAAGAAATTTCGTTCAGTTGGATTGAGATTGCCGATGCAAAAGACTGCCGCATCATTCAGGCAGAATGAAAGAAAGGGGGCGGCATTATGCCACAGATTTTTAACCAAATCAGAATGGGTTCTGGCGAAAATTATAAGTATATCATTGACGGGAAGAATGCCGCCGTCGGCGATATTGAAAAGTATTTAAAAATTTCAGAGATTAAAAAAGTTATTGGAAGAAAGACAATTTACCCTCGGTTTCGTATTTTTGTTTTAAACCCGGACGAAACGGTGAATTATCAGCTTCCAAATGAAGATATTTTGTCCGGCGGTTCGTATAGTGAAAATTATCAAAACGGTTCTCGCCGGACGCTGTCTTTTTCATTAAACAATCAAGAAGGGAAATACACTCCATCGATCAACAATTTTTGGGTGGATACAAAGGTTCTGCTTGATGTTGGATTGGAAGTCCCGGACGAAAATCTAATTATTTGGTTTCATAAGGGCGTTTTTGTGATTACTTCTGCGAATCCGTCAAAATCGACAGAAACCAAAACAGTATCAATAAGTTGCGCTGACAAGTTTGAAATTTTGAACGGAAAGCGTGGCGCAGTTGGAACGACAGTCGAGATTCCTCCAGGTGTGTTAATCAAAGATGTTGTTCAAGACATTTTGTGGTATGATAGCGGGACCGGAGATGTTCTCGACCCGATTCCGTTCTTTTATCATCCTGCGTTTGAGGGAAAGGTGACGCCGATTACGATGACATTGTCCGCTGGGTCGAATTATGGGAGTCTGATTACACAAATCGCAGATGTTCTGTCTGCGGAGGTTTTTTATGATTCCTACGGGCAGTTGAATTTCGTCCCAATTGTCGATGTGATTTCCGACGGAGATAAGCCGAATCTTTATGATTATTCGATTGAAAATCTACAAAATGAAAACTTTTCAATTGATTTGAATTCTTTCATCAACTGTGTTTATGTTGTTGGAGCGAATGTTAACGGGCACACTTGCACGGCGGTTAAAAAGAACGAAGACCCAACCTCTCCAATTTCTGTTGGAAGAATTGGGCTTCGTGTTGCAGATGTGATTAACGACTCCAATATTACGACTGATCAATTGGCGGAAGAGCGGGCAGAATATGAATTGCGGAAAAAGATTATAGCGGAAAGCACATTAAGTAGTTCTGTTATGTTTAATCCGCTTTTAAGTGTTAATAATATAGTAACATATACAGACGAGGAAGATTTTGATATGAAACGTGAAAGATTTTTAATCCAGAGTATTTCCTTTAACTTGGGATATGACGGGCTAATGTTATTGAGTGTTTCGAATATAAATAATCTTCCGTTTGTATATTAATAGAAAGGAGATTGAATATGGCAATATTTAATTCAGGTGCAGAGCCCGGTTGCATTGCGGGTAGTCTTCCGTTAAAACTTATGCGCATTGCAATGGAAAATAAGGGGCTTCTTGAAAAAGCAGGATCCCTTTATTGTGGAACCGGGAAAGTAAATTCTGTAGCAATTGAAAATGAAAGATATGACGTTCCTGTCACAATTGCCGTCGAACCCCCAGAAGGCGGAGTAAAAAGCAACACAACTTATGGAATCCAATTTATGCTTGACGACAATGAAAAAGTAGCTAGCGCAATTATGCAACCATCGGGTTCTGCAGGAGGCTCTATAGGACCTACCGGTCCGCAGGGTCCAAAAGGAGACAAAGGCGATACCGGTCCGCAGGGTCCACAAGGACAACCAGGAAAAGACGGATTTACACCCACTGGCGGCGCAATTGTCCCCAATCACGTCGCATACGACACTACTAATGGCGTGCAATTCACCGGTCCTCTCAGTCTCCAAGGCACACCTGCATCAATTCCTAATTTGCCCTTTACAGCTACCCTTCCTATTCGTCCGGGCAAAAATATTGTAATTAATGCTACCGAAGACCAAAAAGCATTGGTGATTGGTACTGAAGGCGATGGTTTATCCGAGGCAGACCGCGCGAAGTTAGATGTGCTTTCACTTCAAGGCGCACAATGGGCAACTGAAATTAAGGGATTTGCCGCAGACCCGACCGAACCTTATGACAGCACCGATGTAACAAGAGTATCTTTCGTCAAGTCTTATACTAGCCAACAATTGAACAACGCCGGTAGCCAAATTTTAACTATTTTACACGACGATGTATTTCCCTTTTTATTACTGCCTCCTGAGACTGTTCCTGAAGGCAGCGTTATGCGGGTATCTCACGGCACTTGGGGGGCTAATCTTTTAACTGACAAGCAGTCCCTTCCTCTTTCCCAAACAATTACAATTAATACGACTGATTGGGTGGCTGAAAATAATGCTTACAAATATGTGAAATCTATTGGCGACCGTTTGTTGTCCGACAGTGTTGTAATTTGTGAATCTGATGACAGTCAAGTGATATGTACAGCGCAGGACGTGGGCAACTTAACATTTGTAACTCCCACCAAACCGATTGGCGCAGTAACAGTAAAGGCGGTGATTTTCTAATGATTATTAATACCAGCGTTAGCAAAACTATTGACGTCCAATTAACTCAAGATGCGGCAACTAACCGACTTATCCTGCAAAACGCTTTTGATACGGCCGAGGAATACTCCACAGTTAGATTGGTTAGCGGCAAATACCCTATCCCCTACTCAACGTATACCCAAAACGAATTCAGCCAAGACGTAATTGTAACTCCGCGGCCCACCATCCGCAAGACCGGCGTTGTATTTGACCTTAATGGCTCCTGTCTCTACGGTGTCCCCAATGGCTCCGATGTACATGGCAAAAAAAGCATTATTTGTATTGCCGGCAAAGATATCACAGTCAAAAATGGTGAATTGGTAGGTACATTTAATAGTCCAAGAGAAAAAGGCTCAAATGGTCAAGAAGTCAATTTCTACGAGGAAGAAAGCGTTCTTAGCCTTGAGGAACTCAATTATACCAATGCCACAATTGAAAACATGACCCTGCGCAATGCGCGAGGCTATGCACTGACTGGCTCTAACGGCTTATATCAAGACGAGTCTCTTAACACCTCTTTTCAACTGAATAGCTATTACTACACAGGCGGCAAAGAAGGCACTACACAAATGGTACGCAATTACTATCAATCTAACGCGCAAAAGGGCTATTTGGCTGATGAATACAGTACAACTAGCATCACTATTCCTTCCGGCTACAAATACATTATGTGTGGCAATGCGCGACTTGGTACGGCTTTCCGCATTAGCTCATCTTTTTCTGCTATTTATGAGTTTACCATTGGCAGCACCAAGCAATACATACATGAAACGCCTAATCAACCCGTCTTAATCCCTGACGGCGCGACAAGCGTCATTGTAACCGTCGGCTTTTGTGGTACTGACAAACCCTATACAGACGGCGCCATTCCAACTAACAGGCGTCTTGGTGTCATGTTCTTACAACATGGCTTGGGTGTAACCGTCAACAATTGCTTCTTCCACAACAACAGCTCCCTTGGGTGCGCCGCAGGCCTTGGCGTTTGGTCATTCAACGATTGCCGTTCTGCTTACAACTCATTCTATCGTGACGCAATAGAGGGCTACGAGGGTTCCACAGTCGGTATGCTTGACGTAGAGGAGTTCCCTTGTGCGCTTGTCACCCTTAATAATTGTCGTTCCATTGGCGACCAAAAACTCGCCATGATTAATGCTTATAAAACAGTTATTACGGGCTGTTCTTCTGACAGACGCGGTGCTGCAAATCAACACAAACAAATAGTGCTTGGCAGCATTTACATTGTAGGTGGGTGGGAAGCCAATATTGACAATTGCCATTGTCCTATCTATACAAACAAAGAAACGATTTGTAATATCAGCAACTGTTTTATTGGCTATACCGTAGAAAATACGCCCTATGACCGCACCAACTGGCAAAACTGCGTATTTGAAAACTTAGATTGGGCACGTCAGCCGCAAACTTACGATTCCGTCATAACTTACAAAGAACAAAGCAGCCTGCTAACTCCTGCTAACGCGGGCATCATTCGTGGTATATCTTCCGCTTGTATGCACATTATGAACAATTCTTGTATAATTCCCAACGCGACTTTCGATTTGCCGAACAAGGGCAAATACACAGAACTCAAAATCCGTGCAAACAACTACAAAGGTTTGGGCAGCAACTATGCCATCAACACTTACTATCTCACCCAAATTCTTACCAATACAGCTGGCGCTACTACTACCAAATTAGATAGCGACATCATAGTATTCCCCAATGGCGGCGTTGTCTCTGATTCGTTATTTGTTAGCGGTGTACGCAACTGTGCTTACAGCCTTTCCAGTAATAAAGAAAAGGGCAAATTCCTTCGGTGTACATTTAAGGCGGCTGATACTGATTTGTTTATCATAGTCAAAGCCTCCGTCAATCCTTTTGAACTAACATTTGAAGATTGCGATTTTATAGCAACTAACAAGAAATTGTTTACCAAGGGTAGCGTTGCCGGACGTTCACAAGCATTCTCTAATAGCTGTAAACTAACGTTTACTAATTGTACTATTAACGGTACAAAGCTAACGGATGCCTCACAGCTTACATCTTACATGGATAGCGACAGTCAAGCGGTAATTACAATCGCATAAAAATTTCAAAGCACACCATCGCGCAAAAGAGTCGGGGAAAGCACAGGACTAGTCGTGTAGAGTGTGGGGCTAGTCGCAGGCACAGCCTCAATAACGGTGACTGAATTTCCTATTTATGTTTTTTATGGGACGAACAGCCCGTTCTATTGTCAAAAGACGACTTACTCCCCGTAATGATAAACTCACGCTCAAATTCACGATATAAAAAAATATTTTGTTATAATAAATATTTACAGATATTTCAACGGTTTTAAAAACTACTTGACAAACTAATAATTTTAGTGTATAATAGGGGTGGTTGGGCGGGAATAGATAATAAGTAATATATATAAGATAATTAGTGTATAATAATGTTTATAATAAATTACTCTTATATATATTATTATAAGCATAACATCTATTTCATTTATCCAACTACCTCTATTTCCCCATTGAGAAAATCCAATAAAAGAAAGGAGGGGTTGCGAACAATATGATCGACGCAAAAGATTTTTTAAGTGTAACAAGAGATATAATTGAACAGCAAATTAGAGATCGTTCTACGGATGCTGTTTGCGAGATTGAGAGCGTCAACGAAGACGGGACTCTTAATGTTTTTGTTTTACCAGATAAACAAACAATACTCAAAAACATAATTAACGAATCTCGATATAATTTCAAGCGCGGAGATAATGCGCTGTTATATAAGATTCACAACAGATTGTCGGACTCATTTGTTGTTGCAAAATTTCGCCCAAAGCAAGAAGATGCTGGAATTTCCGAAAAGTCAGTTCAAAACCTCATAGATAATGCTCTACAAAATTATCAAGGTGGTTCTGGGGGCGGAGTTTCTGGCGGAATTCAAGGCCCTCCTGGCCCGCAAGGAATTCAAGGAGAGGTGGGTCCTACTGGGCCAAAGGGAGATAAGGGAGATGCCGGTCCTGCTGGAGATGCCGGTCCTGTTGATCCCACTGGCGCAAAGGGAGATAAGGGAGATGCCGGTCTGGACGCATACAGCTTATACGTACAGCAGGGCGGTACGTTAAGTCTGCAAGAATGGTTGGCACATCCAGCTTCTGGAGCTCCTACCTATGCGGCGGATGCGGCATGGCTGGTCGCGAATGGCGACCCCGCTAAAATATATGTGCTTCCTGATGGTTATCTCTATGCAAAAGTAACCAGCACTATCCCCACCCCTAATTTTACCAATCTATTTGACCCCAGTAAAGCCGCATTGAATCAACTAAGAAGAGGGGAGAACGGCGCCACTCTAACACCCTGCAATGGTCTGCTATCTACGGGACTTATGCCTATTAACTGCCGTACTGATGTGAACAATCCTACCAAAATTCGCATTAGAGGAACAAAGATGCTATCTTGGATAGACTCTAATGAATCCATTGTCTATTATAATGCAAGCGGCGCTGAACAATGGAAGCCCACAATTAAAAGGGTCAAGTACAGCGTTGAAGCTAATGGAGACGTTGTTATTTATGCGGGCTGGTCTACTAATGACCCTGTACCGAATTGTGACGTAAATTATAAGCAATTTTCTATATCCACCTTTGTAAATGGAACGGAGGCTGCTATTACCGAGGCAGATATTAAGGACATGATTGTTACAGTAGATGAAGAAATTACTTACTCTACTGGTTCAAGATGGGTAAATACAGGAGTTAAATATGCTAATTATGCCCTAAGTGATTCTGATAAAACTGCCATTGCGGCAATGTCTCGTCCTAAATCACCTTTGGTTGATAAGAAAGTATTGATTATGGGTGACTCTATTTCGTCTGATGCATATGGTAATTATACAAAATGGGTTACAGTATTACGCAATGAAGGATTCTTACCCCCTACTGTAGTTAACAATAGTCAGCACGCGACAGGATTTGTAGCGAGATATACAGGTGAGGATGCTAATGCTCAAAACGATTTCATCGATAGGATTACAGCAATTACTGACAAAGATTCCTATAATCTCGTGGTTATTTTCGGTGGTATTAATGACTACATTCAAAATATTCCTCTGGGGGGAGGGTCGGGGCAAACTGATAGAGATACTTACTTCAAACCCGCTGTGGATTATTTCTTTGATTACCTTGTTAAAAATTTTGTACAAGCACGTATTGTTGTAATATCTCCTTTGAGAACTTATAATATTTATAAGAATACTGCGGGGGGCAGCCAGGCAACAGGGCATTATCAAACAGAATACACAGATTATATCAGAACTGTGGCCAAGAACTATTGCCTTCCTGTTTTGAATTTGACCGAAGAGAGTGGATTTTGCCCTTTCGTCGATGAGTTTAAGAACAAATGGACGTTAGTGCCTTCTGGCTATACCTCGGCTGATGGCGTTCATCCTAATAAGGAATATCAGGAGCAATATCTGGCCCCTATGATTAAAGGCTTTTTGCAACAGCTGTATGCTTCAGGTGTTTATTGACAGATAATGTATTGGTTTCTGTGCCAGATGGGAATGAGGTGAACTATTGACGGTAAGTGAACCACCACAGATCATAAAGGTCTGAGGATTCTATTAAATGGTTCCCCAGACCACCAGACTAAGTATGCAGAAATGGATACTACGATATTTAGGTTATGATACCTACGGTTGACGAAACAGACCGTTGCTCTATTGCACATATTTAAGTCAAATTAGCAGAAATTCCAATCCATTTAAGGGTTTGGTGGTTCACAAACCACTTGACAAATTAAAATATTTGTGGTATAATATAACCAGACAAGACAGGGACTGCCCGAATTTACACCTGTGGAGTTAGTGGGTTGCGAGGACGACTGATTGTTTTGTGATATAATAAAAATTGCCGGGGAAACGAAATTTTTCCCCGGCAGAAAGTAGAGGAGTTTATGAGAAAGTTCGAAGAAGTAAGAGATGAGTTTAAAGTGTTTCCGAATGTGGAAACAAAGCTCCCGGAGAGAAGTACGTCACGAAGTGCTGGATATGATTTTTATTCAAAAGAAGACTACACGCTTCAACCGGGGGAATCGCACACGTTTTGGACAGATGTAAAGGTAGCAATGTTTTTTGATAATGTGTTGATGATTGTTGCTCGATCTGGACTTGGATGTAAAAAGGGCATCGTGCCGAGAAACTGTCTCGGAATAATTGATGCAGACTTTTTCGGAAATCAACAAAACGATGGGGGGATTGGTATTTGTTTGGTCAATAATGGAGATGAGATGGCGGAAATCAAAATTGGAGATAAAATCGCGCAGGGAGTTTTTACCAGATACGCCATTGTAGACGAAGACAAATTCCTTAATCAGAAAGCTGACAAAGTTGAACGAACCGGCGGATTCGGAAGTACAGGAAAATAATGTATGTTGGTTGAAAAGGAATATTTGACCACCGTTGTTAGTTCCAATATTGAATATTATAAACACAAATTTCCTAACGCAAAAAGAGGGGATATAATTTCTGTTTTTGTTCACGACTTGATGCCGGGCTCCCATGTTGAAGTTGACGTAATTTGTGATTTATGCGGGAAAAAATTAAAAAGAACATATAAAGATTATTTGTTAAAAAGAAAAGATTGTGATATGGACGTTTGTTATAATTGCAAGGGAATACGAGCTAAAACTACAACATTATTAAAATATGGGGTTGAAAACATATCGCAATTGCCAGAAATCAAAGAAAAAAAACGCAATAAATCAATAGAAAAGTTTGGAACGAATTGCGTTTTACAAAACGATGATATAAAAGAAAAAATTAAAACAACCGTTAGAGAAAAGTATGGTGTGGATTATGTCGGGCAATCCGACTCGGTAAAAGAAAAAGCAAAACAAAAAAGTTTATTAAAATATGGATTCGAAAGTCCAAACTCTTCCGAAATTGTTAAACAACACAAAAGAGAGTCGATGATGGAGAAATATGGAGTCGAATATTTTAGCCAAACAGAAAAATATAAAAAATATAGAAAAGACGTCGCAGAAGAGAGAAAAAAGTTTGTTAAAAAAATCGCTCCAGAAGAAAAAGAGCAACTAAGGATACAAAGAAGTATGGAGAAATATGGGGCTCCATATCCTATTCAAAGCGAAATTGTAAGAGCAAAAATAAAAAAGACATCTCTTGAAAGATATGGATGTGAAAATCCGCTTAGTAATAAAGAGATACAAAAAAGGGCTAAGCAATCCGTATTGGAAAAATATGGGGTCGATAATGTTTTCAAAAGTCCTCAAATTAAAGAAAAAATTAAGAAAACTTGTATGGAAAAATATGGTGTTGAGCACCCCGCTTGTTCTAATGAAGTTAAAGAAAAAATAATTCAGGGATTTTTAAAAACTGGAACTATATATACTTCTAAACCACAAATACAAATATATAATTTGTTGTCTGAAAAATATGGGCAAAAAAATGTCACTTTGAATAAAAATTTCAGATGGTATTTTTTGGACGTAGTGGCAGTTGTTAATGGCATTATGTTTGACATAGAGTACGATGGAGCATTTTATCACCAAGATCAAAAAAGAGACGAATTTAGAGATGAAATCGTCAAAGAAAAATACAAAATATTAAGAATTAGGGGCGCAACTATCGTTCCTTCGATTGAAGAAATTGAGGAAAAGATTAATTATATGATTCAAAATCATATAGATATTGATTATATTTATATGAAAGATTGGATTAAATTTCAAGAAAAGATTAAAGAAAAGAGGTAATGGGAATGAAAGTCGTATTTTATACAATTGATTGTCCAAAATGCCGTGTGCTTGAAAGCAAGTTGAAGGCAAAAAAAGTCGATTTTGAGGAATGCAGAGATATTGAAATTATGCAGGAGAAGGGGTTTGAGAATGCCCCGATGCTCGAAGTAGACGGAACTGCGATGAGTTTCGGAGAAGCAGTAAAATGGATTAATAATTTGGAGGCGTAATATATATGGATGTAACACTGAAGCTGAATAAAGATTTCGAGAGATTTCTTGAAGAATTAAAGAAAAAATATGGCGAAGATTTTGAATACATTAACGGGTTACATTCTAGCCAGCTCGATTTTTCAGATTTCTTGGACAAATTTGTAGAAAAAGACACTATGGCGGATGCCACAATTGACCCAAACGCAAACGCAAGACATAAAGACATTAGAAGTTTTATGACAGAAAAAGGGAAAAGCGAAGATAAGCTTTTTGGTTTGAGTAAAATTTTTTATGAAATCAAAAAAATGTGGGGTTTGCGTACTGCAAAACAATGGTTTGAGCAAGAGTTCAGCAAGGGTTTTTATCTGAACGATTCCGCAACGGCAAGTTATTATCCATATTGTTGGGCAAACGATCTTACGAAACTCGCAACAGAGGGACTGTTTTTCTTAAAAGATTATAATAATAAACCTCCGAAGCATCTGACGACATACTTTGATGATGTTATTGAGTTGACCTCGTATCTTAGCAATAGACAGAGTGGCGCGGTCGGTCTTCCGAATGTTCTTATTTGGGCTTATTATTTTTGGAAGAAGGATGTTGAAGATGGATATTATCTGAAATCTCCAGATGTTTATTTGAGACAGAATTTCCAAAAATTTATTTATAGATTGAACCAACCTTTTCTTCGAATAGATCAAACTTCATTCAGCAATGTTTCAATATTTGATCGCCCGTATCTTGAATCGTTGTTTGGCGGAGTTGAGTTCCCTGACGGAAGTTTTGTGATTGATCAAATTGAGGATATTATAGAGTGTCAAAAGGTATTTATGGAAGTTGTGAGCGAAATTCGAGAAGAAAATATGTTCACATATCCGGTTTTGACATATTCTCTTTTGAAGAGAAGTAATATTACAAAAGAAGAAGCGGACGAAATGATTAGAACAAAAAAATGGGATGTCTTTGTTGACAAGGATTTCGCATATTGGTGTTCTTGTCACAATATCAAATGGTCCGATTCGAACTTCTTTGTTAGTGACAATGTGGGAGTCTTGAGTAACTGTTGTAGGCTCTTGAGCAATGTTAAAAAATTAAATGCATTCATCAACTCTATTGGTGGCACAGCTCTTTCTGTTGGCTCTTGTCGCGTAAGCACAATCAATCTTGTTAGAATTGCATATGAATCTAAATTAAATAAAAAGAAATATATCGAAATTCTGAAAGACAAGGTTCTTCTAGATTGTAAAGCATTGGCCTCTATGCGACATATTATTAAAAGAAACATCGAGAAAGGACTTCTTCCCAATTATCAGGATGGAGCTCTCGAGTTGGATAAACAGTTCTGTACGATCGGCGGAATCGGAATGTTCGAAGTAATGGATCTTTTCGGATTTATAGAAACCGACGAGTTTGGAAACAGAAGTTATTCCGAGGATGGAATTAAGTTTGCGACAGAAATTCTTGACACAATTAACGAAGTAAAAGATAATTTTGAGTGCGATTTTTCTCTGAATGTAGAAATGATCCCTAAAATGTGTGGGGATAAGGTGAAATAATTCATAAATCACCTTTAGTAAATTTTCTCTAATTGACTTGGAATCCCGGCTCGGGAGACAGGGCGGAAGTTTAAATACACCGTGAACGACTAAATGAGAAAACACCATTTTATGATGGTGATGCGATAGTCTGAACTTCGCCATATAAAGAAAGCGAAGAGTAAAATTTAACGATTTTACCGCCGAATTATTTCGGTCATAAAAGTAACAGAATTGGCAGAAAATTGCGCTGGAGTTATGTGTCAGGCAGATAACCTTCTTTACGAACAAGATAAATATTATATTTATTCTAATCAGTGGATTCCGTTAACAGAAAAATGTACGATTAAAGAAAAGTGCAGACTTGGTAGTATTTTTGATGAAAAATGCGGCGGTGGTTGTATTGCCCATATTGATGTTGAAAATAGATTTCCAAACGAGGAAACTGCGTGGGATGCTTTGAACTATGTTGCCGTTTCTGGAGTAATTTATTTTGCGTTTACGACAAAAATCAATGTGTGTAAGAGTAAACACGCATTTATTGGAACAAAAATTTGTCCGAAGTGCGGAGAGCCAGTAGCAGATCAATATGCCCGTGTAGTTGGATTCTATGTTCCGGTCAGTGGATATCAGAAGATTAGAAAAAGAGAGTTTAATAATCGAAAATGGTATGATATTGCAAGCAAGGATGGTATTTTGATTTGAAATTAAAAGGAATAGTAGATAATGATTGGGCGAATTATAAAAAATGTAGCACTTTTCTAATTTTCCCTTTTTGCACATTTAAATGCGAAAAAGAGTGTGGAATCCAGTGCTGTCAAAATAGTTCCCTTGCGAGACAGCCGATTATTGAAATTTCAACAAAAAAGCTCGTTCAACGGTATTTGGAGAACCCAATCTCCGAATCCGTTGTTATGGGCGGGATGGAGCCGTTGGATTCTTTTGAAGATGTTATCGAATTCATATCTGTTTTGAGAAAATATTCCGACTCTGATGTTATTCTCTATACCGGCTATTACAAATCAGAAATCGAAGATAAAATCGAACAGCTCCAAAAATTTCCAAACATTATTGTTAAATTTGGACGGTTTAAACCAAACGAACCGCATCATATAGATCCAATTCTCGGCGTGGAATTGGCGTCAACAAATCAATACGCCGAAAAAATTTCATAGTCGAGGAGAACAAATTATGGTAACAGCGAAAGTTAATGATGACGAAGAACTTGTAACGGAAATTAGAGAGGCAATTAGGGAAAACGATGGGTACTGCTGCTGTGCCATCAAGCGTGTCCCCGAGGTAAAATGTCCATGCGCCAATTTCCGCCAGATGCTAAAAGAGGGGCGCGTCGGGGAGACTTGCCACTGTGGTCTTTACGAAATTGTGGAAGCGCGTTAAAAAAATAATTAAGAAAAGGAGATATAAACTATGCCAAAATTTTTAACAGTTCCGACATGGTATGATAAAAATGGGCAATTGAATCAGATGCTGACGGGAGACGCGAGAAGTGCAAGCACTGGTCCCAAGAACGTTTCGATTGGGGAGAATTCTTCGGCTGGCGTAGCTAATGGCTCTGGTGGGAGCGTCGTTATTGGATATGGTGCGAGTGGAGAAAACGACGCTGTTGTTGTTGGGGCTCTTTCGTCTGCAAATACGGGAAGCATTGCCATCGGCCGCTCAATAATCGCTTCCGATGGGGGGATTGGCATTGGAGGAAGCGCTTCTGCCAATCAGATACAATTAGGAAACAAAAGTACGAAATACGATCTGACGGTTGGCGATGGGAACGGAACGGCCAAAATCGGAACTCTTGTTTTGGGAGATGAGGTGTTACCCAATAATATTTCATCAGCGGGTCTTTATTTATGTACGGCGACGTTGACCGTTGGTGAGAACACTTCATGGGCTTCTGGTTTTATTTGGATTAATCACATGACAGTGAACGCATATGCCGTCAATGGCTCTGTCTCTTTTAAGTATAACGGAAGTAACCATACAATAACCTGCGAGGGGACAGGGACTGAGTTTGGAAAGTGTTTTAAAATCTTCCAAAAATAAATATACTAAATATTTATAAACAGACATTATGATATTTAGACCGTCATGTACTCGATTGGCGTGATAAGTCATTACTTTGGTGTATATATTTTTTTAAAAAAGAAATGGAACAGAAATTCCAATCCCTTTATGGGTTGGGTGGTTCGCAAATAAAAAAATATATTCTAAAAGGAGAAAGATTTGAAATGAATAAGAAAAGGTTGAAGATTTCAGTTTATGCGATTATGAAGGATGAAGAACAATTCTTCGATCGTTGGATTGAATCAATGTGGGACAACGGCGAAGGAGCAGACGAAATCTGCGTTCTTGATACCGGGTCAGCAGAGGGTTGGAAGGAACTGCTATACGATTCTGCTCGCAAGTTTGGAATGCCGACCGACAAGCTGATTCTCGATCAAAAGAGATATTCTCCTTGGAGATTTGATACTCCTCGAAATGACAGTATGAAGTTGATTTCGGATGATACCGATATTTGTATTTGTACGGACTTGGATGAAATTCTGAAACCCGGCTGGGGGACGGAACTTCGACGGGTTGCGGAAGAGAACCCGACAGCAGGTCAGATTTATTACTATTACGCTTGGAGTAGCGACGAAGCAACGGGAGAAGCGAAGCGGTATTTTTGGTATAACAAGTGCCACCGTCACCCGAAATTCGGAGTTGAATGGAAATATCCTGTTCACGAAACATTAACATATACCGATGAGTATAATGCAATGTTCCCGGATAGCGCAAGAATGACTGACAAGATAATCTGGCTGTGGCATTACCCGGATCAGACGAAGAGTCGCGGAAGCTATCTTGGGCTTCTTGAACTTCGTGCGCAGGAGTCTCCAGATGATATGTATGGGCTGTATTATCTCGCACGCGAATATACTTTCCGTGGAATGTGGGATAAGGCAATTCAGTGGGGTTCGTATCTGCTTGCTCGAATCAAGTCAACAGGGAACGATGATATGCTGATGGAACCGGCGTTGTATGTTTTGCTTGGAGAAAGTTATGACAAAATTGGAGCAAATGATGATTGCGAATTCTGTTATCGAGAATCAATCAAGTTACACCCGACATATCGTGATGCATATATTCGACTAGCGCAGAAACTCGCATATTCCAACCGTCCTGCGGAATGTTTCAAGGTTCTAAAGGATATGGATGAAAAGTCTGTAAGAGTTCAAGACTGGAGAAATCTGGACTATATGTGGAGAAACTGGAAGGTCAGTCAGATCAAGGCAGACGCATTGATGTGGATGGGAAGATACGCAGAAGCTGCCGTCGAGATGAAGTCGGCGTTATATGACATCCAATCAGATGATGATAAGCGAGAAGCACAGCAGGAAGGATTTTATAGAGATCTGAAATTCCTGCAAGGAGAACTGAAAAAGCGTTTCCAGACCTTTTAAAACGGTTGAAGATGCGGAAAATTAGAATAAAATATAAATAAAAAGAGGGGATTATACCCCTCTTTTTTTGTGCGTTTTGACAAAATAAATAAAAGTGGGTTTTTATTTGCAAAACCTCTTGACAAAAAACTCGTTTTGTAGTATACTATGCTCAAGGCAGGTGGCTGCCAAAACCGTATTATTATAAAGGAGTTGAAAAAATTGAAGGCAATTTTACCTGAAAACAAGAACACGGGGTTCAACCCAAATCGAAAGCAGAGGAGAAATATGCTCCAGACGTTGAATCGAAAGGCGAAGCGTTCGCTGACCAAAGATGAATTCGAGCAGTTTTTGATGGTTCAGAGACTTCGTCACGGAGATGTTAGAGATGAAGACATTCGTAAGATGGCGTCTGGTGGCGTTGCCCATTACGACAACCCCGATAAGTTCCCGAACGGAATCGAGGTCAAGCTGAATTATGCAGAGATTTCGCAGAGAAAACGGGAGGATTTCCGAGAGGAATACTGGCAGTGGGTCGAAGAGCACAAAGATGATGTGTTCCACCTCGATCGCGAGGAGAACGCAAGCTCGCTTGTTTGTCTCGTGGAAGACGAGAGATATCGTGAGGTAGACGGAGAGAAGGTTCGAATTCCGAGATGGAAATTTGATTTGTTCGCAGACTTGCTTGTGAAAAACGAAGAAGGAGAGTTCGTGTCTCCGTGGGATATCCCCGACAGCACAGAAGATTTTGTATCAGCAGAGGAGCTGACAAAGCAACTTGAGGATAGCGAAGAAAAATTTTCTGAATAATTTTTTGAAAACCTATTGACAACCGAGTTAAAGTATGTTATACTATCATTGCGATGGGAAACCACGCGAAAAACGAAAATATTTTTTTAACGAAATGGAGAAAACAAATGGCAGCAACTTTTGAATTTGTAGGAAAACTGAAGAAAATCGAAAAGGAAACTGATAAGTTTAAGGCGTTTGACGAGAAGCGATATGATTCTGGTTGGACGAACCAGACATTCAAGTTTAATGCGGTCAATGGCAATAACTCGCACATCATGCAGATTCGTGCGGGATTTTGGAGCAAGGCAGACGGGTCTGTTGACGTAAGTAAGATGAAGATTTATACGCAGTCGAAGGCAGAGGGTGGCGCAAAGAGTCAGCAGATGGAAGTGGCATTTGCAGACAGAGCAAATCCCGAGGTCCTCTCTCGTGTAGCGTATTTCCGTAAATTCGACATTAACCTCAACACCCCGGGAGAGGCGAAAGACCCCTCGAAAGACCACGAGTTTATTTTTGAAGGCGATTTTATGACCGCACTTCGCAAGCTGATGGACAATCCGAAATTTATGGAACGTCGGGTAAAGATTAGGGGCAATATGGAAATTCAGTATGGGGACAGCACTGGTATTTTTTATCGGACATTTATTCCCACGAGAATTTCGTTTGCTGGAGATGACGAGAAAGATTTGATGAGAGTTTCCCTTGATCTGATTTATGGTTCCGATGCAATTGACGAAGGAGATGACGGCGTTCTTCGCGTAAACTGCTATCATAGATATTATGATTCAAATTATCGTAAGGATACCTGCAAGGGTCAGGCAACCTGTCCGATTCAGTTTGTTGTGAGAGATTCGAAAATTTTCGATCTTGTGCGTCGCAGATTTACAAACTTCCCCGATGAGTGCTCTTTTGCGAAAGCAGATGTTATGCTCGATGTAATTAACGGAACTGAAATGGTGTCTCTAACATATGACGACTTGTCCGATGAAGCGAAGGAGAACATTGATTTCGGTCTTTCTACTCTTGAGGATGAGATTCGTCTTGCGGGCGGAACCGTATTTGGCGATCGTGTGACGGAGCTTCTCTTCGCAAGCTCGAGAAATGTTCAGGGAACGGCATATGAGGCAGAAGACCTGCTTCCTCCGAGACATGATGATGCAGACGAGGCCGATGACACAAAGAGTGAGCTTTCGGCAGAGAAGAAGACTGACGATGAAGACTTCGACTTGTTTGGAGATCTTTAATTTGGCGAGAGATAGAAAAGATAAGAGAGGAGAACAATTATGGCAAGACGCGGAAGAATTTGTGAAATGAAAAGAAAGTTTGAAGATTACGATTATGTAATTCTTGGTGTGGGTGGAATTGGCAAAACAACTCTCGCATATGAAGTTGGCAAGAAGATTTCTGGAAGTGATGAAGGCACCTTCATTATCACCTGTGGTGCTGAAAATGAGCCGATGCACATCGATGGAGCTTTCGGTGAAACCGATAGAACATTTGAGGAGTTGGTCGAGTGCGTGAAGTATCTTTGCGAGCATAAGGATGAATACCCTCATACCAAATTTGTCGCCATCGATTCGATTGACGAACTTGTTCGAATAGCGTGTGACGCAGTTTGCAGGGAATGGAATCGGATATGCGAAAAGGCAAACAAGCCAGAAGAGAAATGTAAAAGTATCGCACAAGCGTATAAGGGCTTCCAAAAAGGCGAGGATAGAGCCGTCGATCTAATTATTAAACAGATTGTGAAGTTGAAGGATGCCGGATACCATCTTCTTTACATTGGTCACACGAAAGTAAAGAGCTCCACCGATGTTATGCAGGACAACACCAAATTTGACCAGCTCACGTGTAGCGTTCAGCCGAAGTTTTATAACGCAATTAAGGACAAGGCAAACCTCGCAGTGATGTGTTATTTTGAGAATGAAATTGTTGGTATTAAAGAAGAAAAAAATCCTTTCAACAAGAAGATGGAGAAGAAGGGAACTCTTGTAAACAAGAAGAGAGTTATGCTTTTCACCGACGATTCTAACACTGTTGATACGAAGACACATTTTGAATATATTGTTAATAAGGCAGATATGAGCGCCGACAATCTCATTAAGGCGGTTGAAGACGCAATTGCCGCAAAACTTGCTGCCCCCGTTGGGTCACATAAGTCGCCTGAAATGGTCGAAATGGCAATGCCTGCAGAGCCGGTATCAGAAGACGAGAATCTTGATGCGACGGCTAACACTCCAGACGCAGACGACCTCGATCCAGATACCTCCGATGTTGATCTTGATATGGATGATGAAGATACTGCTCCGACAATTGAAGACCTTCGCGCAGAGGTTCAGGGAAAGCTTCGTACAGCAAGTGCAGAAGTAAAGAAGAAGGCGAAGGAAATTCTGATTACCGAAGCGACAGACCCGGAGAAGGTCAAGCTGGCAGATGCGACGGTTGAAACGCTGAACAAGATTCTTGCGATTCTGGGTTAAATGTGGATTTGTTATGAGGTTTATTATTTCGCGCACGAGCGAGTGGGGTGACTCCTCGCCGTGCGCAGAGGCGAAGAAAGATACAATCTGGGTTACGGAAGAAGACAAGTGTTCAAGTTTCGAAGAATATGATAGAAGACATCCAGATAGGACCTCTTGGTTATCTGTCGGTAAAAATCATAGGATTTCGTCAAACGGGCACATTCAGAGGGATGTTGAGCGACTGGAATGGGTTATAGACATTAATTCGATCGAAGATTTGTTGGAGTTGTCTAAAAAATATGGAGAGATAATAATAAGCAACCAGTTTTGTTCATCGGAAACCGCTCCTTGTCTTGAGATTTACGACGACTATCGTGAATAGAATCCGTATTTTAAAGAGAACGGAGCAGAAATCCCAATCCCTTTAGTGGTTTGGATGAATGCGACAAATAAAGTATGAACAATTGGAAGTCTAAAAACAAAAAACGCTAAAAGAATATATAGAAAATCAAGGATAAAAAGAAAGGAGGGAATATATAATGATTGTAAATAAGGCATACAAATTTCGGTTATACCCAAACGAAGAACAGAAAATAATGTTTGCTAAAACGTTTGGATGTGTTAGGTTTATTTATAACAAAATGCTGGAAGATAAAATTAAATATTACCAGGAAACAAAAGACAAATTAAATAATACACCAGCTCAATATAAGTCAGAATTTGAATGGCTGAAAGAAATTGATAGTATGGCTCTTTGCAATGCTCAAATGAATTTGCAGTCAGCATATAATAACTTCTTTCGCAGTCCAAAAGTTGGATTTCCAAAATTCAAAAGTAAAAGAAAACATAAGGATTCTTATACGACCAATAATCAGAATGGAACCGTCTCAATTATTGATGGGAAGTTAAGACTTCCAAAAGTTGGGTTGGTCAAAGTGATTCAACATAGAGTAATTCCGCTTGATCAAAAAATAAAATCCGCAACAATCGAAAAGACTCGGTCTGGAAAATATTATGCTTCTATATTAGTAGAATTTGAAAAAGAAGTTCCAAATATTCAATTAGATAAAACAAAAGCATTAGGGTTAGATTATGCGAGTCATAGTTTTTATGTCGATAGCCAAGGCAGGGAAGCTAATTACCCGAAATTTTATCGCAATGCACAAGTTGTTTTATCTAGAGAACAAAGAAAACTTTCTTTAATGAAATATGGAAGCAATAATTATGAAAAACAGAGGATTCGAGTGGCAAAGATTCAAGAACATATAGCAAATCAAAGAAAAGATTGGTTGCATAAATTGAGTTTTGAATTGGCTGAATTATATGATTATATTTGTGTCGAAGACATCAATATGCAAAATATGGCACAGTCATTAAAGCTCGGAAAATCAACCAACGACAACGGATTTGGAATGTTCAGAACATTTCTTACATATAAACTTGCAGAAAGAGGAAAGCGGTTAGTTAAAATTGACAAGTGGTTCCCTTCAAGCAAGATGTGTAGATTTTGCGGGTGTGTTAATAAAGATCTAAAACTTTCTGACAGAGTTTGGGCTTGCGAATGTGGGGCAATTCTCAATCGAGATGAAAATGCTGCAATAAACATTATGAACGTGGGCCTTTCAACGGTCTAAACATCATAAGAACCGCAGGGACTGCGGAGATAGCCTGTTGATACTTGAAGTAACGTAAATTTGTTATGCGTGGAAGAAACTTCATTGAGCAGGAAGCCCACGCCCCTTTAGGGGCTGGGTAGTTCACAAATCTAAAAACTTTCAAAACCCTCTTGACAACAGGAGGGTTTTGTGGTATAATAATAGTAGAAATCGAAAGGAGAGTTGATTTATGCTAAATGTTGGTTATTTGACTTCTGATACAACCGCTTCCGGGGATGAGATGTATACCCCGTTTTATGCGGTTGCGCCTCTTGTTAAGTATTTGAAGAATAGCGGATATAAAACCATTTGGTGTCCGTTCGATGAGGAGTGGAGCGCGTATGTCAGAACATTCAAAGAAGAGGGATTTAACGTTATTCGGAGCTCGTTATCTGATGGAAAGAACTTCTTTGAATATGAACCCGACCAGCCTTATGATGTTATAGTTAGCAATCCACCGTTTTCGAAAAAAGACGAGGTTCTTCGCCGACTTGACGAACTCGGAAAACCGTTCGCAATTCTCCTTCCGTTAAACAGTTTGCAGGGGAAGTCTCGGTTTGATGTTTTCAAAAATGGAATTCAACTTTTGAGTTTTGACCAACGTATCGGATTTCATACTCCAAAAAGTATGAAGACGCCCCTTGAGGGCAGCCCGTTCGCTTCTGCGTATTTCTGCCGAGATTTCTTGCTGAGAGATTTGATCGTGGAAAAGCTTGACAAATATGATAGACCGTTGATAGAGGAGGAAGCAAGCGAATGATGGTCGAGTGTTTTTGCGGTTGTCGAAATAAAATTGAACAGTCTTGTGCATATAAGATTGTTCTCGGTGGAACTCGCAAAGTTTACTTTTTGAACGAACAGCATTATCTCCGTTGGCAGGATAAAAATTCGGCAAAGTCCAACAAAATTGACGAAAAAGAATTCACACCGATTTACGATGCCGTGCTCGATATTTGCGGAGGAAAGTTTACCGGGCGAACCATCGTTTGGAAGGAATACCTGGCTTGGAAAGAAGTCGTCGATGGAAATGGCAACAAAGTCAAGTGGTATTTGACGGAGAATAAACGCTCGTTGTCGGATGCGTTGAAGAAAAAACATTTTGAGAGCGACTTCGGTATGATTAAATATTTGAGCGCTATTGTTAAAAATAATGTAGCGCAGTATCGTTCGAATGAGTGTATGGGCTTGCCGTTGAAGGAATCTGAATCACAGGTGAAAGAAAACACGGCAGTAATTCCGAACAGCAAACGAAGAAAGTCGTTGGCGGAATTGGAGGATGAAGCATAATTATGTGTCAGAAAGAACAATTTGTAACAGGGGTAACGGAGCAATACCCGGAAGAGCTTCTTGAAAACAGATTAACAATCGAAGGAAATTTAATCGCGTGCCTTTACGCGGATGTTACGCTTTATGATGACATCTGTTCTAATATAAATGTCGAATCTTTCCTCTCCCGCCACGGAAAACTTCTTTTTGGCGTCGTTAAATATCTGCGAGAAAAAAAGTTTAATGTAATAGACGAAGTAACGGTTCTCTCCAATTGCCCAGAGGAAGTTCTTGACCGGTTGCAGAGTATCGGCGGATGGAAGACAATTCAGAAGCTTGCCTCCACTGTTGATTTAAAGAACTGGGACGCAATTCTGGATGAGTTCAACAAGAGCAACATTATTTTGAAGCTCCATAAGAATGGTTTTAACCTTCTCGAAGAAGTAACGCTTGACAATGGGAAGAAGATTAAACCGCTGAAGCTTTTTGAAAAGTTTAGTGCCAACAATGTTACTGAATGGTATGAAGAGAGAATCGCTAATATTTCGATTAATAATAGTGCTTCTTCGACGAAGATTATTAGCGAAGGATATATGTTGTTCGGAGATAATTTTTTGGATGAGCTAAAAGAAGAGGGAGATGACGGAATATCTTTGGCGGATGCGGGAACAAATTTTGAAGGGAAAGAAATTCCTATGTTTCCATTTTTGTCAAGGCAGATTTCTGGTCTTCATAGAGGGACAACGACCGCATTGGCCTCTCACTCGGGTTGCGGTAAAACAAATTTGATAATGAATATTGCATTTGCGCTCGTTCAAAAGGGGCTTAAGGGTGTTTTTATTAGCAATGAAATGTCCGAGAAAGAATTAAAAATAATTATGACTATAATTATTTTGGTTCAATATAGAAATTATTGGAAAGTAACAAAAAACAAGCTTCGCAATAGAGATATGACACAAGAAGATGAAGAGGAAGTAAGGGCTGCTTTAAAATGGTGGGACAATGGTCCCGGTAAGAATTTTAAGGTTATATCAATGACGGATGCGGATTCTGCGTTAACACACGACATTATTAAAAAAGAAGCTCTTCGCAACGGAATCGATTTTTATGTCGTAGATACTTTTAAAATGACCCTTGAAGACGGAAACAATTCTGGATTTTGGATTGACTTGATTAAAGATGCAAGAGATATGGATTCACTTGCGAAAAAATTTAATTTAGTTGGTTTATTCACAATTCAGCTCGTTGCGAACAGTATCGGAAATTTGTTTTTGGACGCATCTGCTCTTTCTGGAAGTAAAGCCATCAAGGAAACGTGTTCTACTATGCTGTTTTTACGCAAGGCGGTTCTAAATTTGGAGCTTGAGGCTGGCGGTCCATATGATTTTAAGCCATTTAGATCAATTAAACAGCCAGATGGGTCCTATAAAGACCAACCGTATGAATTAACCGATAAAGAAAAGGCATCTACTTTTAGAGTTTTGACTGTAGATAAAAACAGATATGGAGCAGATAGTGGAGATAATGGCGTTGCATATCTTTACAAATATACTGGAGACTTTTGTAAGTGGGGCGAAACCTGCAAGGTAAGACCCGTAAGAAAACGAATCGGGCAAGACACAAATACAAAATAAGGAGAAAATAAAATGATTATTATTGGATTTCCCGGAATTGGAAAAAGTAGTGTAACTCGCGCATATGATGGCGATACAAACACAACCGGTTATATCGACCTTGAAAGTAGTAACTTCGTTAAAGACGATAATTGGGTGAAAGAATATTGCAATCTCGCTATTGATCTCGATTTGCAAGGCTATAACGTCTTCGTTTCGTCTCACAAAGCAGTAAGAGAATATTTAGCAGAGAAACAAGACATTTTCCCAGACATTATGGAAGTTTTCCCGTCGAAAGAAATGCACACCGAGTGGTTGAACAGACTTGAATCTCGCTATATGAAGTGTAAAACCGCCAAAAACGAAAGAGCTCTCAATTATATGCGAAACAATTTTGATGCTGCAGTCGATGAAATGGAGCGCGATGCAATTATTCACAAGGTCCGAATCACTAAGGAAAATATGAACGATTTGAGGAAGGCCATGGTGGATTATTGGAATAAGTGGTATTCTGAATAATTAAAAACATAATTTTATTTGGAGGATATTGTAATGACAAAAATGACAAAACAACAATTCAAAGAACTAATGAAGGAATTTCCAAATGGTGGAATCCCGTTTCTCGATGGAAATTGTGCAGACGGAAACAGCGTTCTTGTTACTGATGGTGATTTCGGGGCGACTTGTCTTGTTCCGACAGTAGATGGTGATGTTTTTGATTTCGATTGGAATATTGAAGAGTACGGTGACGACGATGAGTTCTATGTTCTTGATTACGCAGACATTCTTCAAATTATCCAAACTCTAACGAAAGGACTTCAGATTCAACTTCATCCGTGGTGGGAGAAATGAAACTTTGGATTGATGATATAAATCCGTCTCCTCCTGGATATTATTGCTGCCGCTCGGTTGACAACGCAAAAGAAATTATTAACAAATATAGCAATCGCATAGATTATGATAATAATCTTGTTGATGAAATAGAACTTATAGATGTTTTGGACGATACAGGAGGTTATATCGGAATTGGCGGAGATCTATTGATAATTCTTGATTGGCTCAAAGAAACAGGGAAAAATTATCCAATTAGAATTCATTCAGTGGGAGGTTGATAAATGAAAATTCTATTTTACGATGGTAGTATTCGTCGGTTCTCCCGTCCCACAAATATTAAATATCATTTTCCCATTGATGCTTCAAATGGATATTCAAGCAATCTTGAAGATCTCCAAAGCTTGATAAAAGACTTCAATGGAGATCCAATTGTTCTAACAAACTCTCTTGTTGCACTTGACCACAGGTATGGTTGGAACGAGAAAGAAAATCACACAGATATTTATTTTTATGTCGAATCAAAGCACGATTTTGTGAGATGCGACGAATTGACTGAAAGAGAAATCCGAGAGGGGCACAATATCATGAAGATGTTCTTAAACAGAGAATTTGATTTGGAGTAAAGTCAGACAAAAAAATAGAATATTAAATTTTTCAAAACCTCTTGACAAACAAGAGGTTTTGTGTTATACTATCCATAGAAACAAAATCCCGATTTTATTAATGGAGGAATTATGAAGAAATTAGCTGTTTGTGAATGTTGCGGTAACATATTTATGATGGGCGACCGTGTGTGGAAGTATCGGGGCGACAAACTTTGTTCAGAAGAATGTGCTCGTAAAGCTGAATTTTTAGGCAAACAAGGAAAATGGAAAAACGATATAGATAAAAAAGAAAAGGAGAATAAGAAAATGAAAGAAATCAAATTGACAATCGACGGTAAGGAAATCCAGTTGACGGACGAACAGTTAAAAATGTTGGGAATTGAGCCCGAGAAAAAGAGAAAGAATCCCTTTAAGAGAGTAGCGGAAGACGAAGTGTATTTTCAAATTGGAATAGATGGAGATGTTTTTTCTTTATACGAGGACAGGACTACTTCAGATGAAGAAGCTGCGTTGTGTGTTAATTACTTCAACGACGAGGCGTTTGCGAAACAGGTTTCTCTTCACCAACTTCTCTATCGCAAACTGTTAAAGTTTTCGTATGATAATGAGTGCGAAGATACGGCGGAGTGGAATGGATATAGTTATCATTTTTATATTCGTTATGAATATAATGATGGAGTCGACGAATCTGCGTTGGCTGTCGCTGCTACGGTAATGAATAAAAGCGCTAATGAAGTATATTTTTCGTCAAACGATGCAGCGTTTCGTGCAATCAAAGAGGTTGTCGAACCATTCATGAAAGAACATCCTGAATTTGTGTGGTGATAAAAAGCTACTTTTATTAACGAGGAGTAATTATGCTAAAAAAGATTAAAGAAAAAATAATCCATAAATTGGGTGGAATGACGGAAGATGAATGTCGTCAATATGTTGCTTGTTTAGAGTACAATGATATTAAAAGCATTAAAGCTGAAAAAGACGGCAAAGTCGTGTGGGAATGTTCTGAATTCAATGGCGAACTGAAGCTCCTATTATGCCACACACCAAAATCATTAAATGATAAACGCAAAACTACAATAACTATAGACATGGAGTGCGATTCTTACTATGGAAGATGAAGTAAGCAAGGAAGTAGTCGTACCGATTGAAAAAGAAGAAAAGATGGTTGGATGGGGAGAATCGGTAGCGTTCGAAATCCCGATAGAGATAGTTGGTCCTCCAGCTTGTGGTCAGGAAATAAAATTTCTCGTTAATTCAAGTGAACTATATAAATGCCAAGATATAACAAAATGGTTTGTGAAGTGAATTAACAAGGAGGCATTATGAAAGAACAAGATTATCTCCAAGATTATCTCGACGAAATGTTGGAAGTTGTTAAACAACAACGAGAAAGCTTTAAGCTTGAAGATTTGTTGGTAGATTTCAAAAGCGCAGACGGCTGTCATATTTTTACAGTTTCAAACATAGGGAAACCAATTAAGTTTATTCACGAAGATCACTAATTAAGAAAGGAAACCACGATGCTCGCAGATATTAAGCAAATGTTAATAGAGAACCCAGAGCATATCGTGGAATTGCTCGAAAGGTTTGAGTTCTGCCATATCCACCTCAAACGAACCGAGATTCGGTTTGCTCGCAACGAAGAGGGTGGTCAGAACATCTCAATTCGGATCGAAGATAATCCCTCAATTTATGTTAAAGATTTCGTAACAAATGAGAACGGCGATATTATCGCGTATATAATGAAAAGTCGTTCGGTGAAGTTTATCGAAGTCTTGTCGGAGATCAAGAGCATTCTTGGACTTGGAGATGATTGGGAGCCTCCAAAGCGTGATATGTTGTTCGGCGGATTTTATGACCGAATTGGAGAGGATAGACATATTGAGATTGCGACATATCCCGAATCAATTATGGACCAATATGTCGATAAGGGGAATCGACGTTGGCTTGACGATAATATTTCGCTTGCGGTTCAGCACGAGTTTGGGGTTAGATTTGACCCGATAGAAGACCTGATTGTGTTTCCGTGGAGGTCTCCCGTCGGCGGAGAGATTATCGCAGTAAAAGCTCGGGTTAATCACCCGTTGGAGGACGGCCAGCAAAAGTATTGGTATGTTTACAAGGGTGCGGTCAGCAATTCTCTTTATGGTATCACGGAGAATTATAGCGGACTGTTTGGAAACGAGATTTATGTTGTCGAGAGCGAGAAGGCAGTTCAGCAGTTGGCGACAATGGGATATCGAAACGCGGTAGCTCTTGGGTCAAGCAATTTGTCAGAGGAGCAGGCTCGGCTGATTATGACACTTTCTCCGACTTCCGTTGTGTTTTTGCTGGACGAAGGACTGGAAAAGGAGCACACAATGAAAAATGTGGAAACATTGCGTCAGTATTGCGTATTAAGAGACTTGCCGATTCGTTGGTGGAATTGGACGAAGAGCTCGGTTGTTGATGGAAACGGGAAAAACAGCCCAACTGATTTGGGGAAAGAGAAGTTTGACAAGGTTATGGGAGAAGAATTGGAGGAAATATGAGTAATTATACCTGTTATCATCTTCACAGCGAGTTGAGTCTTTTGGACTCTTGCACAAAATATCAACTGTATGTTGACAGGGCAAAAGAACTTGGACAGTCGGCGATTTGCTTTACGGAGCACGGAAATTGCTATCAGTGGATCGAAAAGAAAGAATATTGTGAGAAAAATGGTATCAAATATCTCCATGGAATTGAAATTTATTTAACGCAGCAACTTGAACCAAAAGTAAGGGATAACTATCATACCATTTTGATCGCAAAAGATTACGATGGCGTTAAGGAGATAAACTCTCTCTTTAGCATTTCAAGTGAAGAAGACCATCTCTATTACAAGCGTCGCATTTCTTTTGACGAGTTTAAGAAAATTTCTTCGCATGTTATTAAAATTAGCGCCTGCCTCGCTTCTCCGCTAAATAAGTTGCGAGACGAATCGCTAATTCCGTTTTATGACTATTTGGAAATACAGCCGCATATTAACAGTGAAGAACAGAAGGAATATAATCTGTGGCTATATCAAATGTCGAAAAAATATAATAAGCCACTAATTGCCGGCACCGATACACATAGTATTAGCCCATATAAGGCAGAGTGTCGCTCAATTCTTCAGGTCGCCAAAAAAATCGAGTTTTCGAACGAAGACGAGTTTGATTTGACATATAAAACATATGACGAGTTGTGCGAGATGTTTAAGCAACAGGGAGTCCTTCCGGAGGATGTGTATTTAAAAGCAATTGAAAACACCAACGTTATGGCTGATTCTGTATCAGAGTTTGAGCTTGATAAGAGTTTCAAATACGCGAAGTGTTATGACGACGATGAAGCGGAATTGAAACGTCGGTGCAACGAACGGTATAACGACAAGGTTCGTCGCGGGGTAATTAAGCCGTCTCAGCAATATATTGACAGCGTTCGTGAAGAGCTTCGAGTATTTAAGAAGATCGGTATGATGGGATTTATGCTCTTTATGTCTGACCTTGTTACTTGGTGCTGGGAAAATGGTATTCCGATTGGGCCCTGTCGCGGGAGCGTCGGAGGGTCAGAAATCGCATATCTAATTGATATCATTGATGTCGATCCGGTTGTTTGGCACACGGTGTTTTCTCGTTTTGCAAATGAAAGCCGCACTGAGCTGGGCGATATTGACATAGATATTGCTCCAGACCAGAGAGATCTCGTCTATAAACATATCATCGACACATACGGTGCAGATTACACAGGATACATTCTTGCGATTGGCACAATTTCTGATAAAGGTACTATTGACGAAATTGGTCGAGCTCTTGCGACTAAGTGGGAAAAGACGCATCAGGATAAAGAAAACAACCCGTACTCACTGGATCGTATTGCGGAAATTAAAGTGGAATACGAAAACGATCCAGAAGGGGCTAAAAAGAAGCATCCAGACCTGTTTTATTATTTCGACGGCTTATTGAATACGGCAATTTCTCAATCGGTTCATCCCGCTGGAATTATTGTTAGTCCAATTACACTGCAAGACAATTACGGTATGTTTTGGTCTTCAGATGGAAAACGAATTCTTCAAATCGATATGGAGAATTGCCACGAAGTAAACCTAAACAAATACGACCTTCTTGCGTTAAAAAATATTGAGATCATTAGAGACACTTGTACGCTGGCGAATATTCCATACCCTAAGTCGTATACAATTAATTGGAGAGACGATGCGGTGTGGGACGATATGATCACCTCTCCAGCCGGAGTTTTTCAGTTCGAGGGTGACTATGCCTTTAAGATGTTGAAGGCATTTAAGCCCCGCGAAATAAACGATATGTCAAAGGTAAATGCATCTCTTCGTCCGAGTGGCGCATCGTATAGAGACAGGCTTTTGGCAAGAGAGTTTAACCACAATCCATCAAAAATCATTGATGATCTGCTTTCCGACACATACGGACACCTTGTTTATCAGGAACAGGTAATTGCATTTTTGCAACAAATTTGTGGTCTTTCTGGAAGTGAGGCAGACAATATTCGCCGTGCGATTGGGCGCAAACAGAAAGACAGACTTGACGCGGCAATGCCAAGTATTCTTGAGGGGTATTGTTCCAAGTCGGATAAACCAAGAGAGGTTGCTGAAGAAGAGGCGAAAAAGTTCCTACAAATTATTGAAGATGCATCCTCCTACATGTTTGGTTTCAATCATTCCACTGGGTATAGTATGGTTGGTTATATGTGCGCGATGTTACGATATTATTATCCGTATGAATTTATTGCTGCGTATCTCAACAATGCCTCTAATGAAGACGACATTCGGATGGGAACCGATCTTGCGGTATCGAAAGGAATTAAAATCCTTCCGCCGAAGTTTGGTTATGCGAAGGATATTTATTTCCCTGATAAAGAAAGTGGAGCCATCTACAAAGGAATTGCCTCAATCAAATATATGTCTGCAGATGTTGCAAATAAACTTTACGATCTTGCTCACACTCAAAAGTTCGACTCATTTATCGACCTTCTGCGAATTTTTCCCGGGGACAGTCGGCAGCTCGAAATCCTCATTAAACTCAATTATTTCTCACAATTTGGCTCCATCGGAAAACTTCTGAATATTGTCGAACTCTATAACAAGTTTGGAACCCGCAAGACACTTAAAGAATCCGACGTTTTGTCTCTTCCGACTCCAGTTCAAGAAATTATCGCAAAATATACTGTCAAGCCAAAGACACAGTATAAAATTACAGATAACGATGGAATGCTCCGAGAGCTTGCAGAATTGACGGGAGAACGCCCAATTACAATGATGATGCGGTTAAGTTGGGAAAAGGAGTTCCTCGGTTACTGTGCCTCTACCGACCAATCGCAACAGGGGAGCTGGCTCGTTCTGGATATCGACACTAAATATTCTCCGAAATTGAGTATTTATGCTATCTGGAGTGGAGAACAACGCATTGTTAAGGTTTCGAAGCGCGACTTCCAATCGAATCCTCTCACCAAAGGTGACACAATTCGACTTACTATCGAGCAGCGTCCGAAGACAAAACTTGTGGATGGACAATGGGTAAAAGATGAAAGCGTTAAAGAAGATTGGTTAAAATATTATTCGATTGTGAAATAAAGAAAGGAAGTAAGATGAAGATTACTCGTTCGTGGGCGATGCCAAATAAAAACACATTTGGAATTGCTCCGATTAAAGACCTCCTCGAACGTTATATTACACCGTTCGATGAGGTAGTCGACCCATTCGCAAATAACTGCGAATGGGGGACGATCACAAACGATCTCGATCCGCAATATAAAACAGACTATCATATGGATGCAACAGACTTTCTAAAAATGCTTCCAGACCGGTGTGCTGACGTTGTTTTATACGATCCACCATTTAGTCCAAGACAAGTAATGGAGTGTTACAAAAAGTTTGGAATGAGTGTGAATATGGAAACAACACAGGCGTCGTATTGGTCGAAACAAAAAGAGCAAATCGCAAGAATAATTAAACCAAACGGTGTTGCTATTACTTGCGGTTGGAATAGCGGTGGCATTGGAAAGAAATACGGATTCGAAATAGTGGAAATATTATTGGTGGCACACGGCGGGTGGCATAACGATACTATTGTAACGGTTGAAAGGAAGGTAAAATGATGGAAGATAAAATGTTAAAGTCCTGCCCGTTCTGCGGAGGGAAAGCGACATGACAACCTACATTGATAAAGATGCGTTATTACATAAATTAGAGGATTACAATGCCTAATTATATTAATAAAGACGAACTTCTTCGTATCTTGCAAGATGGATATGATGCTTGCGCGGCTGGCATTGCAGACGGAAACAAGTATCTAAATAACTGGACTACGGGCTACGAAAACTGTATTATATTTGCTAAACATATGCCGAACGCAGACGTAGAAGAGGTTCGACATGCAAAGTGGATTTATAAAGGTCATCACGAGATGATGGGTCGCGTATTTCGATGTTCTATGTGCGAGCGGTGGATGTTTACTAATTCTCTAAACAACATTGTTGGAGAATACCCCTATTGTCATTGTGGTGCGAAGATGGAAGATACCCAAGGATTTGGAGAAAACTATGATTGATAAAGTAAGAGCTAAAAAAATTGTTGATGAGCTTGATAAGAGCTATCCAATGTTGGACTATCAAAAAGAATTGATGATAAATATACTAATTAATGAACGCCCCGACTATTCCTCTTATATTTTAAAGATGCGAAAACTTAATTTCTTATATCTCCAATATGTAAAGAACATATTGTGTAAATCATTATTATTTAACAGAAAAGGAGATAAATGAAATGGACAATTGGAAATTTGTAGAACTTGCGAAAAAAGCTGTTGCAGATTATTTTAACAGCCACAAAGAAATCACCGACGAAGGTCGACTAACGCCAGAAGATGTTTATGTCGTATGGCTGTGTAAAACGCTTCAAAACAATAAAGCTCTTTTGAGTACAACCGTTTGGGATGGCATGTATTACGAAGTGACCTATAACGGTGACAAAAAAGAAATGTATTTGGATGCTTATAAAAAGTGGGATAACAAATGTATTAAGATTGAAGAGTGAACAAAACTATAATTTCATTAACATTTTATTCGTTATAATAAACAAAAATTTTTCTTAAATATAATTAAAACCTGTATAAATTATACATAAGAAAGGAGATATATGACAGATAAAAAATCACATCAGCAACCAAAATTCTCATACTCTCGCACAGAAGTATATGAGAACTGCCCATACAGATATTATCTTCAATATATCAAAGGGCACTATATTCCGGCGACAAGTCTTGCGATTTCATACGGGCAACTTGTCCACAAAATAAATCAGATTCAGACCGAGATGCTTCTCGCCGGAAAACCAATCGACTATCCGATGTTGAAAGATTATTTCCAAAATGTGAACATCCAAAAGAAAAGCCCCAAAGACAAGGACGGAGACATTTTTGGAACAAATGTCCTTCGACGGATGTTCCCAGACGATTGGGAATCTCTCGACAAAACGGGGAGAACATTCGAAGAGAAGGCACAGGCGTTTTTGGAGAGAGGAATTTATCGGCAAGAAGAGTATCTTGCGGAGCACCCGGAACTCAAACTTTTTGCCGCAGAAATGCCGTTCGAGTATTACTTCGACAGGGTTCTTTTTACGGGTTCAATTGACCGTGTTCTTCAATGCCGTGATGACCCGAAGCACTTTGTAATCCACGACCTAAAGACAAGTGCGGAAGCATATGACGACAAGAAGCTGACAAGTCCACGACAGATGTGGGTTTATGTCGGAGCGCTGAAAGAACGGTTCGGTGCAGACATTCAAGTTGATTGTGAATACGAATTTCCGGTCGCGGAAGAAATGCGGAAAGCAGGAACAAAGGGTTGGGAAAAGCGTTGCAAAACGAAGATGCGGAAAATACTTGATGATATTTTCAACGAAAATTGGACCGCGCATCCGTCTCCGTTATGCTTCTACTGCACATTTTGTAACAACAATCCGAATCAACCAACAGAAGCAAAAAATCTCTGTCCATATTACAGCCTCTGGACCCCGCAGGACAGATCATTTGCTGTTCGGCTTCCGTGGCAGGGAATCGAGATGGATGAAATCCAGCGCAAAAAACTCGAACAGCTCGAAGCATTGGACGATGAATTTGCCGACGAAATCGAAGAAGAGGCGGCTGAATTGGACGACGATTGGGATCTCTAAAAATATTTTAAAGAAATTTTTTAAAACCCCTTGACAACCAAGGGGTTTTATGCTATAATGATAACAGAAATGAGGTGAACATTTATGGCAACAAATTATTTGTTAGAATTCATTCAAAATCATCCCAACGATTGGGAAGAAAAGCTGTCGTCCGACCCATATAACCTGAAAATCTCTCGAGATGGTCCGTATGTAATGTTTAAGTATAACCAACTTTCTTCGGACTTTTCCAATCCAATTGTGCGCGAAGCACGCGGAATCATCTTTCGAGAAGACAATTGGAAGTGCGTTAGACGGGCTTTTGATAAATTTTTCAATTACGGAGAACCGAATGCCGTGGAAATCGATTGGAATACGGCAAAGGTTCAAACCAAAATAGATGGCTCTCTTGTGAGTGCGTGGTTCGATGACGAAAAATGGCACTATTCAACCAACGGAACTATCGATGTCTATAAGGCTCCGACTGGAGATATCAAACTTCCAACCTTCGGAGATGTGTTTGAAGAAGCTTTTCATAACAATGATATTACGAAAGAGAGATTCGAACGGATGGCTTCCAGAATCGTTTGCTATACTTTCGAACTTGTATCTCCGCAAACCCGTGTCGTAATTCCGTATGAGAAGCCGGATTTGTATTTCATTGGACAGCGGGTAATGCCAACGGAATGCGAAATGAATCCAGAAGAGTCTATTATTTCTTCATTTTTAAAAACTCCGAAAGAATACGACTTTCATTCCGCGCAAGATGTTATCGATGCGGCAAAAGAACTTCCGTGGGACGAAGAAGGTTATGTTGTTGTTGACAGCGATTTCAATCGTGTTAAAATCAAATCTCCGGCGTGGCTGGTCGCACATTACACGAGATCAAATAATTCGATTTCCAAAGAGTCGCTAATTCAGGTGGTTCTTGATGGAGAACAGGAAGAATTTCTCGTTTATGCCAACGATTATCGCGAAGAACTCGAATCTGTCGAACGGGAAATGGAAGATTTTGTTAAAGAGCTGAACAGCGCCGCAAGAGAAATGAAGAAAAAATACGCGGCGGAAGTTCTAAAGTATCCAAAATCAATTCAACCGTATCTGTTTTCAAAGATAACCAACCAAGATGCGGGCGATTGGGTAAAAGAAAATATGACAGCGTCCAAGTGGGTGAAATATTTAGAAGCAAGAAAGGAGCAGTCCAATGGCGAAGAAAAATAAGTTAGAGAGGCTGGAAACAATCGAACACGACGGACATCACTATTCAGAGTTTGCGCTGTTTGTTGTGAAAAATCATGTCGGTTTTGGTGATGGAACCGAAGAAGATATTTCAATTCAGGTTGTTGCAGAAACTGACGCTGACGCAAAGAGAGTTGCGCGAGATGTTTTGTATGACGAAAATGGCTTCTGGGTGAACGATGTGTTCGAGCAGGAAGTAACAGAAGCAGAGAGTTTTTGGATGGAGGAATGGGGAAGATGACGAGTGGAATTCCGAAGTTGGAAATTTTGATTGGTCTTCCGGGAAGTGGAAAATCGACCTATGCTAAAGAAGAACACGAATCAAATAGCAATTCCGTTTATCTTTCTTCTGATAAGATTCGCGAGGAATTGTATGGCAACGAATCGATTCAGGGAAATCCGGCAGAAGTATTTACCGTGATGCAGAGTCGAGCAATTGAAGCACTAAAAAACGGAAGAGATGTGTTTTATGACGCAACCAATCTAACCAGAAAAGATCGCGCTGGAATTTTGGTGGCAACTCCAAGATATGTCTATAAGCAGGCAACCGTGGTTTTCGCTCCGTATGAGATGTGTGTTGAAAGAGACGCAGCTCGCGAACGGTCTGTCGGGAAAGAAGTAATTGATAGAATGATTCGTAGATTTCAACCTCCGTTTTACGACGAAGGCTTCGACTTTATCGATGTATATCAAAATTATTCTGACAAAGAATATGAACAATTTGTGAAGAAATACGGAAGCCTTTTGGAGCGTATGATGATTCTCCACGAAAATCCACATCACTCACTTCCTGTTTGGAAACACTGCCAAGAAGCGGAGGAATATGTGAAAAATCATTTCTTTGGAGATCGTTTAGGAGATGAACTCGCGTCTGCGGCTTGTCTTCACGATTGTGGAAAATATATTGTAAAAGATTTTCACGATTCAAAGGGAAATCCAAGCGAGCACGCACATTATTATCAACACCAGTGCGCTTCGGCGTGGCAGTGTATGGAAGAAACCTTCAACGAATTTGTGATTTGGCTCGTTGGAACTCATATGGATCCGTTTTTGGACACAAAATATTACCGCAATCTTGATCCGTGGATGAAAGAGGCTGTAGATATTCTCCACGAAGCAGATTTAGCGGCACATTAAAAGGAAAAATTGTAGAAATTCCTGAAGAAAATAAATAAAGAAATTTCATAAAGCCCTTGACAAACAGGGGTTTTTGTGTTATACTATAAATAGAAGTGAAAGGAGGCAAACCGTGTCAACAAGTAGAATTATCGTCGAGGGGTTTGTAAATAAACAAATTTTCCCTCGGACAAAAGTAAAAAGTGGCGATTTCGCCATATTTACGTTTTCACCGGAAAGTGTAATCGGTGAAATCGACAAGCGGACTAAAAACCCAAAATATAGGACCGACGATATAACGTTTAAGGGTCGGGTACCCGAACTCGATGGTGGAACGAGATATAAAATAACTGCCGATCTCAAGCAGGACGCAAAATATGGATGGCAATATGATATCGTCAGCATTAACTCAGTTGTTAATCTTGACACAGAGGCGGATGTAAGAAAGTTCCTCGGTTATGTTTTTACAGAAAATCAGATCAACGCACTATACGAAGCATATCCGAATCCCGTCGAGATTTTGGAGCGCGGAGACATCGAGGCACTGTGCAAAATCAAGGGAATCAAAGAGGCGAAAGCATCAAAGCTTTTAAGCAAATATAATGCCTCCAAAGATAGCAGTAAGGCATATACAACACTGTCAGAGTTTGGGCTGTCAAAGGCGACAATAGACCGGTTAGTCGAACATTATGGTTCCGCAGATATTCTCGCCGAAAAGGTGAAGAACAATCCATACGCACTGATTGGAGAAGGCGTTAGAATCGGCTGGTCGAAGGCGGACAGTATGGCATTGCGAAAAGGAATCCCAACAAACTCGCAGTTTCGAATTAACGCATATGCACTGTATTATCTTAGAAACCTTGCTGAGGTTGATGGACACACGTGGGTTCCGCTGGAGGCTCTTGGTTCTGGCATTAAAGGACTGTCCGCAGACATCTCCACAGAGATGGTAAAAAGAGAGCTCCAACGAATGGTCGAAAACAAAACACTGTTTTACGATAAAGAGACAAAGCGAATTGGACTAATGAAATATCGAAAGCTCGAAGAGATGATTTGTCGCGAGCTTTTGAGGCTTCAAGACGCAGAGTGCCGTAAAATGGAGTTCGTTGAAGAGACAATCGCAGAGTGCGAGGAAACTGTTGGATTTCAATATACGGAAGAGCAGAAAGATGCGATACGAAATTTAGTGAATAAAAACGTCATTTTAATGACGGGAAACGCAGGTTGCGTAGACAAAGACACCGAGTTTTTCGACGGAACAAAATGGAAAAAGATTTCAGAATATGAGTCCGGTGATTTGGTTCTTCAATATAACGATGACGGAACAGCTAACTTAACGAAACCGTTAATGTATTTCAAAAAGCCGTGTTCTGAGTTCTATCATTTTGAAACTAAATATGGCCTTAACCAAACGGTCAGCGAAGATCACGATATGCTTTATTGGACGCAGAATGGTGTTAAAAAAACAGACACCATAAAAAAAATAATAGACACTCAAACCCGAGATGGGAACGGCTTTATCGGAAGATTCAACACCTCTTTCCGATACAGTGGTGCCGGAATACCCCTAACCGACGAACAAATACGGGTTATGTGCGCCGTTATTTGTGATGGATCTTTTTATAAAAAGATGGAGAATAGTCCAAGCGCACCATCTTTTAACAGGTGTCGATTCCATATTAAGAAAGATAGAAAAAAAGAAAGACTTCGTCAACTCTTTACCGACGCCAATATTCCATGGAAAGAGTCCGCCTCCGCTGCGCAAGGATATACAGACTTCTATATTCAGGCTCCAATCAAAACAAAAGTATTTGACAAATATTGGTATAATTGTGACAACCACCAGCTTCAAATAATCTGTGATGAAATTATGTTCTGGGACGGCAATGAGGGTGTTACAAAAAACGGCGTAATTCGTAAAAGATTTTCTAGTAATGTAAAAGAAAATGCAGAGTTTATTCAATTTGCTTATTCCGCTTGTGGATACAGGGCATCTATTTATATAAATGACAGAACGGGGCAAAAATATTTTACCTGTGGTAAGCTATATGAAAGAAAATCTGTCGAATATAACGTTTCGGTAACAAATAGGAGTTTTGTTAGTCTTTGTTACGATAAAAGAAAATCACATTGTAAAACAGAAATATCTAAAGTCCCGTCAGAAGATGGCTATAAATACTGCTTTATGGTAGAATCCACAATGCTTGTTTTGCGTAGAAATGGATGTATTTTTATTTCTTCCAATTGCGGAAAGAGTTCTTTAATGTATCCGGTGTCTCGCATCTTCAGAAAGAACGGATTGGACTTCGAAATTTGTGCTCTTTCTGGCAAAGCCTCGCTAAATCTTCACGAGATCACAAAGGAAGATGGTAAAACAATCCATCGTCTGCTGGGATGGAATCCAAAATTTGGCGGTCCAACATTCACAAAAAAAGACCCTCTTCCAACAGACGTCGTTGTTTTGGATGAGGTTTCAATGGTCGGAGGCGAGTTGTTCTATTCATTGATTTCGGCGATTAAAGATGGTGGAAGATTGATTATGCTCGGAGATCCGGGGCAGCTGGAGTCGATTGGTTTATGCAATTTGATTTCCGATCTAAGGAATTCTGGAAAGATTACCTGTGTTCATTTGTCTAAGATTTTTAGACAGGCTAAAAAATCTGGTATTATTACCGATTCTTTAAAAGTAAACGCGCAAACCCCCATTATTCCACCGAAGTTTCGCGGAGAGGAAATTCACGGAGAGCTAAAAGACCTAAAAATCATCGCAAAGTCTTCTTCTGAAGAATGTCTCGAAGCAATAAAAAAAGAGTTCAAACGACTTCACTTCGACGAAAATATACCGGTAGAAGACATTTTAATTCTTTCCGCAAAACGATCAATTGGAGATTTGTCGGGAAGGTCAATCAACCGAGAGATTCAGAGCATGATTAATTTCGAAGACGAGAACCCGCTGAAAATCACATATTCTGATGGAATTAAATATGATGTATTGTATCACGTTGGTGATAGAGTAATTGTGATGAAAAACAATTATGAAGTTAGGACGCCTGACGGTGGATCGACAGAAATTTTTAACGGAAATATTGGAACAGTAGTTGCTAAAGATAATTTCCGAAGACAACTTATTGTTCGTCTCCCGCAGGGAAATGTCATCATCGAGGGGGATATGCTCCTCGAGCTTCAGCTTGGATATGCTATTTCGACGCACAAGGCTCAAGGGTCGGGTTTCCCATACGTGATTGTTGCGTGTGACCCTGGAGCGTATCAGCTTCTCACAAAACAGTGGTTGTATACAGCGCTGTCGAGAGCAAAGAAGTATTGCGTTCTTGTTGGAACAGACAAATCAATCAATCAATGTGTTAAAACAGACAGGGTGACAAAAAAGTCAACTTGGCTCGCGGAACTATTGATGTTCCCCGAAAGAATTTGTTGTATTAGAACAACCGATACAACACAAGATGAAAGAATTCAAATGGATATGGAGGATTAATTAACAAAGTGTTCAAAATTTATCAAATTCACAAAATGTCCGGCGAGTATGAAGATTATTGCGATGTTATTGTTGGTTCATATCTTCACAAAGAAAAAGCAGAACGAGAACTCGAAAAGTTCAGCAATACGTTAAACGCAAGCGAAGAAGACGGCGAAACTTTTATCAGGCTTTATAATAACACAGTATATTCATACGACGAAAGCGTTCGTTATGAGATAGAAGAAGTTGATGTTGATGATGAGATGGAGGGCGGAAGAATGAAGGATCAAGAACACATTCCCGGCAAGCCGATGTATTCCGTTGGAGATTGGGTTTCGTTTCAAATGACTTTCGACAAAAACGTCGAAACCTTCGACGGAGTCATCGAAATTGTCGATAGGTTTGGCGCATGGGATATTGACTACCCAAGCGAACCCTCATACGACATTCTGGTTGAGAATTGGCGCGGGAGAGGAACGCCCACCCTTGTAAAACATATTAGAGAGTCAAATATCGTAAAAACTACGAAAGGATAATAATTATGTTGTCAGATATCGAAATTGCGCAAGCAACAGAGCCGAAGCACATCAATGATGTTGCTAAAATAGCCGGGATTCCAGAAGAATATATCGAACAGTACGGAAAATATAAGGCAAAAATAGATCTTAAATTTCTTGAAAAATCAAAAAAGGAAAGCGGAAAATTAATTCTCGTAACAGCAATGACTCCGACTCCTGCAGGAGAGGGGAAAACAACGACGACCATCGGACTTGCTGATGGACTACGCAAAATCGGCAAAAAATCTATTGTCGCGTTACGCGAGCCGTCTCTCGGTCCTGTGTTTGGCGTAAAAGGCGGTGCTTGCGGTGGCGGGTATGCGCAGGTTATTCCAATGGAAGATATCAACCTACACTTTACGGGGGATTTTCACGCCATCGGCGCCGCGAACAACCTGCTGGCGGCAATGCTGGACAATCATATTAAACAGGGAAATGAGCTTGGTATCGATCCACAAAAAATTACTTGGAAACGGTGCGTTGATATGAATGACCGACAACTGCGGAACATCGTAGACGGACTGGGCGGCAGCTCCAATGGGGTAACTCGTGAAGACGGATTCGATATCACGGTTGCCTCGGAAATTATGGCAGTTTTTTGTCTTTCAAGTTCTATTAACGATTTGAGAGAGCGCCTTGGACGAATCATTGTCGGTTATACTTACGACGATAAGCCAGTAACGGCAAACGATCTTCACGCTACTGGAGCAATGACGGCGTTGCTCAAAGACGCAATCAAACCCAATCTCGTTCAAACTCTCGAAGGTACACCCGCGATTGTTCACGGAGGACCGTTTGCAAACATTGCGCACGGTTGTAATTCAATTCTTGCGACAAAGATGGCGATGAAGCTTGGAGACTATACAGTAACAGAAGCTGGATTTGGCGCCGATCTCGGAGCAGAAAAGTTTATTGATATTAAATGTCGAACAGCCGGTTTTCATCCAGATGCGATTGTCGTCGTGGCAACGATTCGTGCGCTTAAAATGCACGGAGGTGTTGCGAAGTCCGATTTGGGTAAGGAAAACCTCGAAGCCATAGAGGCAGGCATCGGCAATCTAATTCGGCACGTTAACAATGTTCGCAGAATTTATGTGCCGTATGTTGTGGCAATTAACAAATTCGCAACAGACACAAATAAAGAAGTTGAATTTTTAGAGAAATTGTGTAACGATCGGGATATCAATGTCGTTGTTTGTGATTCTTGGGCAGAAGGCGGAAGAGGAGCAGAAAATCTCGCAAAGGAAGTTGTTCGGCTGTGCGACGAAGACTCGTCCGATTTCACGTATTGGTATCGAGCGGAAGATTCAATTGAAAAAAAGATTAAAACCGTGGTGGAAGATGTTTATCATGGTTCCGATGTTAATATTCTTCCTTCGGCAAAAAGACAAATCGAAAAACTTGATAGACTCGGATTTGGAAATCTCCCAATTTGTATTGCTAAGACACAATATAGTTTTTCTGATAATCCGATGCTTCTTAATGCTCCAACCGGATTTACCGTAACGATTAAAAATGTTAAAGTCTGCGCGGGAGCTGGATTCATAGTTGTGCTGACTGGAGATATTATGACAATGCCCGGACTTCCAAAACACCCCGCCGCTGAAAATATTAATATTGACGAAGACGGTAAAATTATTGGATTATTCTAAAATATTTTTCCAAAACCCCTTGACAACCAAGGTGTTTTGTGGTATAATAATAGCGGAAACGAAAGGAGGAAAAAAGATGGTTTGCGAAATTTGTGGAAAGAATTTTGAGCATAAAATGTATTATGGAGAATATTCTAATTGTTGCTCTGGAAGATGTTTTACAAGAAAATTTTGGAACAATATTATGGAGGAAAAAGACGAACACGTTATTGTAGACGGAACTTGTTATGCGATTGCCACTACTCCTACCAATGGATTTTGTGGATTTGGTGGAAGTCGGTTTAAGATTAAGATGTTTGATACTGGAGAAGTTATAGAAACCAATAATCTTTGGTGTCAAGGAAAAATTCCAGAAGAATATCGTGACCAGTTCCCCGATACAGCTCAATTCATCGTATAAAATTAGAGGAGAATTTTATGAAAAAAAGAATTATTAGAATTACTGTTTTCTTCCTGCTTGTTATATCGCTTTTCGTTTTCTGCGGATGTGCTTCTTGTGAAAGAAGCTTTAAAAGCTGCAATGCAGATATTTCCGGTGGTTTGTGTCGAACGGTAAATGTCTATTCGCTTGACGGTAAGTTGTTGGCAACATATGAAGGCAAAATTGATATCGACGATAATACAAACGGTTCTGTTATGTTTGATCTTGACGGGAAGCGTTATGTTTATTATCACGCAATTGTAGAAGTTATAGAAAAGTAATTCAAAAGTTATTAATAAACAAAAGGAGAAAACAAAATGATTACCAAAGAACAAATTGAAAAGATTATCGAGGAAAGCTATTCCAATTATCCAAAGTTTCTTTCGTCGACAATTGAAAAGATTGAGATGAGGTTTAAGGCGCAGGCAACACTACACAGAGTAAGAAAGATTGAATATATTGTTACAAATCCTGGTCCGGTTGCCGATCGTCTGCGCAGAGACCTTGCAAATTATTTTACAGCACTTGGGTTCTTCGGCGGTATTAGAATGAACGAAGACGGAGACATTGTTGTTACGCTATCGATTGACCCTCCTGTAGAATCAGCTCCAGCGGCGCCCGTAGAGGTGCCCCCGACGCCCGTTGACGTGGATGCTCCCGTAGACATTCCGGAAGAAAACCAGTAAAATTTCAAAGAAACTTTCCAAAAGCCCTTGACAAACAGGGGCTTTTGTGATATAATCATATCAGAAGGAAGAATTCTTCTGATATATTTATGAAAGGAGAAAGTTTTATGAAAAAGTTCTTTCAGAAGGTTTCCAAATTCACAAAGAGGTTTCGTCTGCTGATTTCGACAATTGCTATCGCAATCGTTGGTGGAATTTGCGGTTTCTTCTTCGACTCCGTTCTGTTCGGGATTAACCCCGTATTTGCGGCATCGACTGAGGCGCTTCTTCTATCGATGATTTACGTTGCGCTGGAGACAAAGGCGCCGAAACTCAATTAATCTCAAAGGAAGGTGACTGATTTTTGGAAAATTTAGGTATTGTTATTCCCAAAAACGTGGAGAATCTGCAGCTCCCCGATCCTGATCTTCTTCATCAGTATGAAGATGAGGAAGCGAGAAGAATTTATCTCGAGGGTGCGATTGGAACTGAAGACGATCCGATGAACGACAACTCGATTGGAATTGTCAAAAGAATTCTCCGGTATAACCGAGAAGACAGAGGACTTCCTCTCGATGAAAGAAAGCCGATTATGCTCTATATCGACAGCCCCGGAGGCGATGTAACAGGCGCTCTCGTGCTGTGTCACATCATTATGATGTCAAAAACACCAGTCTATACCGTAAATATGTGTGCGTGTTTCAGTGCTTCTGGAGTTATTCTTGCCTGCGGGCACAAGAGATATGCACTAAAGGGTTCATCTGTTCTGATTCACAGTGGTTCAACCTACCTTGGTGGAACACGCGAACAGGCGGATTCGGCAAAAAAGTTTGTTGATAAATCAGACAAGAAGTTCAACGACATTCTCTTCAAGAAGACAAAGATTGACCAGAAGACCTATCGCTCGAAAGCTCCGAAGGATTGGTTTCTCGATGATGAGGAGTGCTTGAAATACGGCGTGGTTGACGAAATCGTCGAAAATATTGATTCAATTCTCTAATCTTTTGTTCAAAATAACCAAAAAATAACCCCAAACCGCAAGGTTGCGGAGGACGGACTCTTCAAATAATCTGTTCGTCCTCCGTTTCAGAAAGGACTTTATATGAGCAAAAAGTCTAAAAATAAAATTAACATCAAATTCTGCGGCGGAAACTCTTGGGATGTAACCGGTTCGATGACATATATCGAAACACCAAATCGAAAAATTCTTTTGGAATGTGGTTTGTGGCAATCGACTGGAAGCACTCTCGAAAACTGGAAAATTAATTCGAGAAGGCTTGATTTTAAGCCAAATAAACTTGATTATGTGTTTTCCTGCGACCGTCACGTCGACCACATCGGTTTGATTCCTCGGCTGTATTCTTCTGGAGCAACCTGCCCGATTATCGCTCCTCGCGGTTCTAAACCAATCGCAGAAATCTTGATGAGAGATAGCGCAAGGATTATCGCAGAAGATGCCGCTTCGCTTTCAGATAAGCTTGGACGAGAGTATGTTCCATTCTATCTTGATTCCGATGTTGACACGGCACTCGGATATTGGACGGAGTATGATGACGAAATCGTTACGCTTGACGAATTCGTAAAATTCAGATTTGTTCCATCTGGACACATTCCATTTGCGAGACAGCTTGAATTGTGGATTACGGAAGGAAATGTAACGAAGAAAATCGTTTATACTTCCGACCTTGGAAACATTCATTTGCCAAAACCGTATACGAAACCGTTCAAGTCAGTTTTTGGACAAAGAGCAGATATTGTTATTGCTGAATCGACATACGCGCACGAAGAAAAAATTGCCAACAAAAAGATGCGCAAGAAAGACCTTGAAAAACTTCGGACGGTTGTTGAACAGACTTGTGTTGAACAACAGAGACGAATTTTGATTCCGAGTTTTGCACTGGCAAGAACGCAGGAAATCGTAACTGTTCTATATGATCTGTTTTCAAAAGAAGATTTCGACATTCCGGTATATATCGACTCTCCGATGGCACAGAACATTAGCCGCGCGTATTGTGACATTCTCGAAGGAGAAGCCTCAGAGGAGTGGCGAGAAGTTCTTGCTTGGAAGAATATTCATTTTGTTGGGGATTATATCGAAAGCAGAGAACTTCGTGATTCTGGAAAGCCCTGTATTGTAATTGCCTCTTCCGGGTTTATGGTGGCTGGGCGTTCCGTTGCTTGGTGCGCAAGCCTTCTTCCGAATACGGACGACAGAATCGTTACAATTGGTTATGCTCCTCCGGGTTCGATGGCACATACGATCAAGCAAGGTGAGCAGAAGACGATTTCAATCTCCGGAAAGAGATACGCAAACCGTTGTCAAATCACAAATCTTGGAAGTTTTTCCTCGCACATTCAAAGAGATAGCATTGTCAAAGAATATGGAAAGATCAACGCCGAAAAGCTGTTCCTTGTTCACGGAGATATGGACGGCAGAAACTCGGTTAAACCAGAGATCGAGAAGGAGCTCTCAAATAACAATCTGTCAACAAAGGTTGTTGTTGTGCAGAAAAACATGACTGTAAACATATGAATTATTTTTTGAATTGAGGTGATTTTTTGAATGCTCTCGCAACAAAGGTCAAATTGACCGACCACGCACGGCGACGCATTTATGAACGGTTTGGAAATCTCTCCGACCGCGAGTTTTCGGACCTTGTCAGAAACGCCAGACTCAAAGGACACACGACAACAACAATGGATCAAGACCATTACGAATATGGGCTCTACAAGCGCATCTTTCGGCGCGAGAGCGGTACTCGGATGGTTCGGCTATACAAGGACGCATACTTCGTTTTTGTTAGCGGGAACAAAGCTGCTGGGTGCAAGCTGTTGGTAACGGTGATTCTATACGATCCAAATTGGCGAGAGGCGAGAAAAGCCTCTTTCCGAAAAGGGCAAGAAGGGGTGAAAGAAAATGGAAATGACGAATCTAACCCGTAACATTCAAACAGCGCTTCCGGATAAAGCAATTCTGGACGCGCCGACCCTGAAAACCGGAGAGGAATATTGGTATATTTCAACCAACAATTTGGAGAGTTGCATTATCGGTTATGGAAAGCTAACCAATCAAATCAATCGTATTAAGAACTTGGTTACGACGAGAAGCGCCTACGGGTCGCAGTTCGAGAAAATCTTCGTTTTTGAAAACCCGTTCGAAAAGGTTTATGTCTATTCTGCAAGCAGAGTATTTTCTGATCTTGAAACTTTAGTAAAAACCGTCCGTGGAACATATCGGACCATTAGCTTCGCTGTTTCTGCGGTCGTTAAAATACAGGAGAAAGGGGTGAACATCGTTGGACTTTTCAATTAAAACCTTATCTGACGGCACAAAAGAGCTTTATGTTGATGGAAAAATGGTCGCAAGCGGGACACAGGAAGAAATTTTCCCGATTATGAGATTGATGACACAACACGAGGCACTAGAAAAGGTGTCGGAGGAATGTGAGAAAGACAAAAAATAAAATTAAATATTGATTAAAAACTAAAAAAGATCCGATTTTACGGGTCTTTTTTTAAAAAGGGCTTGACAAACGGCAGAAAATGTGGTATAATAGTATCAGAAAAGGAAAGGGGCTGAAAGCTATGATTACCAAAACCTATATGATTCCCGAAGAGAATGTCGAAAATCTGGAGAAGAAGTTCGGCGTTGCGGCTCGTAAAATTCGCAAAATCAACCCAGAACTTGAACCGACAATGGCAAAATGCGACCACACAATCGTCCTTGTGCGCAAAATCGAGCTTCGTCCTTGCGATTGCCGTTCCGAATCGACCGTTAAAAAAGTTCCATACGAAGCCCGCAGGGTGGAGTTGAAAATCCCGGACGAGGTTGTCTTCGCAGAAAACAATTGGGCGTTCGGCGGTTCCGTAGAACCCAGTGGCGTTGATGGAAAAAACTTCGTTAATGTTAACTTGTCCGGCAAGGATCTGGGATTCATCGTCCCAACAAGGTATTTCTCTTCGAACCCCTGCTCTTGTGATTACTGCAAAACCGACCGTAAACGTAACAAAACCTACCTTGTTGTCAACCGGGAAACCGGCGAGTGGAAACAACTCGGCAAAGAGTGCTTGAAGCTTTTCGTGGCCGGAATCGATGTTGATGCAATAGCGACATTCGAGTCCTTCATTAAAGAGGCGGAATGCGCCGCAAACCCCGGAGACGAGTTCTTTTACAACAGAAGATTCAAGTTCGTTAAGGTTGCGGATGCTCTTGCCCTTGCTTGTGCGGTTTACCGCGAAAGAGGATACCTTGCTACAAGAGATTCTGTGGGTAATTCTAATGATCTTTGTAACAAGAACATTGTCCAGAGAAAACTTACTCAACAATTCGTGAGGTTGCTTGTTGCGAAACACAGTTCGGGCTTCTTCATATTTATGAGTTCAAAGATGCGAACGGGAACGCGGTCGTTTGGAAGAGCAGTTCGAGTAAAGATATTCCAGAAAGTGGGACGGTAACTGGAACAGTAAAGGCGCACGAGGAATACAACGGAATTAAACAAACGATTATTTTGAGAGCTAAAATTGCAGCATAAAAGGAGAAAGGTATTATGAAAAGTAAAAGAATCAGAGTTGAAGATTTGGTAAATTATAATAAAATAACTAATTTTGGACCAGGGAGGGTTGTTAAAATTATACAGATGAGAACAGAGATCAACAATTTTAAATACCCGATTGCCTCATTCTACGGAGTGGAGCTTCCAGAGCCATTCGTAGATGGGTGCTCTTGTGAATATAGCGGTAAATGCGGAGATTTAATTTTAGGGACGAGCGGTCGTGAAAATGGGTGTGTTTGGGCGTTGTTTGAAGAACTGGAATTACTGACAAACAAAGAATGAACAGAAAGGGGAAATGCAAAAATGGGAATCATTATTAACGGGAAAACAATTGCCGAGAAAGAGAACGAGGTTACAGCGGCAAGAGTTCAGAACCTTATCAACGGCGGGCACGCGAGACCAAAGCTTGTTGTGATTCAGGCAGGTAACGATCCAGCTTCTTCTACATATGTTCGCAACAAGAAAATCGCTTGCGAGAAAGTGGGAATTTTGTGCGAAGATATTCATATTGACGAGGAGAAAGATCCCGCTGTTACAGAGATGAGAATTATCGGAGAAATCCAGAAGGCGAACAGGGACGATAATATCAATGGAATTTTGGTTCAGCTTCCACTTCCGAAAGGAATTGATGAGGAAACCGTCCTCAATTATATCAATTCATTCAAGGATGTTGATGGGTTCGGATATCTCAATGCCGGAAAACTTTTCTCCAAGAAGAACCCAGAACCCTTTGGATTCATTCCTTGTACACCGGCAGGAATCATTCATATGCTGGATTCAATCTCTGTTCCTCACGGCATCGACTTCGCAGGAAAGAACGCGGTTGTTATTGGGCGGTCTAACATTGTTGGAAAGCCGGTTTCAATTCTCTTGCAGAGGATGAATATGAATGTTACAATGCTTCACTCAAAGACTTCCGACGAAGACAAGCAATTTTACTGTCGTCACGCAGATGTGATTGTTGTGGCGACAGGACACGAAAATACGCTTACAGACAGACACTTTTACGGAGACAAAAAGCCGATTATTATCGATGTTGGTATTCATCGCGGAGAAGACGGAAAACTTAACGGAGATGTTTCAGAGGAAACCAAAGCAAAATATTCAAGTTATTATAGTCCCGTTCCCGGTGGTGTTGGTCCTCTCACGATCTCAATGCTTCTGAAAAATGTCGTTACTTCGGCGGAAAGAAGTTATCTAATTTTCAATAACGATTAAAAAAATTAAAGGAGAAATTGAAGACTATGCTGAAAATTTATGATCCGATTTACTCCGTCTCTATTGACGGTGGTCCATGGAAGAGATTAGGAGATCCGTTCGATACCAATTGGTTTGTTACGGATAAAGATCTTCCAGAAACAGAACTTTTGCTTGATGATGTTTCTTTTCAGGAAGCTTATGATTATCTTCGTGATAATTATATTTCTGGGGCAAGAACTTGCACGACTTTTTTCAAAAATAAACCCCAAATTTCGTTGTTATATTTCAACTCAATCGACGGAAAATATATCAAAAAGTGCGAGGGGTTTTGGCTTCGCGCAGAGAATAGACTTCGCAAGAATGTAACGTTGGATTGGATTTTGAAGCATCTTGAAGCAGACCAGACAATTCAATATTTAACCGAAAGGGGAATGGGAATATGCCAGATAACAAAGACAAAGTAAATGGTTGCGTCTATCCAGAAGAAATCGGACTTCTGAAAGAAATCATTAGTGAGAGGGATTGTCGCGATAAAGTCCGCGAATATCTTGATTCACTGGAAATTCCCGACCGGTTCTTCTCCTGTATGTTCGGAGAGCTCGTAAAGATTTTTGGCACAACGCTTTTCGAACCAAATCCATACTATTGTTATGATGCAGAAGAGCAGAAAAAATTCGTAGAAGGCGGAGCTGCCAACAACAAACTGCCTTATCCAAAGGATTATTCATATCGCGATCAAATAGACACTGAACTCACATATGAGGGCGGAACAGGTGGATGGTATAACGCTCTCAAAACAACCTGCTGGATTCTTGATATGGAATGGTTGCTTAAAACTTACGAACAATTGAGTTGGATGAACTCCGATTATTTCGACGAATGGGTTGGAGATAAAATTATTGAATATCTGTTCGAAAAAGACAATTACCGTGAAAGAGATTACGAAATCTTTCTCAAAGGGAAGGGAGTTATTTGATGAAAGAAAAAACTCAATTGGACCAGAGACGACTAACCCCTTTTATCCAATAAAACACCAATAATCACAGGGCATCTTCGGGTGCCCTCTTCTCATATTACCCTATACAATATTATCCTCTGGTCTTATATTTATCTGTCTCCATAGCTCTTAAAATCGATTCTATCACCCATCCAATACCCCCATTTTTATATCCCCCAATTCGTACCATTATTCACTTGTCCTCCCTCCATTTTTCACCATTTCTCTCCACTTTTATCCATCCACCTCTTCCATTGTGGAAAATGTGGAAAACTTTGTGGAAAACTTTCCATTTTCACTTATAAATACCTCATAAATCAGAGTAAATGAGCGTAAAACACCGATAAATACCCAAAAATCGTCTTGTTAGGTCTTGCTTAAGTCATTTAAGTCGTTTGAGTTATTAGAAAATTCCAAATAACTGATATCAATTCTGTTTTACCCCTTATATATTGGGAACCCATGGTTCCCATACCCTCCTTTGCCCGAAAAGACTTCGTCTTTTCTCCTCGTCCCCTCACTTCGTTCGGGTCGCCGTCAAACCGTTTTTCTTTTATCGAGCCTGACGGCTCTCAAAAGAAGAAACCGACTTCGTCGTGTAGTCATTTGGAAAATGTTTTAAGGAAAAGAGGGAACGATATATTTGTAGTTGTTAATATTCTGTTAATTATAGATTGGATAAGTTGACAGGAATGTAGGAATGTGATATAATAGAGATGAGTAGAAGAGATGGATTGGAGAAATGGATTGTGATAGAGAAGTGGGGGTGGAAGTAGTGGAAGGTGCAAAAAGTATCCGAATAAACCTGTAATATATAATATATACTTATTTCTATGTAAGGAAAATACGGACCCTTTTTGCACCGTAGGGGCAAAAACTTTCTGTTTTTTTCTACTAGAATAAATAGCATATACTAATTATATAGTGGCTTTATTCAGACAGTTTTTGCACCATTTGGATAACCCCATTTGGACAAATGATAAATGGATTGATAAAATAGTTGGGTTATAGGATTGGATTGATTGTATTGATTGAGATATGTGTTTATAGGATTGTGTGATTGATTGGGTGTTATGTGATGCGCTATTGGTTATGTTGTAGTTTTTATATGATCTTTTCTTATTAAAGAAAGGTAAAAATGTTACAATCTCAAAATCTCAATAAAATATGTCAAGCCTTGTAATCAGTTCCGGTTCTTGTCGGCAGTTCCAAAAGTGCTAGGTAAATTCACAAAAAATTAACATTTAATCAAATTAAATTATTTTTAAAGGAGAAAAAATTAAAAACAATGTCAAGAAAAAATCGTGAAAAATTAAACATATTACAAGTTGGTGGTCGATACAAATATTCCGATCTCTGCAACATTTTTCAAGAACAGCAGCTAAAGGGCAACCAAAAACAAGCCCAGCTTAATCGTTGGCAATGTCAATATCTTTTAGAAAAAGACCCTTCTGATCCAAGAATTTTTATCTTGAAAGAAATTTACGACATCCCTCTTGAACCAATGACCAAGGGACGAAAATCTGAATACTTCCAATATATTAGAGACATCATTGTCCTGATGTGTTATACTGACAGGCATAATATGAGTAGTCAATATTCTGACTATTATCAGTTTCAAGCATCTAAGACACAGCTCTATAAGCTGTTTGGATTTTTTAATCAAAGGTTTCTTGAAGTTTGTTATGGGAGAGACAAGAAGACGAACAAATCAAGATATGCGGCTATATATAAACAGTTTGAAAATGAAGTGTTCAGTAAAAGCTATGACATTCTTGAAAGCGTTAGGAAGAAGCTAAAAGACGAACAGCTGATTGACAGCCACGACACAGTTGAGGTTCTGATTAAGGACAAGGATGGGGATTATTGGAAACAGTTGACAGAAAAAGAACAGGCAGACTTGATGACTATTAAAAAGAATATATTGGAAGAAATGGAAATCCGCTCCCTCTCGCAAGTATATTTTAGCGGGAAGTTCCAACAGTTTCACGAAAGAGTGTTGGAAGAAATTAGGAATAAATATGATTGGTGGTATTATCGGGAAGCAGTCAGCTTTTGGGTAATAAAGGGAGCGGTTAATGAAGAAGCAAAAAAGATTTTAGAAAAATATGGATATGATGCAGAAGAATATGCTGTTCAGCGAAAGGCTGTTGAGTTGAACAATAAGATGATGACCTTTCTAAAGAGCAGGACAGAAAATGATGCTCATGCTTTAATAAATGAAGGACAGACAAAGTATCTTGAAAAGGTTAAGAAGAATCCAAGTGAGTGGTTATATAATCGATGTGTTGACATTATGGCAGAGTTGATGTCGGTTGTAGATAAGAGAGATCGAGATAAGATTCAGCTGTCTGATGTTCAAGAACAAATGATGTATGGATACCGGGGAGACCTTGATTTGTATATTGACGAATATAAGAATATCAGAGAAATGCTGATTGGAGAACTGATTAAGCTTCCAGAGTTGTTAGAAGATTCTGCTCGATAACCGCTCCCCGCTCCGCTCCATCTCCAAAAAATTTTTCAAAAAATCTTAAACTTTTTTCAAAAACCCCTTGACAAAACGCATTTTATGTGCTATACTATAGGCGTGAAAGGGAGAGGGCGTCGGTTCTCGAGTAGGGAGCGGTTCAAAGACTGGTGATGCCCGACACCAACCATTCCCGAAGGCTCTATCGGGCTCCTTCTCACACAACCTCCTTTCTTTTAAGAGTGAACAAGTGGCCCTTTCCCATGCGTTCCTCTTGACGGGTGCGGCTCCGGTCAAATGCGCTGGTGGTTTTCATAGTGATATCCTTTCGAATGAGAAGCCGGTCTTGGTGGTGCTCGATCGGTATGACAAAGCGGCCGGACGCTTGACAGCTCGGACAGACGGGCACTCTTCAATGGTGGGTTCATCTAATGGTTAGGATACAGCCCTTTCACGGCTGATATATCGGTTCGACTCCGGTACTCACTACCAACTTACGTCTTAAACACGTAGTGTAATTGGTCCTTTACCTTTATTGATATGTGTCCTTAGCTCAGATGGAAGAGCCCACGACTTTTAATCGTGTTGTCCGGAGTTCAAATCTCCGAGGACACACCATAAGCGCAGGGATGGCCGTAATAGCAACCTGATCAGTTAACTCTTTTGAGAGTGTTTGCTGCGCTATATAAGTGAATATGGGCCTTTACGCAATGTGGTACTGTTCTCGCATTGCTACCATGCCGAAATGGTGGAATTGGCAGACACGTCGGATTAAGGATCCGATAGGAAACTGTGCAGGTTTGAGTCCTGTTTTCGGCACCAGCCGCCAATGATAGAGATGCGTATAACTCAGGCTATCCGGGATAAGTTAAGCTGGGCGCGTTAATGCCGTTACCATTCGTGCCTTGGATAATTCTTCCAGTCGATTCTTACATCAGATAATTTCGCCAAAGCAATCGACGTTTCTATCCTCCGCTAGCCCAATCGGCAGAGGCAGTGGACTTAAAATCCATTCAGTCCCGATTCGAGTTCGGGGCGGAGGACCAACGAGAAGCAGGAGCGACTGAATTATAAGCTCTCTTCTTGAGACCGCTCTTTGTAGGTTTTCAGCGGATGAAAAATGGCAAACCTACCAAGGGTTTCTTAGCCTCTAAAAGCAAACCCGTTTATATCCCCTTCAGATGGCATGCGGTCCCGTTCAAGTCGGGCGAGGGGTTTAGAGTGCCTGCAGGCGCATTCGGGCAAGAGAATTAGAACCTTGCCAAGAGGTGAAGCGAAACACCTAAAACACCAACTAAAAACTGCCTTGTTCGATCGCCTTTCCGATGAAGCATTAGAGGCTTATTAGATGTTTTATGATGCTTGCGGTGAAACGGGTTAAACTCCCGGCTTCGGGCTGGCTTAATCGGCAAGATAAACCGCTCCCTTGACGTGGGATGTTCCCCGTCCGGTTCGATTTGACAGTGACGTCCGTAAAAGAGTTTACTGTCGAAGCCAACACATTGGAGAAACGTAATCCAATCCAGGCAGATGGCATAGAGGGGTGACGACCTATTCCCCTTGCTATTGGCACTCCTCCGCCTATCGCACCCCAGAAATGGACACGCGGAAAAGGGAGGAAAATCGCCGACCCACCAGGCGTGGGAACGGTTCCTGTAGCCGCCTAATTGCGGTTATTGCTAATGGCAGTCTGATCAACTGCTAAATTCGGTGCCACCGATGAGGGGTTAAATGGACGCAGTAGCCGTCACAGCCGAAACATTGTCGAGTAGCCAAGCGGTAAAGGCGACTGGCTTTGACCCAGTTATTACGTAGGTTCGAATCCTACCTCGACAGCCAGCGGAAAATATCCGCTTCTCCAAAGTATATTCAGGGCGCCCGCCTCATCAAGTCCGATCTTGAATTGGAAACTGGTGGGACGGGCTGTTCTGCATCTCAAGAAAGGAAACCGCTCCCAATGAGCATCTCTCTCAACATCAATGTAAATCTCCCCATATATAATAAGACTCCGACTTATAAACCGCTCCCACAACTCACTCGTCGTCAGCGGTCATTTTTCGAGTCTGCCAAGGCAGTGTCTATTCTATCCGATCATCCTAATTTTCATCTTGGTTGCGTTATCGTAGAAGGTTCTCGTATCATCTCGTCAGGATGTAATTCCGTTACACGATGTTCTTTGATCCAACGGAAACTAGACAATAACCAATTTGGCGGCGAACATAGAGGAGCTTGTCATGCAGAGACAGCCGCCCTGCTCCCGCTTATTCGTCAGAGAGCAGACTTAACTTCCTGCGCTGCATATCTATACCGCTCCCACAAAGACGGCTCCATTGCTATGTCTCGTCCTTGTAGCCGATGTATGAGTCTCCTACGAGCAGTCGGGATTCGGAGAGTCTTCTTCACAGTTGAAGGCGGATATGCCGTAGAAGACATTTAGGGAGCGGGACATATTATCTGGTGACTAGACAACCTGATTATGATAATCATAGCGGGTTGTCTTCACATATATTAACAAACTACTATAAAAGAAAGGAAAGCATTATGTTTCTAAAACGTCTTATCCAATTTTTATCTCAAAAGAAAAGGAGGTACTTTTATATATGAGCAAGCCGCTCGATTTTTACAAAGAAAATATCCAGTCCCTTTCTTTCACCGGAATTTCAACTGACGAGCAAGAAACGGTTATCATTTTCGGACGCAATGACGATATGGCTTCCGTAGAAACGACCGACTCTACAGTTCTTACGAAACTCAAAAAGTGTGCTGATACAAGCCCTGACGAGTGGGTGCTTACAAACGTAACAACCAGTCCGTTCGAATCTGACCCAACAAAAATCACATCTATTTGTTTTAAGTGCCCTAAGAAGCTTGTTTCTCTTAGATTAAAATCTGCCGCTCCAAGAGAATTGACAGATGAAGAGAGGGCAGAAATTGCGGAGCGCATGAGGGGTGTCCGAAGAAATAAAGAAGATTAAAACAGTACAGGACCACATAGATGTCCCTACAATCGATTCTAAGGTTTGTACAGCAAGCAAAATACTGTAAATTTCAGAAACAAGTTGTTTGGGGTATTATCTGTACCCCAAACAACTAAACTTTCAAAATCATTATTAAATCAATGAAAAAAGGAGATATTTTACCATGAAATATTATTCAGAAATTCTTAACAAAAATTTCGATACCGTTGAAGACCTTGAGGCTGCCGAGAAAATAGAAAAGGAAAGAGTTATTGCGAAAACAAAAGAAGATGCGGCTCTAAAAGCAGAAATTGATGCCGCCAAGAAAATTCGTGATGATGCTAAGGCCGATTATTGCGCCGCTCTTAATGCGTGTCATGAAGCTTTGTCTCGATGGAATGAGGCGGAAAAGAAATTAAACGACGTGGAAGCAAAAAACAGATCTATTATGGGTTCGCCTAAAACAAGCGATGAAATTAAGAGGCTTGTAGAGAAATGGTTTTTTATTTAAAGTTTAGTATACAGTAAATAGACAGTGAATGGGTCATAGGTCATATTGGTAAAAAGGGCGCCCGATAGGGCTCCCTTTTTTGTATGTTATTTTATTGTTACATTATAAATTGGACTCGACAACGAAAATAAAATTTTGGTTCTGGAAGATTTTGGATCGGCAAGCAAATTTTAGGCGCGGTTCTAGGGATTTTGGGGCGGGGCGGGGTAAAAGGGCGGCGCCGCGCAAAAAGAAAAAATACGCCCCAGCATTTAAAGAAGATCGCGCTCGCAATATAATGATCCCTCGCGGATTTTTTAATTTGGTGTCGGGATCAAGACACCGGGAAACTTTAGAATTTCCTCCTTTCTAAATTATTTTCCCAATCTTTCTGACGTCATTGAAAGACAGGGCTGGGGTAGCACCTGATAACGCTCAGATGCTCCAGGAAGCGTAGAACAGAAGAAATACGGTTTTCTTTATTTGCGGATAACCGTAAACCCAAAGGGTTCTCCTTTTGTTTTACCAATGAAGTTCAATAAAGGCAAGGGCAAAACACAGAAGCACGATGATGCCGAAAACGCTCACTACATCACCTCCTTTCTACTTCAAAAAGTAAAAAATTAAAAAGAAATAAATGGCAGATATAGTCCAAATCAAAATAAACTCGAGTTTTCCGCACATCTCTTTCGAGTCTTTCCAACATCGTCGGATTAGTAGCCCCAAAACCAGAAGAAATATCATTGGATCCCATCACCCCCTTTCATTTACCAATAGAAATCAGGTTTTCCAACTTGACATCGAAAACATCAAGATTTGGTTTATTCCAATATGACGGGATGGTAATTGCCCGAACCTCCTCTTCGGATACAGACTCTCCATCAATATACCAGCAAACCTTTGTGTTCCCACCACTTGGAACGGTAGCAAATGTAACATATCTTTGCGACGGGTCGGATATCTTTTCTTTTATAACATTTCTATAACCGTCGCTCCATTTCCACCATTGAACTGGTTTTTGTTTTATCGCATACGGTTCACTCGCCCTCCTTTCTTTGACGGCAGAAAGGTTGGAATATGAAACTCCAACCCTAACCGTCGTTTCTACAATCTTCTCAATTTTGTGGCCTTTGAATTTTGCAGACGGTTGAACATCCGTGCGATATTTTACTCGTACAAACGTACCGTGTTTTAAAGACGTTACCTTATGAATTATGTCGGCCATAATCAGTTTTCCTCCTCATCATCATTCTCATCTTCGTCTTCGCTCCAAGAATCAATTTCTTCCTGAATCTCGTCATTCTCAAAAGAACACTCGCGATCAACGACCTCTCTCGCAATGTCTCCGGGATAAATCCAATCAGTCGGATAGTCTGTCGATTCAAAATTGCCATAACCGTTGAAATGGAAGTAGTCGTGATTCGGGTTGAAATCTCCATAGGCGATGCCACGGGCAATATCGCTTGGAGTCATTCCTTCGCAAATTTCGTCAAATCTTTCCATTTCGATGATTTCGTCATCGTAGTCGTTGGTTTTGTAACAATACTCATTGTGGAGAGCCACTGCGTCCGAATCATCCATACCCTCGATAATGTTCTTGATTGCCTCAACCTTCTCGTCATAAGTTTTCATAGTTTTGTTCTCCTTTTCATTTTCAATATTTTTGTTTTCGTTGGTGGTTTCAGTCAGAGTACCGTTGTCGATTGCGTTGTTGACATAGTTCGTAAAGATTGTTCCAAGCTCGTCTGCGTCGTGGTTGTCTCCGAAAAGCATCTTTACTTCTTCCAAAACCTGCTCTTCCGTGATGTCTTGTCCTGCCAAATTACGAAATTTTCTCATTTCTGTTCCTCCATTTATTTAATATTGTTTTTGTGAATTGCGTAAGTCCAATAGATGATATCGGTGTTTGCGTCGATAAATTGATCATCCACGAGGCGTCCAACTCGATATATGACGTAGTCGTCCATTTCGTCGTAAAGTTCCACGGAGACAACCAATCCAAGCCAGTTGCTGTTTTCTCCAATCTGCGGAAGCTCTTTCAAAGAGTAGATCACTTTTGCGTTTCCAACCCATTCACGAATTTCATCCAATGTCTCCGAGCAATTCAGAAGATACTGATTAAACGAGTAGTCATATTCTTCCGGGGTTTCCTTTTTCAATTTTTCAAATTCCTCTCTCAACTCTTCCTCCGTAATGATTTCTCCGGTGCTTGTGTCTCTAAATTTTCTCATGGTCTTTCCTTTCTCCCCGTCGAGCCGGTAGGTCAGCTAATTTTTAATTTTTTGTTAACATTCAAAGTCCTGCAAAACAGTATATTTCCAACCGTCGCAGTCGGTCATATACCAAATGATAACCGGGTTGTTTTCCTTATCGAGAGCTACTCCCTTGAACTGTAGGTCCAAATCACTTAAACTTCTTGCATCCACGTTCGTGTTCCAGATTGCGGCATATTCTCCGCTCGAAGTGTAAGGAAGCCCGTAGGTGAGTTCGACGTTCTTTTCACGCTTTCCGTGAACAATTTTGAGATGTTTGTCGAGCCATTTCACTGCGGCAACGGCGATCTTGTACTGCTTCTCGTAGTCGGTCCATTCTTTGATTTGGTTGGTGTAAATTTCCATTTCGGAATCCTTTCTCCGGTTTTACCGAGGTTCTCCGGAAACTCATAATTTTAATTTTAATAATTTGTTAACAATTTAATTATTGGAGCTCAACTTTCTCCCCTCTTCCGCACAGTCTTGCGAGAGGGCAGTAAAAAGTCAGATAACTGTTTAAGTGCCGTCCCTTACTGTCGGAGTTCCAACGTACAAACATATATTCAAGGGCGTTTGCAACCGAATAGAATTCACCGCCGTCTCTGATTGCACAGATTCCAGCTCCGATAAGTTGTGCAAGAAACTTCTTTTCTGCATTAGTTGCTTTCGTTTTATAGTCGCTTTCTCTTTCAGGACGAACATAAACATCATCTGAAAGCATATCGGATAACCTGTCGACGGTTTTTTGAGTAATAATTCCCTCTTCGTTTGCATAGGTTTCGAAGAGATACTTCTGTTCTTTTGTTTTGTAGGTTGTAAGCATAGTTTTAATCTCCTTTTAATAATTTGTTAATATTTTAATATGTGAAATCAACGAAGACCGGAGTGTCTTTCTTCAACATCCGTTCGTAGCTGATATCGTCACGTCTTCCGCAGGAGTATTTCTTTTCAGAGCGATCGTAGTCGCCCTTTTCATAAACCTGCGAATCCTTCGGGTTGGCAATCGGTTTCAGAGTGAACCAGTCACCCTTCTTCAACGCTCCAAGAGTCAGAACAAAGTTCGGATTCTTTTCGACGTGATGTTTGATCCGAAATGTCGTTTGCGGGCAGTTTTCACGATATTCTTTCAGGGTCTTTCTGGCTTCTGCGTAGGTGTCTTCAGAGCATTCAACACTCCATTCTCCGTAGTAGAGTCCTTCGATGTCATAGCTGTCAATGGTCTTTCTGGTGTCAATGGTGGTTGTGATTTTCATAGTTTTATCTCCTTTTAATAATTTATTTATAATTTGGTTAATAAGCGACTGCAAGACAATCCGGAAAATCGTCGTTGTAATCATCGTCGGTGTCTGCTTCCCAAACCCAAAGAGTTGTAACGAAGCGTTCATCGTTCTGTAAGCAAGCAGCATCTTCAGAGGCTATAAAACTCATCTTTCCGTTGATGTCGTCGAATTGATGTTCAAGATATTCTTTCGTTTTTTCAACTGCGTCATCCCAAGTTTCTGCAAGAACAACTCCAGAAATTGTTGCCTTACCCTCTTCTTTGTAATACCAACGATACATAATTTTTTCCATAATAATTTTCTCCTTTTTAATAATTTGTTCAAAGTTGATTGTTTTCGATTGCGTGTTTGACCTTTTGTTCGAGTTCGTTGTAGAACCGGCGCCTCTCTCGATAATAGTCAATTAGGTCGAGGAGGCGGTCATATCGACCGCCCTCCTTTTCAATTTTGTTGAGTTCTTTTTCGACCTCATAACGTTTTGCTTCAAAGTCTTTCGCAACGAGTTCAACGCAGGCAAGAAGCTTTTCCTTTTCAATGTCGGTGAGGATGATTTTTCGTTTTTCATAATACCTTTCTCCTTTCAAATTACCAATCAGTTCTGATGCATTCGTCCAACCAAACAACTTGATGTCCCCAACGGAAACCGCTTCTTCCGTCGTTGTTGGTGAAGACTTTTGATTTTTTAGGAGTTTCTTTTGTTCCGACGATTTCGACGAAGTAAACGTAGTCGTCATCGGGAGTTGTGATTGTTTCGTAGATTTCAAGTCCAAGCCAAGCAAGTCCTCCGTAGTAAGTTGCGACTGGGTCTTTTCCATCAATGTGGTTTTTGATTTCGGTTTTAGTGATTCTCATAATGTTTTCCTTTCTGGCCGTATATGCCCGATACCACAGACAAATTTTAATTATTGTTAATTACTGAATGGTGTCGCGCATCTCTTCGATTTGTTCTTCTGTAAAGCACCGATGAAGTTTCTTGTTCTGCGCGAGGCAAAGTTTCCAAATCTTCCGAGCTTTCGTGCGTTCAGAACCGGGCGTATTGTCATACCCATATTCCGAGCAGAATTCATCAAAGTCATCGCTCACATAACTGTCGCTTCCGAGGCAGATCAAAATGTCATAAGCTGTCGGCTCCGCCTCCGCAATCTTTTCAGGGTCTTTCGACTGGAGTTTTTTCTTGTTTTCGATAGAATCCCAGAAGATTCCCCACATATGACCGAGGGGAGTTTTGATGTCGTAGCGATAACGGGGACGAAGGGTGAGTTCGCCCCAGTTCGGGTTAGCGTAAAGTCCGGTGTAGGTAAATTTCACGGTGACGTTGTGCTTCTTGCAGAAATTGTCTGCAATTTCGGTGTATTCATCGTGTCTCATAGTTGGTTTTCTCCTTTTTATTTGTTTTTTTTAAAGAATTTCGTTGAGTGTGCAGAAGCCAGACTCTTCGCATCAAATTATGCTCCTTTCTTGAATCCCCACACCATTATACATCGTATAATTATTCATTTACATTTCCTCCTTGAAATTCGGATTCTTTCTTCTGTTGCCACCATTGTTATGAACGGGTTCTGTTAACGCCCTTTCAATTGTCCATCCGTGGTTTATACGATTAAGCAATGTGTTGTACGCCATATTAAGAATCCCTGCCCATTCACTAATCGTATGAGTTTCTCCTTGATGTTCAACAAGGTGATTGTTTGTTTTGTTATTAGCCTGTTCTTTGTTTGTTTTCCACACACAATTTTCTGGACAATAATTGCCGTTAACATCGATTCTTTCTATCATACATTTGCCTCTTGGTGCATCTGCTTGATATCCGTTTGATAAAGCCCAGCCCTTAAAATTGTTATATGAATTTCTCCATTCATCGCAGACAATAATTCCACGACCGCCATAGTTTTTATAATTTTTATCGCCCTGATAATAACATCTACTTTTCATACTACACCACACGCCATATAGCCTTTCGTATGATCCTCCGTGAGTTGTATGTGTAGGTTTCGAGCGACATTTCATCAAGCAACCGCACGACTTGATTGGACTTGTTTTACTTTTTAAAGAACACCCACTTACAAGTGTTAACTCTGGGTTTCCACAATCACACTTGCAGTACCATCTAACCATATGCATTCCACTTGGTGAAATGTAGTCAGGTCCACGATACATTACTGTGAGTAAATTAAATTTTTTTCCTGTTAAATCAATAAATTGACCCATTAATATTATCTCCTTTAAATCAACTCATAGAGCGTACAATATCCACTATTTTCGCACCAATCACATTTTGATTGACGCTCGTCATCAGGATCAACGTCCCATTCGCGGTAGATTTGTCTTCCTTCGTGCGCTTCAATTGCGCAAAGGCAGTGATTGCAAATCCAGAGAGGCTTTGCGAGGTTATGTTCTTTAACGTATTCTGCTGTTGCGTCATATTCCTCTTCGGTCAGATAGGAATACGATTCGAGGAACTCTTCTTTCGTAAGATCGAAGAAGTCTCTCATCTTTTCTCCGTCGTCAACGAACGCAGTGATTTTGATATTTTTCATATCGTTTCCTTTCTTTTGCGGTGGTATTATGCCGCCACCGCTCGGCAAATTGATTTTGTTAATGTTTCACGTGAAACAATTTAGGCTTTAATTTCCTTCAGATAATCTTTCCAGAGACTGCTGTCAGTCCCATAGACATTGTGGATCGAATCATATCGATTACTTCTCTTTTCATCAATATAGAATTTCCAGATGTTCTCGAACGGAATCTCAACGTCTTTCTCACAGGAGATGTCGAGTATTGAACCACTCCCGTCCCAAGGGTTGAACAGCCCACAGGTTGCCCTCTTGTCGAGGACAATCGAACCGTTCGGGTTGGATTCCATTTTCTCTTTCAGCGCGATTGCCTGTCCAAGAGTCATTTTAACGCAGAATGTCAGTGCTTCACAGCCGTAACCGTTGTAGACTTCATTATTGACAGAAGAAAGAAATGGTTTCATTTGGTGTATAGTACCATTGCAGTTCAGGGCTTCAACAACCTCTTCAAGCGTATATCCCTGCTGTTTTGCCAGCCAGACAAGCCCGGCTTTTTCAGCATTTTCGTCAACTTTCCCATCTTCATCAACAATATGTTCATTCAGCCAGAAGTCGTAGTTGTCATCACCGTTAGAAACGATGATGTTGAAGCAGAATTCCTGCGACAAAGCCCAGTCTTCCGGATAATCAACATAGATAATATCCATAAACTCCTCACGAATCATATCATCGTCAAGATTACCATCTTCGATGATATTGGCATCTTCGAGAAGCTTCGGATCGGTTTTAGCCCTGAAGTCATCAACCAGGTTGTCGATGATATCCCACTCGTCGGTCTGATACCAATCCCAAAGTCTTTCAATCAAAGTGTCACGAGGAGAGTTGCTCTCGAGGATTTCCTGCGCGATGGAGTCTTCAATTTCGTCACGATAATCGACGTCAATCTCAAAGTGATAATTTCCGTCTGCTTTTTTGCACCAAGTGTGATTTTCTGCCAAGTAGTCCTTCACGAGTTCATTCAAAGTTTTCATAGTTTTAATCCTTTCTCCGGTTTTAGGGATAACCGGAAACCCAATTTTTAATTTTGGTGGTTGAAATGTTTCACGTGAAACAGTTATTCGTGAATCAGTCCGTTTTCATCTATGTCCATTTCTTTCAGAATGTAATAATCCTTCAAAAAGTTTTCAGCAAGCCATTTATAATTTTGGTCAGGAGAAATCGATTGTTCGGTGTCGTAGATACTTCCGTCTTCATAGTAGGGAGCATCAATCCAATCAAGGTCGGTCCGCATACTATCGCTACCCCAAGCTTTAATTGCGACACAGATTGCGTAAGTCGGGGAAGTCTTTGAGTGAATCACGGTTTCGTCGTCGGGGTCGAATCCATCGCTCCAACCAACGCAGACAGCGAGTGTACCGTCGAGTTTCAAAGTGACGCACCCATGGTCTTCTTCTTTTAACCATTTAACAGCAGCTTTGATTTCCTTTGCGAGAGTTTTGACGGTGTAGGTTTTAATAGCAGACATAGCGTTTTCCTTTCTGCGGTTTTGAAGAGGTTTTCCGCAAACTCTAATTTTTAATTTGTTTTAATGATTAACCAAACAGAACTTCGCCAAAAAGCGAGAATTGAATGATAATGTCAGCAACTGCTGAATCAACCTGACAGCAATTTAACTGCCATTCTCCAAATCCGTCTCCTTCTGGCACATACCAGTTGTAGTGGGAATAGTAACCTTCCTCAATTGCCTTCCGAAGTCCGTTTAAAAGCTTTTCGAGAGAAAGAAAGTACTTTTTGCCATTCTCAATGTCGGTTATTTCCAATGATTTTCCGTCAAAAAGAATTTGTGCGAAGACTTCTTCGTAACAAACATCTTTCAGATCTACTCCCTGTTCAACGAGATGTTTCTTCGCTTCGAAGTAGTCTTCGTCGTTGGCGGAAGTCGCTCCCCAATATCCGACTCCGCCATTTACGGCGGAGCAGATAATGTCCAGTACATCTTCTTTTGTGATTTTAACCTGAATTTTCGGTTTCAGAATCGCACAAGTCTTATTCCATTTCAGTTCCATTTCAGTATACCACCCTTTCAATAATTTCGATTTCGTAACGATCTTCCGACCAGAACCCTTCCTGATAAATAGAGAAGTAATATTCTCCTTCGTCGATGACCTTGTTGTCGAGTTCCATCAAATGGTCGTTTGCCTTTTCGTCGGCAACACACTCATCAAAGTAGGCTTTCGCTTTTTCGCGAGTCGAGAAAACTTTCATTTCGGTATCTGTCGAACCGTCGATTGTCGCATCGATTTTAACGACATAAACGAATGTCGGTTTGTTCTCTTCCGAGTTGAAAATCTTGTCGGCAAGATCTCTTGCTTTTGCGTCTTCGGGATCGTCGTCGTCGAGAATACGCACATCTCCGGTTGAAATACCGCACTCTTGACATTGATAATCAATTACATCTTTTGTGTAATCGATTGTGCCTTTGTCCATCTCGATTGCCTTGTCATCATCCACAAAAAGTTCAGCTAAAATTCTTCTTTCCATAGTATAATCCTTTCTTCGGTTTTAGAGGTTATCCGAAAACTCATAATTTTAATTTTTTATTTAGTGATTTAGCCGATGTTGTCGAACACGTCGGTCGCAATTGCCTGCTTCGAATCTGCAGTTACGCAGACTCCACGGCACCTGTCGTAATTGTTATCGAGGAAGAAGACATATTCTTCTCCGTTGCTGTAAACGGCGTACTCTACGCCCTTCCATCCGCTATCTGCGTGTTTAACGGTAGGGGAGACGTATCTCTCCACGAATGCGCTCTTTGCGAGTTGACATTCACTCATTTCACGGAGGTGAAGTTCTTTGAATCCTTTTTCCTCGAGTTCGTGCGGGTAAATTTTGTTCTGTTTCATTGTTTTATTCTCCTTTTTTTAATCTTCAGCTTCATAAACTTCTGTTGTAGTATCTACGATTTTTCCGCAAGAATAGTCGAAATCTCCACTTTCTTGCGCTTCTTTAAATTTTTCCTTTGCCTCATTTTCATCATTGGCTTCAACATAAAAAGTATGAGACAGAATTTCTTTGTAAACAACAACGTAGGTTTTCATGGTTTTATCCTTTCTGCTCGTTTAATGGTCGAATCGCCCAACCAGTTTTTTAATTAAATTCTTTCGATTTTTGCGGGAACGAAGCGGAACCGAGTATGGTTTGGACGCTTCATATAATTGTCAAATTCCTGTGCTGTCATTCTGTTGATGATACCTTCCATCTGATTCCAATAGAACGAACCTGCGAGAAAGTAAAAGCATTTATGTCCAATCTCTCTTTCGGTTTCTTCATCGAAATAGATGAAAAGCTTCCCAGAATATTTCAAACCATCTTCATAATAAAATCCGATGTCCTCAATTCTGCGAATTTTGTCGATGTCGCGGATGTTGGCGCTGTTGTTCGGTTTCGTTTTCACTTTATCCGCTTCCTTTCCTTTTCTTTCTTCTTTGTTCAACGATTCGTAGTATTTCATCGTCTCTTCGCTTGCAGAAGATTCAACGAGGAGCCCTTGATCGTCGGTGATTTCATAACAGTTCATCATTGTCGCCCTTCCGTTGAAGTATTTTGTTTTGTGTTTGATGTGATACATTTCACCTCACCTCCTTTTTGTCTAAAGACGGAATATATTGGAAGGCGATGTCGTACATCATTCTTCCGGTGATTTGGTCTTTGAATGTTTGAACCATTATCCCGTTCAGAGTATCTGCGTAGTCATTGTATTTCAGCCACGCTTTGATGATCTTTGTTGTCAGTGGCGTGACATAAACGTAGAGGTCATAGTCGTGGTGATCAATGTCTTCGGGTGGATAGCCTTCTTCGAGCAAGACTTCCATAAGAGATTTGTTGTTCATTTCAATTCTCCTTTCAAAAATAATTCTTGTCTGTGGTGTCTTGTCTTTTTAACGGCTTCGTTGTGTTCCTCCTTTGTCTGCTGAAATTCTCTCCAATTGTCTTTAATATATTTGTCGTTCTTTGCTTTGGATTCGGGATTAACAATGAGAAGAATCAACTTCTTTGAAACCTCGAATTCTTTTGCAAGTTTCATCAGGCTCCAACCTTCGTTTCGAAGGCGGATTATCTCCGCCTTTTGTTCATCGGTTAGCTTTCTCCGTCTATCTTGAAGTCCGACGAGTTTGATGTGGTTAACTTCGTGCGTGTAGGGCATTTAATATTCATCTCCTTCTTCATCTTCGGCACAATCGTATCCGTCTACATCATATTTGACATTTCTGCCGATATAAACGAGCAGATAAGTTGTGTCGATTTTCGCGAGTTCTCCCGCGCATTCAACAACGTCACAAAGAAGCTCGTTAGTAACGAACATTTTGCGGTCGTCTTGCTTCATGATCTCGTCTTTCGCCTCATTTACGAGTTCGGGTGTCAGATGTCTCATTCCGACATCCATCAGATGACTGATTGCCATACGGAAAGTAATTTCTCCGTAATCCCTGCGAAGTTTGTTAATGTTTTTCTCGATGGTTTTGAATGTGGTGTTCATAGTATTTTTCTCCTTTTAATAAATATTTTAATTTCTTCTCAGTCTTTCGACGATTTTGTTTTCGAGCTCGTAATAAGTGTCTCCGAAGATTCTCGCTTCGTCTTCTTCATTCTCCCTCCATTTGTCTGGGAGAGTGATATTCAGACGGTCGAGCAGTTCCTCGAAAATATCGATGATGTCATCTGCGGTGTTGGTCAGGGCTTCCTCGTTAAGTTTTGCGACTGCGTTGGTGTTTTTCATTTTGTTTTCTCCTTCTTTTTTGTTTAAATTTTCATAATAGTCTTTGATGTCTTCATTTGCGAAATCGTAAATAATTTCTCCATTGTCGTTGCAGATTTCGTATCCGGTTTCGTAGCAATCTTCGTCTTCCGGTGAAACCCATTCTTTGATTCTGGTGCGTGGTGTAATTGTATACATAGTTTTAATCCTTTCTGCCTTTTCGGCCTTAAAATTTTAGAGAATAATTTGGTCAATTTTTGCGGCAACTTCAATGTCGCCGAAGTAGTCGTTTTCAAACTCTTCAAGTGTCTCCGGCATATAACAATTACAAGTTTCTTTTGCTCGTTGATATGCCTTTTGTTTTGCTCGTTCTTCGTTGGTTTCCTGAACGAAGTATGTCATTTTGTAATCGCAATATCTGCGAACCGTAATTGCGAATCCCATTTTGTTTCTCCTTTCTATAAAATTGTGGTTTTATTTATTCAGCCCCGGATTATTGCTCCGAGGCTGTTGTTTTTGGTTAACAAATCCCGTTTTCGCGGAATTCTTTCAGAAGCCCATATCTCTTGCCGAGTTTCTCGAAATGTTCTCCAAATTCGGCAAGCTCTCCGTAGCTGTAATTGTGATTAGCGACGCCATTCTGCCAATCAATGGCTTCCTGTCTTGCCATTTCTTTTCTTGTCTCGTAGGTGGTTTTGGTGTTTTTCATATTAGTTTCCCTCCTTTTTTTACAATATTTCTTGCTTGTTTTAATTTTTACGAACCTTTAGATTGTTGTGCCGATATTCAAAGAATTCTTCTTCCGTCATTTCTTCCTTGATCCTTTCGTCATCGACACACTCGGCAATCTCATACGGATCGTCAATGCCGTTACATTCTCTGTTTTGATAGTAAATACAATCTTCTTTTTCACATCCGAGGCCAAGTTCATTAAATCTTTCTTTTGTGATTAACATAATATTATCCTTTCTGACCGTTTAGCCGATATCCCAGCTTAATTATATTATATCATATTTTCCTCAAAGCGTCAAGAGAAATCGGTGAATTTCTCAAGCCTTTTCAATGTCTTCGGGTCCGGCATACCAGCAACCATCGCCCTTGGTTTTACCTTCTGGCCAACGAATATAATATGGAGCGATATAATCGATACTTTCAATTCCAATAACCACTCCAATTGTTCCCTTTGGCGGGAAATAACCAGATTCTTTGTCCTCTTTGGAATCTTCTGTGATATACCGAACTTTGTCACCAATCTCAATCCCCCGGATTTTAGTCTCTCCTCTGAGACATTCATAACAATTGTCCGTACAATTGGTTGTAGCCTTTGCAATTTCGCAATACTGTGCCATTTTCCTTTTCTCCTTTTTATATATTAAAATATTTTTTAGCGTATTGATCAATGAATGCGTCAACGGGCATTTCCTTAACTGTAAGCATTCGACACAGGGCATCAATTTGGATGTCCGTTTCTTGTATCATCAATATTCTTTTAACCCAAGATTTTCTATCCTCAACAGTCCTTTTATTAAGAAACGGTCTTTTTGAAAAAATCAAAAAGTCATCCAACATTTGGATCTTGTCGTCCACATATTGCTCTTTGGTTCTTTCTTCATTGTAAATGTTTGCGAATTTTCCCATTTTCAGTTTTCTCCTTTTAATTAAAAATTTTGTAAAATTCAGTAGCAAAAACGACTCTTGTTGCAATTGCCGATTCACTTTGATTTGCAGGGCGTTCGAATACAAGCATGAATTCTTTTGCTGCGTTCTCTGGACTATTGGTTTCTTTCAAGAACCTAAACAATTTTGAAAACTCTGGCGTTTTTAGAATTTCGATCAATGTTTCAACTTGTGTTCTCACATCAGAAACCGACGTTCCATTTGTTCTTGCCATATCAAAAAGGACTTGCTTGAATGAATAATAGGTAAATTGCCATAAGCCATAACCAGCCGCATCATGGACAAAGTCTATTTCTCCTTTATCTGCAAGGTTTGTATATTCGACATCGGAAATGGCGAACTTGCGGTTATAGAAGTTCTCTAAGTTGTTAGGGGACAGATTAGATTCCGCTTTTGCGTTGGCAAGGATTCCACAAGCTCCGGCGGGGGAAATTCCGAACTTAACAAGAGTATCATAAACCTGCCTCTCAACAGAAACAGGTTTATGAACAACATCATTAGTTGTTTTGATGGTCGAGATCGTATATTCTTCTGAAGTTTTGGCATCCGGACCTCCCGATGTTCCAATATAAAAAGCGAAGAAAAATACGAGAGCAATGGAGATCAATAAAATAGTAATGACGATGCAACCCCATGTTTTTGTTTTCATTTTAGTTATCCTCCTTTGTATTTGCGATAGTGTCGATCAAACGCAAGCAAATCTTTCTTGTTGCGCCACCCATTCCTTTGATCGATTTAATGTTCTCGATCATTTCTTCAAATTCTCCACAGTAATAATGGTCAAGCAGTTTTAACCAATTGTCGTATCCTCCAATAGTGTCTTTGTGTCTTGCGTAAAATAATCTACGCAAAAGTTCGTCTCTTGCTTCGGCTACGATGTCTCGATCATAGAAATTAACCGTGCTGTTGTTGATGGTGATGTTCTTGGCGGGTTTCATAGAGAAACTCCTTTCTGCACTTTACCCTGTGCGACGGGAAATATGCCCTTGGTGTTTAGGGCTGGGATGGCGCTCGATAACGCTCGAACGCCTCGGAGAGCGAGTGGGGGTTTCAAGAATTACTTTTTAACAATCTCTGGAATTCCGTGAAACGCTTGGAATCCGATTGTTGCATTCTTCGGTATTGCGATGTTCGTCAAGCCCGAACAGCCGGAGAACGCGCTGTCGCCAATGGTCATCACGCGGCTCGGTATTGCGATGTTCGTCAAGCCCGAACACTTGGCAAACGCAGAATAGCAGATTTCGTTTACGCCATCCGGAATCGTGACGCTCGTAAGCCCGGAGCAACCGTAGAATGCGCAACCTCCGATTTTTTTCAAGCCATTTGACAAGCGAATATCTACAAGCGCCGAGCAGTTGGAAAACGCACAACGAGCGATTTCGATTATTCCATCCGGAAGCACGATGCTGGTCAGGCTACGGCAATATTCGAACGCCTTCTCACCAATGATCGTCAAGCCATCAGGGAGCGCGATGTCCTTAAGGCTTTCGCAGTCAAAAAACGCCAGTTCGCCGATTAGCGTCACGCCCTCCGGGATTGTGACGTCCGTCAGGTTCTTGCACCGCCAGAACGCCTCATCACCGATGCTCGTCACGCCGTTCGGGATGGAGATGCTGGTCAGGCTATCGCAATCAAAAAACGCACAGTCGCCGATGCCCGTGACTTTCTCCTCGTTATAGACCGGCGGAATTTTGACGTCGGTGTCGGTGCAGGTTCCGATTCCGGAAACAGAACAGGTTCCGTCACCGTGGGACCTGAACTCCAGCCCTTTCGAGTATTCGTTCAAGGTGGTTCTGGTGGTAAATATAGCGGTGGTTTTCATGGTGTAAACCCTTTCTTCCCGTGGCGCTCCTCGTTGGGAGTTATGCCATACGCACTTGGCGTTACCATATCGGCGGGAACCGTCCTCTGCGTTTCTAATCCGGGCTTGGAACCGGCAATGACCGCATTACGGTGGCTCTTGACCCTTTCGGGTGGACTGTGTCTGCCAGTCCAACATGAAAATTTAGAAGACTAAATCGTCTTCGTCGTCCTCCTCCTCGACGACAGGTGCGCAAATGTGTGCCTCCTCTTCGACAAGGATGAGGCGAACTCTTTCGAGTTCTGCCTGCTTTTTAGCAAGCGCCTCCTTTGCCGAAGCCAACCTTTTTTCAAGGCGGCATATTTCCGCCATAAGGTCTCTCCGAAGGTCGTCGGCGGACATGTAGGACGCATGTCCGAACTCGTCGTAATGGTCGCATTCTCCAGCGTCCATCATCGCCAATCTGCGGAGATCGGCGATTTTTTCGCCGTTTTCGCCTTGAAGGTCGGCGAGACGAGAAGTGGCAAAGTTGACCTCGCTCTGCCAGTATCTTACACTGGATTCAGCAGACGAGACAGCATTTGCCGCTTTTGCATAGATGTTGTTCGAAGACTTAAGTTTGAACATAAGAACTCCTTCTCGGCGTTGACGTAGCCGAGCAGTCTGGTGTGGTTTTTAAGCTGACTTTGCAGCCCAGACCGTCTTATGACGTAGCTTGCTTTCGGGAGCTAACCCCGTGACCCCGACTCTTTCGAGCCGGACGCGCTTGGCCTAACACCTATTTAACGTCGCCAAGCCGACGGAGGGTTTTCTGTTGCCGGGATTTCAGCCATCTTGTCCACCTCCTTTCGTGATGATGGCATTGAAAAAGTAAGTGAAATAACATAAAGACTGAATTTACATTATAACACTTACTTTTCATTTTAAAAAGACTTATATATGTTATTGTATCACATAAAAAGTCCAGAACTCTTCAATTTATAGTCCCTCCTTCCCTCTCAACCTTCTCATAACATCTGCCGGGATCATAATCCATTCATCCCGACAATATTTTATCATGTCCGATTTACTCACCTGCTCAATCTCAACGTAAAACATTTTCTCTCCATTCTTTTCTTTGCACATTAGGGTCCAATTTTTACCACTTCTCTCCCAATCAACAAGAACTCCCTTATATGGTGTTCTACACGCATTTCTAACGGCGCTTGTAACAACAATTCCCATTTCGTTAATTTTAGCTATCGCCGCATTTCTTCCATTTGTTTCAACGCAAATTGTTTTTTCTTTTATTTCATTATTTTCTCTGTATTTTACAATAAAAATTCTTTTGTCAATTTGGCTTAATTCAATCGCCTCTTTTTTATAATGCCTTTCCCCATAATTTTTATGACAATATTTCCCACGACCGTCTTCTTTCTTTAAAAGTTCGCCACCTCTTAATCCGGCTAAATATCTACTATATAATGTACTTCTTCCAATCCCCAAAATTTCCGCCCACTGCGACAAATTATGCGTCTCTCCATTGTTATCAGTAATCCAAATACAATTCCTTCTATTATTATCTTGTTCTTTCCGACTCGCAAATCTGCAATTTTCAGGGCAATAATTTCCATTTGAATCAATTCTGTCAAGAGTACATTCTTGAGCCGGAGCATTTGAATCATATCCGTTCTCTTCCGCCCACTTTCTAAAATTGTCAAAAACTAACCATTCCTCGCAAATCTTAATTCCACGACCTCCATAATTACTATACGAATGCGAATTTGGATTAGTGCACCTCTGTTTAATTCCATTCCAAGTATGATATAATCTCAATGACGCAACCTTTTCCTTATTCTCCCACGGTTTTTTATATCCACATTTACTACAGGAATGAAATCTCTTTTGATTTAAATAAAGCTCATCTACAACAAACTCGTTTCCGCATTCACACCGACACTCCCACAATCCTTTTCCTGATCTTGTTCTGCCAACAAACTCTCCAATATTTAAATAATCAATTTTTGTGTTTTCTATATTTTTCATTTCTGCCTCCTCCTACAAATTGCATTTTCTTGTATTATAATTATAACACAAACAGATTTATTTGTCAATACATTTTATAAAAAACGAATCTAGCATTTTTCTAAATTATAATATTAGGAATATTAAATGTCAAGAATTTATGCAACAGCCTTCTGCACAAATTATAATCTTCTCCTAACCATGTCCTGTTAAATTTAACCTGTTTCTGCGAACCCATAATTTTTCTCATAAATCAATCCGAAAATGTGAAAAACCTTCACAAAATTTTTTTGCAAAATGTGAAACTCCCAACTGCTCAAAAATTTCGACAAGTTCCGTCCCATTTTCTCCCTCCCCAAATCTGCCCCAAAACTATCTAAAAACTAATACTTTTCGAGCAAATTCCCAACAATCTCTCTCATAACCCCTCCATTCTGTTTTAATCCAAAATCTGTTTCAAAATCCTCTGAAAACACTCAAACTCGTCGAAATCGACCGGTTTCAAACACATCATCTGTTCTAATCCGTTTCATCACTCACCACTTATCTCGCCCCCTCAATAATCCGCTCAAAAAAAGAGCCGGCCTTTCAACCGACTCTAAAAAAATCTTTTACTCCTCATACAAAACTTCCAACCCATATGCCACAGCCGCTTCATGCTCAATTCGGCATCCTCTTGCATTTTCCCATCCTTTGCAAAAATAAGCCGCATGGCAAAGGCTCATATTTTCAAGAGATTTTGCGAGAAAGCAGAGTGGGATTTGGACGACTCCCCGTTCTGCCATTGCATCTTTACTATACCACTCGTCTGTGAAAAGGGTATTAACAATTTCGTATCCCTTTTCTTCAAGTACGCGAATTGCCTTTTCTCTTGTGGCAACAATTTCTTCGTTTGTTTTTCCAGCCATCGGCTGTGATAACATTGCTTTCTTCATTTCTGTATTACTCCTCATCTTATTTATTTATATTCTTTTATAAGTTCATGCCCATCCATAACAAACAACATACATTCTTTTACACCATCATTATCAATCAAAACTCCGGCCGTTTCACTCAATATTTCCACTTCGTGAATGAGGTTCATCGGATTTGTAAAATATGAACAAATAACCTGATCGGAACAATACAAATTTCTTCCGTTCAGTCCCAACTGTTGTGCTTCGCAGAAAAAGCCAGAGTCTTCAAAATATTGTTTTGCCGCCTCATCGTAGCTCTTCGTAACCTCATCGTCCGCGCAACGAAATTCTCTTCCACTATCAACATTTTCAATGGTATACATCTTTACCGGACCGTTTTCGGGAGTTGTTATGACTTCTGTAACGACGAATTTGCTAATAGAATATGATAGTTTTTTTGTCCCGCCATGTTCCGCGACAATACCATATACAATATCGCCAACCCAAAAGGATGATTCGATTTTAATTGTTTTCATATGCCATTCTCCTAAAACAGCTCATCTAACTACGGATGTTCCATATTGATTTATTCCAATGTGAATTGTTGGGTTTTCTCTATGTTTTATTACCGTGTGTCGTTTGCTTATATCTGTTTTATCATCTATACAAACTTTGAATATTCCATATTCTTTATCGAACCCAATGCTATATTCGTTGCCCTCGTTCGCCTCTTTACATTCAGTGTTCCAAGCTTTTGTAGCTTTATCCAACTTGTTCTTTACAGATTCGGCAAATCTAGCGTTTTTAGTAAACTCATTAGCTGTGGCGATGTGACACATTTGACTTTCTCTATCTTTCACATTATATACGGTTATGCCTTGATTAATTGTAGAATATGTTATCCCTACAACCACACCATCTCTTATAGAATATTTGGTAGAACCATCGCCGTTTTCGTTTGCCGTGGCAATAACACTATAAACGGTGTCTCCAACCCAAAAAGGTGTTTCAAGCTCAACTTTTTCTATGGCAGACAAGTGCTCCTTTTCCCAATTGTCGAGCCATTCATCAACTTCCGCAATTTCCATTGCTTTAATTGGCCAACGCGCCACTTTTCCGTTTTTATATTCTTCAAAAGTTTTCCACACAATACCGTTTTTAAAATCCCAATCAGATAAAGTCCTTTCTCCAAGATATCCAATTGGAGAATCTATATCCTCACATTTAATAGTATAATGAATAGAAGAATCATGCTCGATATATTCTGGATATATTTCTACAACACGACCGCGGCATACCGCTTTGGGAGCATAAATTCCTGGAAGAATATACAAAACATCGTCTCCTATGGAAATATCAATGCCACGATCAAGAAGTCGCTTGTGCATTTCTTTTCCGATTGCTTTTCTGGCAAGGTTTTTTACAAAACTAATGACATCCGTGTTATTCCAACCAAATCCGGTTTCTTTGATATGTTCTTCGAGCTTTCTAAATCCAATTTCATACGAAACAATATCGCTCTTAGGATTATCACCGAATGAAACCATTTCAACTTTCCCGAAATCAAGATTAGAATATTTTGCGACTTGAACAACATAATTACCGGATTTATACGTTACATAATAATGGAAACCGTCTGTCAGCGGCAATATATTTAGCAAATTATCTTTCATATATTCTCCTCCAAAAAACGTCTTGTGAACTACCCAGTCCCTAAGGGGGCGTGGCCTTCCTGCTCAAGTTAGTTTAGTCACTGTGTTAAAAATTTTACAGTAACCATTGACCAACAGTATCAACAGGCTAACCCCGCAGTTCCTGCGGTTTTTATTTGAATTAAGTTAATTCCTTTAATCCTTCGTTCATAATATTGATTGCCGCATTTTTATCTCGATTTAGAATCGCCTCACATTCACAAGTCCAAACTCTATCAGAAAGCTTTAAATTCTTGTTGACGTATCCACAAAATCTGCACATCTTGCTCGAAGGAAACCATTTATCAATTTTAACAACTCTTTTTCCTTCTACTAACATCTTTTGTTCCAATCTCGCCCTAAACATTCCAAAGCCATTGTCTAAGGTGCTTTTGCCTAATTTTAATGATTGAGAAATATTTTGGAGATTGATGTCTTCTAAACAAATAATGTCATATAATCGTGTGAGTTTCGTCGATTCTTTTTCAATAAAGTCCTTCCTCTGATTAGCGATTTTCTCGTGAATTCGGGCAATAATAATCTTTTGTTTTTGATAATTATTGCTTTCCTTTACCATATGAGAAAGTCTCTTCTGATGAAATGCCAATTTGTCTTGCAAATCTCTGTAATAATGATGCAAGTTCTCCGGACTCTTGCCTTGGTTATCGACATAAAAATCGTGAGAACTATAATCTAATCCAAGAGACTTACTTTTATCTAAAGTTCTTTCTGGAATTTTATATTCATATTCTGTTAAAACTGAAATATAATATTTTCCAGACGGTGTTTTAGTAACCGTGACTGATTTAATTTTGTAATTTGATGGAATCTTTCGATGTTCAACAAAATTAACCCAACCAAGTTTTGGCAATCGAATTTGATGTTTGTCGTTTACTCGAATTGTGTTACTAACATTACTCGTTGTAAAACTGTTTTTGTCTTTTCGCCTGCTTTTAAATTTTGGAAAACCAACTTTCGAACCTCTAAAAAAATTATTAAAGGCGGCCTGAAGATGCATTTGTTCATTGCACAAAGAGTAAGAATCAACCTCTTTAAGAAATTCAAATTCCTCTTTGTATTTTGCTGGGGTTACTAAAAGATTTTCTTTTGTTTCTTGATAATGTTTGATTTTGTCTTCCAACATTTTATTGTAAACAAATCTGCAACATCCGAAAGTTTTGGCAAGAAGAGCCATTTGAATATGATTGGGATATATGCGAAATTTAAATGCTTTATTTAGTTTCATATTAAATGACTCCTTTCTATAAACTTTCTGATTATATTATACCCTACCGGGGGTATTTTCTGGGTACCGGTTTAAAACTATACCCGGTCGGGGTCAGTTGAAACCTCTCGCTCCAACGCTTCAATCGCAACCCTCAGTGCTTCTGTGGAAACACAGTCCACATAATCTTCATCGACCCACTCTGCACAACGGACGCGGTCCTTCAATTCTGCTAACGCTTCTTGTTTTGTCATAATATCTAACATCACCAACTAACTTTTACGCACGGATTTCCAGACATCGTTCTCTCATATTTAACTTCAAATCCGAGATATTCGATAAACGGCAAAAGAAGTTCAGTTTTATTGATTTTGTAATCATTACAAACATCTCCGAGCAAAAATGTAAATTCACGACATCCATATTCGGCGACATTTGTAACTTTTTCATTTAAAAAATTTACGAAAGCCTTATTGTTATCTCGAAAAGACTCGAAATCCTCTCTTGTCAGAGAATTCTTTTTCGCTCCAATAATTTTTCTTGCTTCTTCTGCGGAAACAACGCCGTCCAATAAACTGTTTTTCATAATAATTTTGCCAAGGAAACCGCAACCCTTTAGGATCTCGGAGAAATTGACAATCTCCTCTCTGTTAATATGTTATTATTCTTTTGAATAAGTTTTAACTTTTTATAGTTTATAGAACAATTATTATTTTTTTCTCTATATAGTGTTCGAATATCAAAATTTCCTCCCTTTCTTCTACCAAACACAAAATACTTCTTCTTTTGATATTCAACCGTATCAAATAATCCAAATCCGAAGACATCGCCAACTAGCTGATTACTTTTTTTGACTCCACCTCTGATAAAATTATCTTTCGTCATTTTACGATTTTGTCTTCTAACACATTTTTGATAAAGATAATATCCTAACGGTTTTGCTAAAGGATTTCCACTAATACATCTTGCGTCTATATAATGTTCTTTTAAAAGACCATTTTCAATTCTTATGTTCTTCGTAATATAACCAAAAGTTTCTTGAACGTTCGGATATATTTGTCTTAATCTGGATAACAATGTCTTTCTCATAATACCCATAAATGCCGCATCTCGAAAACTCTTGCCACGCTTAATGTTTAACTTAGTTTTTCCCTGATGATAATCATTATGGCAGGTTTCGCATAACGTGATTAGATTATTTGTAGCATTTCCACCCGTTTTGCGACTTTCAAGATGGTGAACGTTTAATCGGTTGTCTTTAGATTTTCCTTTACAGCACTGACATTGGTGACCGTCTCGAAATAATACATATTCTCGTACATTCCAGAATTCCATTTGTTCACCTTGTTGATATTGTTTTCCTTCAATGTCTGGATTTTTAATCTTTTGAATATCAAATTGTGCTGTTTCTACAATAATCTTTGAAATCGGAAGGATTTGATGAATCTTTTTAATCACTTGAATATGCGAATTGATTTTCTGCTCAATGCTTGGAGCAAGACAACCTTTGTGTTTTGAACGAACTCGATTGTTAAATCTTACAGGACGATACCGTAGCCTGTTTCTTCTCGTTCTTCTTGCTTCTCTGCGAGAAGATAGTTTATCTACAATATCGTTTCTTAATTCAACATCTGCTTCATACAAAACTTGTTTTTCTGTCGTCGCAGAAATTCCAATGTGTTTGCTTCCGGAATCAACTCCGAGATAAACTTCTTGTGTTTGATTCTCGCACTCAAAAGTTAATTGAATTGTAAACGGTTCATATTTCGCTATAATAGCTTTGTTTTGTTTTAATAATTTTCTTGCTTTTGCTTCTTTACAAGGCATTAAAGGATTGCCTTGATTGTTTAACACATACACCAATGTTTCTATAACCTCCTGTATGTTAGAGTAGTTACTCCACGACAATGTTATTCAAAGGTTTTCGTATGCAACACTATTCCTACCCATCAGAACTGTTTAATCACATACCGCAGAGCGTCAGACTGGAGAGTACATCCAACGGTGCCTATATATTCTTTGATAACGTAGTGCTCGAAACACTTAGTCTGATCAATCAGTGGGCTCGAGTAATCGAGCCCACGCCTTTTTAGGGGTTGGGTTATTGACCTTATTCACTTTATTCTTTGACCGCTCCCACACATATTCCTTTTTTTAGATTACTTTTTTGACCGCCTCTGAAACGGCATCATATCTCTTATCCATAATTGCGTCCAACAGACACTTATATGGATCGATTTCGCCACTCATTACCATTTTGCAGACATTAACCGAGAACCCGCTTACGAGAGCAACTCCGAGTTCGTTTTCGCGAACAGGAATCGTTTCAGTCCGAGAATTCACATTCCAGAAAACCAGTCGCGGCATCTTATATCCAGCATTCTCGAATTTCTTCGAAATGGTTGAAAGCAGAGTTTTATCACATGTTTTAATATGATCCCATCCATAATATCGCGAGGTCGCGGAGTCAAACTCCATATCCGAAATAATCAAAATATTCTTCGGAAGGTCTTCTTGACTCATATGATTCTTGACGGCAACATCCAAAATCAAATCAAAAGTCTTCTCGATATTAGTATTGGAACAATCATCGTTCGCCATCGCGATATGAATCTTATCACGAAGTGTTTTACCACTGCTAATATCAACGAACTTCGGCTTGCTCGAAAATGTAATGAACTTATTTTTGAACTGCCCGCTTGAGCGTTCTGCGAAATAAATCGCAAGAGCATTTGCTACTTCAAGAGCGGTTGCAGTCGTTCCGCCAATTTGACATTCCATTGAACCAGAACCATCGCAAACAACGAGGGTGTTTCCGTTTTCATTAACGGTATTCGGGAGATTCTTCCACAACTGTTCGAGGGTTTCATCATATCGATAACAAGTTCTGTTGTAACTGCCCGTATACTTATGAACGATATCGTGCGGATAGAGCACGGAAGCGTTGATCTTCGCCTCGCCGTTCTTCAGACTCTCAAGATACTCCTGCCGACGCTCTTCGTCGTTGCGAAGGAAAGCGTTGTTATAAATCAGGTTTGCACGAGAAGGAACTGCTTCGTAATTGATTTCGTCCCACCTCTTCGCAGACATCTTTACCTCAACAACATCGAGATATTTGCGAATCTTGCTCAAACCTTTGCGGTAATCCCTTTCAGTCAAACCGAGCCCTTTTGCGATAATTTTCGCGTATCGCTTCGTTTCTCTCGAAGAAGCAGAGGGTGACGGCGCCCACTTGCCAAGAAGGGAAATTGGCTTGCGGTTAATCAGACCGGCAATGTCTTCTTCAAATTGCTTCGCAACAAAGCCAATTACGACATCCTTAACAGGAGTGTCGAGCAGACACCAGAGGTCATCATATCTACCGTATTCCGGAACCAGCGGAATAATCGCCTTAACAACTTCCGGGTCTTCCATAGAAAGAGCTTCAATAACGGCCCTGAACAGACGGCGCTCACCGAGTCCTCCTCGAACATCTCTTGCGAAGAACAGCCAACGCATCGCAAGATTCTTGTCTTCAAGAAACGCCTTGTAGAACCTTTCTGCAATTTCTGCTTCCGAAACATTTCGGAGAGAGGCAACTGAGAAATTCAAATCAAGAAGATTCTTTCCGGTGGTCTCATATCCAATTGCTCCATTTTCAGTAATCGATACGTTGTGATTTTCGAGAATATTATCTCGAACGGCATCCATAAACATTTTCTTTTCTTTCCTCACTTTTTTGATTTCCATATGAAATCCGGGGCGCAGAAGGTTTTTCTATTAGCAGTAGAATCCAAAAAATTGCTGTTCGCGCCCCAGTGGTCATTCGACCAATATAGAACATAAGTTCGCAAGACACAATATGTATGATTACTTTTTTTGTAAAATTATCATTGTTCATTAACGAGATTGCTGTTTGTGTCTTTTTATGTTCTATATTTGTCGAATGACAAGTATTTAGTTTTAGTGGACGGGGATGGATTCGAACCATCGACTAACGGAGTCCCATTTTTCATCATAAGAAAAGTTGCTGTTTAAGCCTTTTATCAAGACTCGATAAATACCGTTCCTCTATCCAGCTGAGGTACCCGCCCATATTTTCCGAAAATTTTCGGTTATCGGAGTCACCGCCAGAAGGAGTCTCTTTACTCTTTCTTCCTTCTGATTATATTATACCACATTTTCTTTCGTTTGTCAAGGGGTTTTTGAAAATTTCCTAAAAAATTTTTCGATTATTTTCGCTTGAGGCATTCCATTAAAAAGAGACACATTACCAATACGAGGATCATTTCTTTTCTTTCTCCGTCTCTTCTCTTTGGAGCCACATTTTAATAATGTCATAATTTACCGGAGTTGGAACACCCGGAAAGAATCGACAGCATTCATGAATTTCACAATATGAGCAAAGACAAGTCTTTCCATTTTCCATTATAGCCTTTTCTGCCTCACAATTTTCACAATATTTTTTATCGAACCAATTCATCCACGGAGAATTGTCAAACAATCCATTTTCATCAAGCCAGAGTGAAAATTCGTCGAGTGACATCGCATGTAGCTTTTCAATATTCGTCATTGGTTTTCCATCCTTGTTCTTTCTAACTCTATTATTTCACAAAACCTCCCGTTTGTCAAGAGGTTTTGTGAAATTCCTCAAAAAAAATTTTACGATTCTTTCTGCTTCTTTCTATTGTAAAACCAATTTACAATTCTTTTGTTTTAGGGAAATTTTGGCTCGCAATAATCTAATAATCTCTTGCGTCATATGGGCTTTCAATAACCTGCGTCTGTGAGAACTCTCGATCAAGAGTCGTTTCTTTTTCGAGCATTATTCCATATCCCCTTCTGTTTTTATCTCTTTTATTTTTTGTTCTCTTTCCATATTTCTGATAATTGTTTTTTCTTTATCTGAATTGTCTGGGACTTCTGATACATCTTCTCCAGTCTCGCCACCGTATTTCTTTGTATCCACAACATCGTTTCCCCAATCAATATTTGCGTGAGAAACACCCTCGTTATTTGCTGTTTTTAAATAAAGTTTTAATTCTTCATCAGATAAAACGACTGTTTTATTGCTCTTCAATTGTGCTCGATAGTCTTTGAAACGGTTAGCCATTGGATTTAATTGTTCTCCTCTTTTGTTTGAAATTCTTTCTGAAATTTTTTATTCAGACCACACGGATTGAACTCCGTGCATAATCCACCGCGATATTGGCAAAGTGGAACGAGAAATCCATCAAGTTCTGGATTTGTTTCAATTGCCTTTCGACATATTTCTTTTACAACTTCTCTTGTTTCGGGGGACGCCTGTGTGCAAAGTCTCTTATGAGCAATTGTAATTAGTTCTTCTACATTCATATACCAGCACATATCCACCGGCGCTCCTTGCGGGGCAAGATTTCTATCAAAACTATCTTGTCGATCGTTGCGTTGCGTTTTTACAAACGGAGTTGCGTGAACGTGGCGCACAAGATGAGTTGCTACCCACGAAGGAATATTTTTAAGTCGGAAACAAAAATTAAGGGTTCTGATAGGGCTATGCTGCGCCCCAATCAGTTTGCGCTTCCATTCCATCGTTGGTTCTTTGTTTGAGTCTTTTCCGACGGTGACAAGAGTACATTTCTTACACAACATCCAATCTTCCGCGTCAGGATGCTTTAATACTTCCACTTCGAAATTTTCCAATTTAATAAACCTCACTATTAATTCTATGAAATTTAGGATTGTCGCGTTCATACGGCAACCGAGTGTACCACAATTCGTCTACAAGATTTGAAAATCTGTCTCCGTACATGATTTGGTCATAAACATCAATTTTTGCCTGATTTTTGAAAATTTGCCGATTAATATGTTCATCGGCAAATCCCGACCAATCAAAAGACTTGTCGTTCGTTACATCAATCGCCACGGAATCAGGGTCGGAGCACCCACACCAAGGCGACAAAATAATTCTTCCGTCTTCCTCCTTGGTGATAATAAGCTCCCACTCTGCTTTAGCCCAAAATCTACGCATAAATTCGATCCGAAGTGACTCAAAAAACTCTTTTTTTGTCGCACATTTCTTTTTGAGTTTTTTTATCTCAGATTCTCTCCGACTTAGAACATCATAACTTTCAATTTTATTTGCGTTACAATTGTAATTTTTAACGAATAGGTTAAATTTATCCATCTTCATCTTCCTCTTATGGATAATCATCTTCTAATTCGCAAGAATTGATTTCATAATAATTCTTGCCAACTACTACAAAATAATCGTTAATGTCATTTTCGTCCGATTGAAATACTGCGATGAAAGTATCTCCGGTTCCATTATAACAATATCCGCAATTGCTTCTAAGATATGTCTGAACCGTTTTGTCAATCATATTACGAATTTCTTCGTCTGGAAGTTTTACGGATCCTTCAGATACACCGAACCGAAAATACTTTTCCGGAAATGCTTCTCCGGCAGAAAGCGGCTTGTTAGTAATTTTAGGAGCAAAAGCACCGTTCCACGCCCCGCAACAAGGGCACGATTCAATACTATCTCCGGTATCCACTTCCGCTTCTGCACCGCATTTGCTACAAATATAAACTGCGGCTATTTTATTTTCCTTTTTTGTATTTAAATTGCCCTGTTTAATAATTCTCATTTTCTTTTTCTTCTCCTTCCTCCAGAACCTCACCAGTTTCTGGGTCAATAATCATTTGTTGAATTTGTTTTGGAATCTTTTTCAGTTTAAATCGTCTTCCAAGATATTCTTCCCCGTCCGCGCACTCAACCGGCGCATATGCATCCTTTTCTTCAATAACATCTAAAATCTGTTCGTCAAGCAAACTCCATGCAAAGTCCCAATTGAACTTTGAATAACTCTGCGAAAGCGCTTTAATATATGTTAGTGCGTCCATCGGAGGCATTTCAAGTTCGTCGTATTCGGCACGAAGTTCGTCTCGGATCGAATCAAGAATTTCCATTCGAATTTCGTCTGCCTGCTCTTCATCAGAATTGTTGAAAATTTGATTGACAATTGTAATTGCTTTTTTATCATTGAATCTTCGATACATATCTCGGAATTTGCCAAGAATCTCCGGGTCGAATTTGTACTCGTCAAGATTGTAATATGGAAGTAAGCTAACACAATTTTTATTATATTGAATGTCAAAATCTGTATCTTCAACCATATGACACAAAATGTTCATCGTACAATTCGTGTTTAAAACCGGGGAAAATTGATGATAATTTCTGATAAAATTTTTCTCTTCTGGCGTTTTATTCTCTTTTATCAGAAGTTTCTTTAATCTCGTCCGATATGTGCATTTTGCAATTTCGTCGTATCTCTTTTCGTGCGTCTTATACGAAGTATTCAATTCTGGATATAAATATCTAAAGAAATACGGCTTCTTGTTAATAACAAGAGAGTTATGATATCTCTTTGCTTTAATTACATCTTCTGGATCGTCTTTTTCAACCTTCTGCGTGCGAAGCCACTCGTCTTTCGGAGGTCCTTTTGCCTCAACGCCCTTAATTCGATCAATTTCCTGTCCGTTGATTTCGCGAAGAAGCTTTTTACGCAACTCTATTTCATCTCGATGACGTTTTTGGTCCGGTCTCTGAAACAATGGAAGCATTGCTTCGAGCTGCGTGGAATAATTGCTATATGTTCCGACCTTCGTTCCGAATCCACGTAAGTCTGTTTTTACGAATTCACGGTGACAGATTTTGTGAACAGGAGCCGATTTTTTGTCGTAGCTAATTGGATTTGTCACATCTTTCATTGAACCTTTTAGGAGAATTTCGTTGTCTGATGACATTACTAAATCTCCGTCAACCTTTACACCCTCGGTTTCCCGATATTTATTAGGGGAGTAGACTATCTCTTCAACTCTTTTTCTATTACCAAAATTGAGTTGCTCGGCACTTCGAGGAAATGATTTTCACATTTCCTCTACTCTACTCGCTTCTTCACGAATGTTTTTCTCACTCGCTATGCTTTCGATAGCCGTTACACCTTCCTTGTTTTCAAGGCTTGGCACGGTATTTTCTTCGTTGTTGTGTCTATATATTTTTAGTTTATATTTATGACAAATGCTGTCTATTTGACCAAGCTCGTATCTCCCAATATAAGTTGTAAGAGATCTTTTGCTTGTTGAAGTCTCTCCTTGTGATATCATCCAATCAATTGCATCCATAATACAATCAAATTTAATGATAAAATTCATATTTAAGTCATAAATTTCGCATATCTTTGCATTACTATTTTTAGAACGTATCTTCCCAACGTTGGCTTCTTTTATTTTTTGAATGGCTTCTGGCGTATGTGTTTTGCCATACATTCCATTGGATTTACCCGGGCATCTACCTCCCGGTCTTCCGCCCTCATCAAAATTTGTTAGGTTATATCCTTTGCTTAAATAGTCTGCAATTGTTTCTTTTTCTTTTTGATATGCTTCTTCTTCTGTTAGATTATCAATGATTATTTCCCCGTGACAATTTGGATATTTACGAACATACCTCATAAAATATCTATTTCTTCTACTTGGTCTCTTGTCTTTGTATCTATAATTAGAACCCTTACCAACATAGAATATTTCGCCATTATCATCGTTTATCCATTGATAAACATAATATATAGGATTTTCATCCATATTGCATCACCTCCATGGTGACACAACAACTCTCCAAATCTACCGTTAGCCGAACTTTTGTTCGACACCTTACTATTGTAAGTTCACCGAGTTTTCATCTAACTGTCGCCAGTTAGCGGACCCTGATCACTAGTCACTGTCCGAATGTCTTAATGTGCTCAAATCATAAATCGAATAAATTATTCCACTTTCAATCCACTTATACCATCTATCTGCTTCACTGCTTCTATATAATTTACAATGATTGACTTCGTGTTTGTCCAGAAGTGGAGACCGACACAACACAATATCTTTTTCAGGATCATATCTCTTATTCCAGAAATTTGAATAAATATATTCTCTGGGAACTTCGCCTTTTGGATCAAGACCCAACGCGCTTCGACATTGTGCAATTGGATCTGAAATCATAAATGAATAATTACCTCTAACCCAAATCTTTCCAATCTTTGCTTGAGTAATGCTTCGAATCAGGTTACGATAAATTTTCCGTTGAACATATGTGTCTTTTAGAAAGTCTGGATTTTTTACGACAGCTTTCATTGCAAGACTTTGTGCTCTCGTATAAACATCGTTATACTCAATCTGATAATCTTCTGAAAATCCTCCAAGAGAATACAGCATCGCATATAACGGATCTCCGGAGCAAACCTTCTTAATCCAATCAATTGTGGGTTGAACAAGGTTTTTAATTTCGTCTTTATTGATATTCAAAACCTGAATTATTTGATAATTTGCAAGAACCCATTCATCATCGAATTTTCGGTTATATCTCGAAACGCCCCAGCCAATTTGTGCCATTTCGATATATTCAGAATAATCTTCCCAGCTCGAATAATACTTATGCATCTTGAACTGTGATTCTGAAAGAAGAACATCGATTTCGTCAACTTTATATGGATGCCCCCATTTGTCATAAATATATTCAATTCCATTTTCTTTCGCATATGCGTGAAAATCGAACGGGACAAGGTTTCCTTTAACGAATATTGAACGAACGACATATGAGCTTGCAACATATCCAAGATTCATTTCTTGAGACCACTTCTGCGCCATTTCCGGCGAAATGAGTCCCTGTCCATCGCAAGAATTCATCGTGATGTCGAGAATTCTTTCTTCAACCGTTTTCTTTCCATTTTCGTCCGTTGTAATCCAGTCTAATTTTTGATTTGGAAGTGTTGTGAAAAAGTCTTTGATAACACAAACGCGCGGAGTTGAAACCCACAAAATTGACGATGTGGAAAGAGCAAAATATGCTGAAAGTTTAGCAAGATTAAATTCTTTAACGCGATTGTTGAAATCACACATTAATCTATTAGTTAATTCTTCTGCGATTTCGGCATTAGCCATTAAAACACAGTTATGCCTAATTTGCCCAGCAGATGCGCTAAATCGAACATATCGGATTCCATTAACATAAAAGCCGGATTTTGAAATTCTTTTATATTCTTCTTTCTTTTTTACTTCAACAACAACGAAGTCTTTAACAAATAATGTATTTAGGATTGCTTGCCAAAATATTTTAGCTTCTTTATTTCGTCCTTCTTTTTTTGCTCTATGGAGAGAGTTTCGAAGAAATTGAATATTTGAAAAAATTTCTTTGTAATTTCTGTTGTCGCCACGAATTTTTCGTGCTTGGTCAAACGCAATATTATCTCCGCAAGAAACTAAGCATCCTTCTTGCGCCGCTCGTCGTGGAGTATAATCTTTAATATCTAAATTATTTTCGCAAATAAATGCGGAAGAGAACTTGTAAATCTGATACAAATTCTGCTCTCTAATTGGCATTATTCCACCTCTAATTGAAATGCTTGTTTTACCTTTTCTCTCAAGTCGTCAAGAGAGCCGTTGTTAATAATTACTTCATCATATTCAGAAAATGTGGTCATTTCAGTTTCTGAAATGTGCTTCTTTTGCTCCTCTGTGAGCCCGTTGTCAAAATCTGGTCTTTCGATTCGAACATTCTTATAATCAAAGTCCAAAAATCCTAATGCCTCATTTTTATATCGACAATCTGGAATCAACATATATTCTTCTGAACACCCAAGAGCAATCTGTCGAGCGATATTAACCCAACACTCCGGATTATTTTTCCGATATGCCGTTCCAACATTCTGGAGAATTGTTCTTCCGATAGGTCCCTTATCGCCTTTAATCCAATCATACGAACTTTCGCACAATGATTTAAGAGCATCAGCAAAATGATATATAAGGACCGTCTTTCCAGATTTTTCTAATTCTTCTTTCAAAAAAGTTGCGCTCTGATCTTTCCCGTGTCTTGCGAATCCGGAAAATAAAATAATTTTAGTTGATTTCACTTTTAACACCTCTCCATAAACAATTCTGGATTTTCAAGAGTAAACTCTAAAGTTTCGATTATTTCTTTCCAGCTATTCATTATATAAAGAGGCTCGCTCGTCATGTCTGTTCGATTCCAATAAAAGTCTCGATTATTTTTAAATAAAATTTTTATATTTGCGTTACTTCCAATTAAACAATCTGTTCGATCATCAATTTGAATTCCATAATCCATATCGATATGAGATTTATCGAAGTTCTGTTCCTCTATTGAATTAAATCTGCATCCAACGACCTTCGCTTTTGGAAGATGCTTTTTGAAATATTTTTGTTTGTGTTCAATATTAGATTTGTGTCCTTTTGTTACAATATTCCATTCAAAATCATTTTCGTGTTTAAGATAGAAGCTTTCAAAATCTGGATTAAGTTTTACGATATTAAAAAAATCTTCTGAGTCATATATTTCAAATATTCTTTCGCTTGTCATATACGGGAACAAAGACCGATATTTCCAATCTCGAAGTTCCTCATATGTTTTAGGTGGGTTAATATTGTCTTGCCGATTAACAATGTCGATGAAAGCCTTTGACGATTCTAAAATTGTATCGTCGGCGTCTATAAAAAGTTTGATTTTTCTCTGTTGAATATTGTTCATAGAAATTAAATGAAGTATGTAACTAAAAACATTACATCAATAATCCTCCTGTTTTATTATTTAGGGAGCCCGGCATTCCCTTTCCTTGATTATATTATATCCCAAAACCCCTCGTTTGTCAAGGGGTTTTGGGAAAGTTTTTTAATTTTTTTCAATCATTGTGAAAGAGATTTCTGTCCAACCGTCAGAGCAATTTCCAATTTCTTTAGTGAAGCCCGCAATCTCATACTCATTAATAAGGTATTTGCGAATCTTGCCACCGCACCAAGCTCTATTGTTATTCCACCATCTGCGATCTTTGAGCTTGAGGTACCTCTTGGCGAGGTTGCCCCATCCCATGCCGTTGTCGAAGAAGTAGAAGGTCTTATCCTCTTCACACCACTCTGCTTTGCGTGGAATGTAATAGTCAAGAATCTGCTTGGCTCTCTCTTCACTCCACACTTGGCGGTTGTTGAGTTTGGTTTGGATTTTCTTTACGATAAGAGCACCAATCCAGATAGGAAAGAAGATTACTCTGTTGACCTTGTAGCCGTTCTTGCTCCACCACTTGCGGAAAATTTTCTTCTTGGGCTTTCTGTTCATTGCTTTAATAATTTCGTTGTTCATGATATTTACCTCTCTCTTTGATGTACTTATTATACCACATTTCACTCGGTTTGTCAAGGGGTTTTTGAAAAGTTTTTTGTGATTTTTAGAAAAAATTTAGAAAAAATTGTGAAATATAGATAAGAGAGATAAAGAACAAATGAAAATATAATGGAGAAAATGAAATTAGAATAAATATTATGATGTTCATAATATGTTTACAAAAAAATTTTAAAATATGTATTGACAAAATGATTTTTTTGGTGTATAATAGGGGTGGTTGGGCGGGAATAGATAATAAGAATAAGTATATAATATAAT